ATACATGCTCCGCATAGCTTTGTAACAATTTGGATAGTGCGCCCATAACCCTTGACAAACTCTCCGGGGAAGGTTCCACGAGGGCAGGCAGGCCATCTGAAAAGCATTGTCAAAAGCTCTGTACGCCCGTCTACGGGCATGAGTTAGCCCCCTAGGACAACTACCCTAGGGGGCACTCTCAAAGGCTCTCAGGCGCTCACAGGGACGTTCCAGCGGGCACGTCCCCGGTTGCTCTCAGGCTTGGCAGCCACGGTGCCAGGGTCGGCCATGAACTTACCGTTCCAGCATTCGCGATTGTCGTAAACCGGAATGAGTACGTCAGTAAGGGTTTCCTTACCCATGTCAGCGTTGCACTGCCTGCACAGGGGAAGCAAGTTGCAAGGGCAGTACATGCCACCCTCAGCATCTGCCAGCACGTGTCCCAGGTTGAACGTGTCCATAGCCCTAGGCGTACCCCCCACGTGTGCACGCTCCCCACACCCTACGCACGTAGCCCACGTGACCCCGTCACTGTGGCCCGTAAGGCTAGCAAGGTAGAGAACAGTAGAGAGAATCTGCCTACGGATGCGGGAACTAACGGCAGTCTCGTTCTGGTAGCGGCACTGGTGGGTGGTGGTGGCGTTCATCGTGTCTCCCTGGTCTGTAGTGGCTATGCCTACATCCTACCCATGCCCGGCCCGGATACAACCCTAATCAGGCAAGAATCTAGGTAACGTTTAGGTAAAGTCTGTCCGGGGCGGACATCGGGCATATGGGGCAAAACGGACATTGGGTACATACCCATACATAGGGGTACATATAGGGCATAGTAGTACATACCATACCCAACCCTGCCAAAACGGACATATGGTACATAGGGAATATAGGCCCTTTTACGGGGCATTACGTAGATTCCCCACATTTCCCCCGCGCGTGTACGAAGCGCCCCTAAAAATTCCCACGATTTTGGGTACTTGCATCCACACCCCTACCTGTGTAGACTGGTACTACACCAAGCGAGAGGAAGTACACACCATGGACCTTCGTGACCTTCTTGAGCAGGCCCGTGATGCGGGTGTCTTCACCACCATGTCCCTCCCTGTGAGTGACGTGCAGGATGCGGACCGTGTGGACGGCTTCGACTGGGACGCCTACCCGCACATGGCCGAACTGGCGTAACCAAAAGGGGCAAAAATGCTTCGTAGGAAGAAAGCCCCTAGATTCACGCATTCCGGCTCTTTGATTCTGGAAAGGGCCGGTCTGCGTACCGAATCGGGCGTGATTTCGACTTCTCAGTTCCCGGACATGATTGTTCGGTTCGAAAAGTCCGGAATGACCCCGATTGGGGCTCGACACTCGAAACATTGCCTTTGTGGCGATGGAAACAACGAAATCGTGCCCTTCTGACCTTCGAAAAACAATTGCAGAAAAAATTCACCCCTATTTTCAAGGATTTTCGCCTAGATTTCCTTAGAAAATAGGGGTGAATTTCTGTCTGAATTTTTGTCCGGGGCGGACATGACTGCCAATCCTGTTAGACATGTTGAATCTGTCCTAGGCTTCTGTTAGACTTAGGTCATCGACAAGGAGGCGGAAATGGCCAAGGGTCTGCGTATGGGTCAGCGTCGTCGGAACAAGCACTGGGTCAACATCTATGAGCTGGACCGTGCCTATGGTGGTGCGGAGGAGGGTGACTGGTGGTACAACTACGCTGTCTGTGTGGAGGCGTGGCCCTGTCGTTCGCGTAAGCAGGCTGAGAAGCTGGTAGCATGGGCCAAGACTCAGCGCAAGTACCAGTCTCACCCCTACCGGTCGCTGTACAGCGTGAATCACCATCTGGGTGACACGGTGGAAATCCTCATCGAAAGCCGTGAGGGTGCGGACTGGTCTGACTGGAAGCCCTGGGAGTGATGGGGGACGCCTTCGGGCGTCCGGCCCGGACTAAAAATCGGGCATTTGGGATTCTGACTAAAAAATCGGTCTGAGGGGTTGCGACTCAAAAATTCGTCCTGTAGACTGGTCTTACCGAAAACGAGGAGGCATCATGACTGACCTTTCGAAGCCCAAGCGCGTTTCGCTGGACAGCCTGACCTACGTCGACTCCTTCGATTGGGACCATGAGTCCTGGCAGTTCAACATCACGATGGTGTGGAAGGAAACCCGAGGCCGGTACTACGTGGCAAGCGACTCCGGTTGTTCCTGCCCGTCGCCCTTCGAGAAAATCAACTACACCGACGACAAGGGTGTGTACGGACCCTACAACAAGACCGAGCTGCGTGCCTACTTCGAGCGTCAGTTGAAGGAGGAGCGTGGCATGCGTTCCGAGGCTGAGTTGAGGCATGACATCAGTGCCCTTCTGGCCAAGCTGACCTAACCGGCAGGGCCTTCGGGCCCTGTCCGGGTCGGACATTTTCAAAAAGGCCCGGTAGGTGTTGTGCAGAGCCCTTGTACTGTGTTAGACTCTACTTACACCAAGCGAGAGGAACACAACATGCGTGACGTTCTGTTTTCCATCGAAGACGCCAAGGCCATCGCTCAGGAGCAGGGTAACCACTTCTTCAGCGGTTCGACCATGCGTTGGTGGAACTCGCGCATTTCGGACATCTGCTACAGCACTCTTCAGGGAAAGGAAATGTTCTTCGTTACCTCTGAGCGTAACGACGACTACGCCCGACGCTACACCGTTCGTGTGGCCAAGCTGGACGAAAACGGACACTTCACCATCGACACGGTGAGTGAGTTTCAGGAATACAGCAGTCGTTCCGGTGCGCATGACCGTGCACAGCGTGAGCGTCTGGCTGCAATCCTCGCTGATTAGCTGGGAGGCCCTTCGGGGCTGCCCGGCCCGGACAACGGGCAATTTGGACATATTGAGGGCTTGTACTTGTCCCTGGAGTCGTGTAGACTTTAGCTATCAGCAAGGGGGAAGGAACCCCAAGCTAAGACTCTAAGGAGCCTTTCATGGTCACTCTCGCCAAGGCCACCGACGTCGAGTTCAAGAACATCGTTTCCTCCGTCGCCATCTCCGAGGGCTTCAAGGTCAAGGGCTCCAAGTCCACCTACAGCATCCGTCTGGAGACCTGGAAGACCACTCCGGGCAGCGACAACACCGAGGTTCGCATCGTCATCCGTGACCAGGACGGCAAGTTCCACGGAGCGACCAACTTCAAGCAGAACATCATGCTGGACTTCACCGCTCTCATGAACGGTAACCACAGCAACAAGCGTGCCAAGGTGAAGAAGTAACCTTCCCTGCCGGGCCCTTCGGGGCCCGGTGACCGGCCCGGACACCTTGCGCATGTCAGCATAGTCGTGTAGAGTTAGAGCATCGAAAGGGAGAAAAACTCCCGGAAGAGAGGATGTGTCATGGGCGTCAGGGTCAAGCTCTACTTCAAGGGCCGTGACAACAGTCTGGACGCGTACATTCTGGACACGACTCCCGATGCCATCAACACGGCATGGAACGATGCCGTGTACAGCGAGCAGGAAGTGTTCAACCTGACCGACAAGAACGGTACGCGACTGGCCATCATGGTCAACAACGTGGACATGTTCGTGGCTGTCAAGTGGGACGGAGTCTGACATGCAGTGCATGGAATGCAAGGCGAACGTCGGCGAGATGCACACTGGCATCTGCAACCCCGAAGAAAAGTTCGGGCTGGCATGGCTGGTCATCTTCGAAGACACCTTCCAGGAATTCGAGCCTGACGAGCGTCTGGAAGACGACGACTTCGACGAGTTCGACGACTCCCACTTGGACGACATGGGAGACTGACGGTGCGCCCCTTCGGGGGCGTGTCCGCCCCGGACACTTAGCAAGGCTAACAATGTTGGGTGTTGTGTCTGTCGCATCCTTCGTGTAGACTTAGAACATCGAGAGGGAGGGAAACCTTCCAACGAGAGGAGACCATCATGGGCGTCCGACTTGGCAAGAACGTCGAAAAGGTCGAGGACGAGCCGACCGGCGTCATCCGTAGCGGATGGCTGGCGGACATCTGGACCGTTCCGGATGAGGACGACGAGCCTGAGTACCTGGTTGACTGCAACTAGGTCAGCCTGATAGAGTGAGTAGCACAAGGGGACAGGCCAACGGGCCTCGCAAAACGAGGTTTTTCCCTTCCTGCCAAAGTCTCTGATAACTGAATACCCCAGCTTACTTCGACTCTCAGGAGTTCACATGATTGCCGGTATCGTTCCCGTCCGTGACGCCCTCTCCCTCCGCGTGGCCATGATTGTCCAGGGGGTGGACATCGAGTTCGGCCCCATCGCCACCCGTGCCCCCTTCCAGCGGTTCGACATCCTGGAGGCGGACGAGACCCGTGCGCGTGCCATCATCGCTCGATTCCCCCGTGTGCGAGTCGGCAAGCCGGTCAAGAAGTGGAAGGAGGCCGACGCATCTCTGCTCGGCCGTGCGAAGCTGGTGAGCCAGAAGGACACCAGCGAAGACTGACCCAATGGGGCCCTCCGGGGCCCCATTTGGCCGCCCCGGACAATTTGGCCCGGCACTAGACACAGCCCTTGTAGGCATGTAGACTAGACCTATCAAGCCAAGGAGGGCGACATGGCCAAGGTATCTGTTGCGAAGCTGATTGAGTCGGCTATCTTCAATGATGCTGAGGCCAAGGGTCACACCACCTGGCAGATGTTCGAAGAGAAGTTCAACGACCTCTTTGAGGGAAACCCTGAGTTTGTTGAATCTTGCTCCAAGGGCATCCTTGACCCCATCATCTACATGGTGGAGTCGAACACCGTTTTCAACGGACACCACCGAGTTCTTATCGCGTGGTTGTTGAACGTCGAGTTCATCGAGTATACTGAGGACTGGACGGAAGACAGCGAGTCCGGACCCGAACTCTTCTAGGAGTGTCATGTACTTCGTGGAATGGCTTCACTTCTATCTCTACACGCACTATGCTTGGTATCGGGAGGCGAGTGAGAATGCCTGATAGGTACGTCTGGCTCATTGTAGCCCTGTTCGTTCTGCTCATTCTTTTCTGACTACCGGCCCCTTCGGGGGCCTCAGTCATGTCCGGGCCGGACACTTTTTGAAAAAGGCTTGTGCCTGTCTGTCTGGTCTGTTAGACTACAGACATGAAGACGCTGAGCATTGACGCAATCGTGGCCCGTGCTGACTTTGCCGACCGTGAGGATGGCGAGTCGACCATGGACCTTTTTGCTCGTCTTCTGGACGAAATGAGCCCGGCATTCATTGAGTCCGTACAGCGTGAGGGTATTCACATGCCTATCAATTTCCAGAATGGCTGTGTGTACAATGGTCAGCACCGAGTTGTAGCCGCTTGGCTCCTTGGAATCAAGACCATTCAAGCCGTCTCTCTCGCTACCATCGTTCGTAACAAGGAACTTCCCTACAGTCGTTCGGAGGAGCGCAATGCTGCGTAAGCCCTTTTCGGAAATCGGCGTCCACGAGCGTATCCGTTTCGATAACGGATACTACATGACTGGTCACATCACTCGCAACATTGGCACTCACAACGGAAAGCGAATGGTGCATTTCTTCAACGAGGCAACGCAGCGAGAGAATGTAATCTCATACGCTTCGCATCGCTCGGTAATTATCATGGACTGTATGTGCTGTGATTTCGGAGCGCATGACATGCCCTGTGACTGCGACGGAAAGAATTGCTGTCACCCGGAAAATCATTAACCGACTGGCCTTCGGGCCTGTCCGGGACGGACATCGGGCATATCGGACATTTCAAAGGGTTGTTTACGTCCTCCAAGTCTGCTAGACTCGTCTTACGTCAAGCGAAGGGAACGTCATGGCTGCACTCAAGAGGACTAAGGACCGTAAGACTGCCAACCTGTCCAACAAGGCTGGCACCAATCCGCTTATCGCCAATGCCTTTTCCCTTCCGAGCGGAACGGAGTATTCCTGCCCTGGCGCGACAAAGGTCTGTGAGACCGTCTGCTATGCCGGTAAGCTGGAAAGGCAATACCCTGCCTACCGCGCCCTTGTTCTGCACAATTGGGAGCTGTTGAAAGACGCTTCCTATGCCGACATGGTTTCCCTCTTGGGAGAGATGGTTGGCGAATTCGTGGACGAATGTGAAAAGCGAGATGTCGAAAAGCTTTTCCGCTGGCACGCAGATGGGGATATCTTTTCTGCGGATTATGCGATGGCAATCAACATCACCGCCTTTGCATTCCCTGACGTGCAATTCTGGATTTACACGCGTTCTTTCGAGTACGTGTCCTATATCAATGGCATTCCCAATCTCGCAGTCTATCTCAGCGTAGACAGTGAAAATGAGGATGCTGCACTGTACACACGAGACACGTACAGGGATGTGCATCTGGCCTATCTGGCAGAGACACATGAAAAGGGTAAGGAATTCATGCTTACCGAAACTGGTAAGCCTGGCGCTATCTGCCCTGAGAATGCCAAGCGCATTCCCCTCATTACCGAAAAGGGTGGTGCGTGTGTAACATGTGGCCTTTGCGTCTTTGGCAAGGCTGACATTCGTTTCGCGTCCAAGGTTCCTAAGCGTCGAAAGGCTTGACGCTAGGGCCTTCGGGCCGGGGCGGACAACCGGCAAATCGGACATTGCGGACATTTTTACGTGTTGACGCTGCCCCCTTCAATGCCGTAGACTAGAGACATCACCGAGGGAAGGAACCCCAAATGTCTGCCAACATGACCCGTCGCGCGTACGCTGTTTCGCTGGGCCTCGCAAAGGACGCCCGTGGGCGTATGTCCAAGGCTGCGTATGACGCCATCGCTGAGGCTGAGGGTAAGGGCATGGTCTTCTCTGACGCTGCGGCACCGGTCAAGCGTGCTGCCGTCAAGGCCGCTCCGAAGGCTGGCCAGTTCGATGCGAAGGCGGTCCGTGCGTGGGCCGCATCCAAGGGCATGACCGTTTCGGCCCGTGGGCGTCTCTCCGCTGAGGTTCTGGCCGCTTACAAGGCTGACAACCCGGAAGTCAAGCCCGCTGCGCCCGGTGTTCACGTCAAGGTGACCGGTAAGGACGTTCGTCCGCACGCTGCCCCCACCCGTTCGCACCGTACCGAGTACATCGCTTGGTACCGTGGCAAGCGTCTCATTCTCTCGGAGCGTGAGGCGTGCAAGTGCGGTTACAGCCTGTCCCACTGCTCGTGCGGCTCGCCCGTGGTGCTGGGGATGGACGTAGAGATTCACGCGCGATAGGATAGAGGCATGGTCATCATCGAAATCGACACGCCCGATGATGACGCTCACGACAGTGCCTGGCCCTTTGCCACAGCTACGGCTGAGTTCATGGCAAAGGTGCTAGGTCTGTCTGTCAGCGTCTCAGACGGCTACGGCACCACAAAGGACTTTGGGGGAGAGGGTGACGCGTAGTCCCTTCCATCGCACAAGCCTAATCGTACCTGACATGTATGAGGGTGCGAGGCTCGTAAATCCACGACCGACTTCCTATGAGCGTCTGGCGAATAAGCTGGTCAATGAATTCGATAAGCGTTCATTCGACTTTCACGCATTCGCCTATCTCGTCTCTACCTACCCTGAGCCTGTACAGGAGGCTTTCTGGCAATTCGCAATCTCTCTGTTCAACGCATGGGCAGGCAGAAAGGAAAGCCGTTCGGATGCTGAGTACAATCGAGTGATGGATGCAAAGTTCGTCATCGACCAAATCATACTGAAAAGGGGGAATACAAACCCCTGAGACTACCGGGCCCTTGACAAAAGGGCCCGGCGTCCGGGCCGGACACTTTAGCTTTGGGCTTGTATCTGCCTCACTGTTCCTGTAGACTTGAGCTATCGAAAGGGGGAAACGCCCCCTAGAGACACTGGAGGATTCCATGGGCATCTTCGACTTCGACACGGACCGTCTCGTGCGCATCTTCCACAACAACGGCATCAAGATGAGCCTGAAGAAGGCGTTCGAGGTGGCCAGCATCATCTACGAGGCCCACCTGAACCGGCTCAACGAGGTGGAGAACAACATCTGGGACGTGGCCCGCAAGGAGGCCGACAAGCGCGTGGAAGCCGCATTCGAGGACGGCTACAAGCAGGGCAAGGCTCACGGTGAGCGACTGCACTTCTTCGAGGCGGACAACGCGCACACGGAACTGGTGACGCGTGCGACCATCTGGGCCAACGCGGAGTTCAGCCACTACGACCTGGAGCGCAAGATTCAGTGCATCAAGCACCTGCGACAGAACTTCCCGACCATCGACCTGCGCACTGCAAAGCACATCGTTCAGTGTTTGGACGGTTCGGGTGTTGGTGCTCGGTTCTGACCTTCAGGGGCCTTCGGGCCCCTGTCCGGGCCGGACAAATTTCGACCGGTAGACAACGACCCCTTGATACTGCTAGACTAGAGACATCGAAGGGCAGGGAAACCGGCCCTTACACCAATCTGCCTAGGAGGCAAAAATGCACGGTCTTGAGATTGGTTCCAAGGGTCAGGTCGCGTTCGCCACTCGCAGCGAGCCCGCGTGGCACCAGCTCGGAACCGTCTTCGATGGTGAGCTGACCACCGACGAGATGCTGACGCTGGCCCACCTGAAGGGCTGGAACGTCCGCCTGGAGTCCGTGAAGGACGTCGTGGGCATGCTCTCCGACTCGTACAACTTCGTCACGGAGCCGTTCATGGTCGTTCGTGACAACCCCTTCACCACCGGTCAGAACGACGTTCTGGCCACCGTGGGCGAGCGTTACAAGGTCGTCCAGAACGAAGAGCTGTTCGGCTTCGGTGACGGCATCCTCGCAGGTGGTGGCACGTGGGAGACTGCGGGCAGCATCCGTGACGGTCGCGTGGTCTTCGGTTCTCTGTCCATCTCTCGTGACATCGTCATCGGTGACGACGACGTGACCAAGCTGTATCTGCTGGTCAACACCTCTCACGACGGAAGCGTGGCAGTTCAGGCAAGCATCACGCCCGTGCGTGTCGTCTGTCAGAACACGCTGAACTTCGCTCTGCGTGGCAACGTAAAGCAGACGTTCAAGATGCGTCACACTCAGACCATCGAGGGTCGCATGGCTGCGGCTCGTGAGGCGCTGAACATCACGTTCGCCTACGCGGATGAGTTCGAGCGCGTCATGACCGAACTGGCCAACGTTCCGGTTTCGAAGGACGACTTCGACACCCTGTTCAACACGCTGTACCCCAAGCCTGAGAAGGACGTCAAGGGCAGCATGGTCAAGTGGGAGTCGAAGCGTGACATCCACATGGGCATTTTCACCGACACGGGTGATGGTCCGAAGACGACTCAGTCTCTCCAGGGTACCGCTGCCGGTGCACTGAACGCCTTCACTGAGGTTCAGGACTGGTACCGGATGCCCCGTGGTGGCAACGTCGACAACCTGTTCATTGCGGCTTCGGGCTTCGACCCGGTCATCAACGCCAAGAAGAACGCAATCCTGAAGACGGTTCAGGAGTTCGCTCAGGCCGCGTAAGCGGCACGCCAATCCCCCTAGCCCGAAAGGGTTTAGGGGGATTTTGGCCGGGGCGGACAATCGCCCGGCAGGGTAGACAGGTGTCCTCGTAGTCTGCTAGACTCGTATCAACGAAAGGGGAAAGACATGGCGATGGTCATGGCCTTCGGTCCGGAAGAGAACGAAGACTGCGAAGGTTGCTTCGCTCGCAGGGCCATCGGCACCTTCAACCTGAACGAAGTTGAGACACCTCTCTGTGGTCACTGCTCGGTTTACCGAAACGCTGACAACACCGAGGTAATCATTCCGAACGAGCCGGTGTAAGGGGAAGCAATGACTCACAGGGTAACCGTAATCGTTCTGGAAGAGGGAGTCCGAAGGGAACTCATCTTCGATAACATTCAGGGAGGCGGAAAGGGAATCGAGTTCGATTCCAAGACTGCAACTCTGACTCTGTGGACGGAGAGGGGTCATCTTCTCAATACCCGATGGGTCGTTCCGTTCGTGTCCCACTACTGCGTGGAAGACGAGCTGGAATGGTGACCTAAAGTGATGTTGACAAGGTAACACTGCCTTGCTAACATAGAAGAGTAGTACAAAGTGTGTCCCCAGGGGCCCTATCAGTCATTCTGGCAAGGGCTTAATTAGAGGAAGGTCGGCCTCTCCCTGGGGACCTTTCAATGTCCGGGGCGGACACCTTAGCTAGGCTAACTAACATAATGACTATCCATCTGGACGTTGATTTGTCCCCTATGTCCGAATTTTTCCCGTTTACGATGAGCCTCAAATTTTCCAGGGATTTTGCCCTTTAAGTCAAGGCTGAAATTCTGGGGAGTTTGAAGATTTTTGCAGAGATTTTGAGTTCATAAAAATAGGCACCCTTCGGGGTGCCTTTCTGCTATATACATGACTGACAAATTATTGGCCCGGCAGTCGTAGGTGCCCTTGTCCCCTATATACAATACACTGATACCCTCCCTATAATATATGGATACCTACCTAGTTCATTTACGAAGGCTTCTTCAGATTGCCGGGTTTTTCAATATCATTCTATGGTTGTGTATATAGGGAGAATCGACACCCTTCCTTAGATTCGTAAGAACGCATCTGCGATTCATAGGCTTCTGAGCCTGATTAACCTTCGAATGTTGGGGCCATTTACGAAGAATGCCTAATTTTCGGGGGATATGATGGCTAGATTTGATGGATTGCCGCCCGATTCCCCTTGAATCCAGGTCTCTTTACGAATGCTTGTCAAAATTGCAGGATTTTGGGCCATTTTAAGGGCAAAATGTCCGTTTTGAGGGTGAAATATCGTGATTTTTCCTGTTTTTGAGGCATTTTGGGGGCAGAATTTCGATGCTTCTGAGGTCTATTTGCCTTCGAATTGGGGGCCAGATGCCTGCTAGACCTTAGAATGTGGGGGATAATGCTTACGAAACCTTCGATATATCCCCCACCATTACACATATATAGTTCACTATTATATTGTGCACAACTGAATTGTGCCCATTCACAAAAGTTATCCACAACCTGTGTCCTTACCTGTGGATAGTCTACGCAGTAGACAATAAGTGTCAATCTAGGTTTACACATTCTCCTATATACGAGACAAGCACACCTTCACTCTGTCTATCAGACTCAAGACAGTCATATCTCTATGTTCAAGGACAGTATCAACAGACATGCCTGCATACGGCTCTATGCCTTTGTATATATGATGGTGATGTCTTATGACATGGTAGATAAAAGGTATTGTATATAGGGGTATGAAGACCCATCACTGCCGGGCCTTTTCGCTGCGCTGGCAGTCGCTTCGCGACTAAAAAATCGGCCATTTGGAATTGGACTAAAAAAATCGGACTCCAGATATGGCTGTACTAAAACGCAATGAGGACCAGCCCTCTTCAGGCCAGTCCTCATCGTCTTCCCAATCAGTCAATACCAGTTCTCCGAACCACATCTCTAAACCGGGCGGCATTACTAGTAGCACTTCCATATAGCTCCTCATCCTTCTCTTCATTGAAAGAAGGGTCAAACCGTGATGCCCATGCAAGCCAGTCAGTATTCTCCATGATGCAGCATAGAGTGCATTGCTTCTGTGGTCTAGTAGACAACGCTGCTCTGATATGGTCTGCTTCGTGATGCCTACCTGCTTTACGATGGGCCTCCATGCGCCGGGCCAAATATCGCCAGGCCATTTTCTCTAGCATTCATTCCCCTTTGAATGCTGACTCATCGAGGTCTTCAAATGTCTCGTTGCCAGCCTTTTCAAATTCGAATCTGCTGCTTACGTTTACCTCATTGAAAGAATCCTTGACGAACTCAGCCTTGAATTCATTACCATATCGGACTACAACCTTGTTTACTTTGGTATCAGTAATTGCCCAGTTGTAGCCCTCCACAGTTCGGCCCCGTTTAAGGACCTCCTTGACGATTTCGTATCTCATAATGTCTTCATGCTAGAGCATAGATTACGAAATTGTCAACTTGTCTCGACGTACGTACAATGTTCAATGGATTCAGCAGGGATGCTGAACATCTTTCCATCAGGGGCCTCAAGGAAGACACCATGTTGCAGGGCATTGTAAACTACCCTCTCAACGATATCCTTCAGCTTCGTCCTTGAGTCGATAGCAACACCACCAGTGTTCTCAATGGTGTAAATGCTGCTCTTGTATTCCCTGCCTCGGTTTGTCGTTACGACAATCTGAAACATTACTCTCGCTCCTCTGGACCACCGTTTGCACGTTCGAGGTCTAGTCTGATGACCTCATTGCATTCTTCCGAATTGCAGAATGCTCCATGAAAGTCGATATCGATACGGCCAGTTGGTCTGCCACAGATGAAGCATACATGAGGGTCATCTGAATGAAATCCACTAGGGTCATACCAATATGTTCCATATCCGTCTCGGTGAGGGTACTCACCATGTCTTATGTCAACAGCCATTGACTCTGTCTCCCTGATTCGTGATGCTTGCGCTTGATAATGCTGAGGATGAATCCCACTGAATTCCGGCCGAAGTTGCCTAAGCCTTTCTTCCATCTGTGGCCTGACAACTCGAATGGATTCAGCAAGGTTGTCCAAAGCGGTGCGCATAGCTTCCCAATCTATTTCAGGAAGCTCTATATTGAAGTCCACCTCAGATACATATCCAAGGTCTTCCCATTCATTCTCCTGCGAGTCGGGCACGATTACCACAATCCTCTAGAACCTTGAGAATATCAGCAAGCGTCCTCTTGGGGTCGTTGTTCCAGTAAATGAAGTTGTACTTCTGTGCATCTCCATTCTTCTTACGAACCTCGTCGTGAAGATATTGAGCCGCAATCTGCAAGTCATCCATATGAGTGTATCCCTTGATGTTCAGATACACAAGAGCACCACGAAGACACATGCGTCCTTCGTTGTCTCTGAGAACTCCCTGAGTCCAGCCCATCTTCCAAAGGCTCTCACGCATTGCGAAAAGAATCTCTGAGGGAGTGAGCTGCCCCTTCTTTCTACGAATTTTACCAACGCGTACAGAAGGAATGGAGCCGGTGCCAGGACTGCCCTTTGACTTGTTCTTGGTCAAGTCCTTTACGTAGCCATCAACAAGTCCCTTGAACTTGCTAGACACTTCTGCATCAGGCAGATTGCGCATACGCCTGATGTCATTGATTACTGACATTTACCTCTCCAGTGGCATTGCTAGATGGTATGCGTGGTTTGGAATGATGTATGGTAGCTTTGGGCCGCCAGGCATAAAGTGGATATGCAGACAACCTTCCTTAACTCCATGAACATCTACATGAAGATACTCATCGAATCGCCTGTGCTCACTGTCAAGATAGACAACGAGAGTGTAGTCCCTCATGATAGCTCCTTGTACTGAAGAACCTTGTTCTTCATGACTGTGATGTGATTGCCATGAGAGTTAACGTAAATCTTTCGGTCGTCATCCTCAAGGAGGAGTTGCCGATAAACGATGACTTCCTTATGGCCGCCCTCATATGTTACTTCAATCCTTCTCACCATATGCTCTGATATTCCTTCCAGAAATAGTAGCCTCTTAGTTCCATGAGAATAGAGCCAAGGACATTCAGTCCCTTACCTTCACACCGGCCCCAGAACTTATCTCCCCAATGATTGCCCTCAACAAGCAGGGCAGCACCAGTTTCAATAAGCTTAACTCTGAGGTCATCGTGCTGGTCGAACTTGGCCTTGACCACCTCTCTCATACACGTTACCTTGATGGACTCCCACTTGTCAAGGTCTAGAGGGATACGTCGGCCCATGTTCTTTGCTGTCTGTGCATCAACCTGAACCATCTTTTCAAGGTACCTGTACTGTTCTGCCTGGTCACACTTTGCAGCTTTGTACTTGGCACCCTGGAACGCAGCCTCGTTATTCGCAAACGTGAGGTTGCCTACTCGTACCGGCCTCTCATAGAAGTTTGAGAGAAATTTGTACTCGCCGTCGAATCTCACGATTGGTTGTACTGGTGTCATGTTCTCGCCTTTCACTAATCACGTAGAACCACCGACAAATAAAAATAATGAGGAGGACCCATAGGAGCCCTCCAATCATAAACCACATTTCACAGCCACCCAAAAAACCAGGCTGCCCGGTGTGATAGGCAGCAGAAGAACACTCTTCTTACGAGTGTATCGAAGCTTACACTGTCATCGCACGCGGAACCACATTGTTCACACGTCACTTCTCTCATCCTCTTCTATGTCTGGCCAATAAAAGCCAGGAATGTCATAGCGCTTGATGAAGACATAGGACAGTTGTGCTAGCCCAATACCAATACCGCCAAGAACCATGCCTATGAGATACATCAACACCGTTTCCATAGGCATATGGTACGCCTTTGTACAATCAAAGTCAACCTACGGCAAAGGCCGCCTATTGCTAGACGGCCAATTCCTTAGCCATAGCACCAGCAATACGTGTATTGACTGTGTGTACTGGCTTCCCATCACTGAACTTGTAGACAAGTGGGATGGACTGTACTTCATAAAGCTTTCCAATGCCACCATCCTCATGACCTATGTCAACATAGACAATCGGATAGTCCAGCATCTCAGCAAGCTTATCAAGCTGAGGTTGCAGACGCCTGCAAGGAATGCAGATGTCTGGCGCAGAGAAAACGACGAGCGCTTCTCTTTCGGTGTATGACTCGAAGTCCTTCAAGTCATTTACCTTTACAAGGATATTATCCCCTCCAATTCTGAACTGCCTTGATGCTGGGAGCCAGACGCTCGACAGCTTCCGCAATCTTCTCAGGGTCACCATTGACATAGATGTTAACAGTTACCTGAATCGGAGCAGCTAGGACAGCTTCTAGCTCCTGGGCCTCAGCAGTTGCCAGCTTAGGCTGATTGCGTCCGACAAACTCTGCCTGCATGTAGCTGCTTGAAGGATATGCACCCTTCACACGAGTGTTGTAGAACACACCGTGGCTCATTGCAGAATTGAAAGCCTTGAACTCAGAGCGAGGAACGCCACGGTAGATAGTGGTGTGTCCATGATTGAACTTGATAGCCATGTCACCACTGTTGCCGTCAAAGTAGACGGAATCAATAGCGCTACTGGCAGGAGTGCCGAAGCTCTCGGTGTAAACGAATTGATAGGAGTTGAAAGTCACGTTTTGTCCTTAGAGGTAGAGATAGATTGCTTTACGGAGCCTAAAGTACAGGCTCCTGAGTGGGTTGTTCATTGTTCCTTACTGTCCCATGAAGTACATAGACATCATTGAGACTACCAGTTCTGACTACGATGAGTCGGCCAAGCTCAAGCCAGGAACCATCGGGCTCCTTCTCTAGTCGCTTGACCATCTGCTTCATCGTTTCAAGGATATCACTTTCGGTCGGTACTGTCGAGAAACCATCGACCTTCCATGTGTAACCCTTGTCATCAAAAACTGCTTTGATTTCCTTGGCTAGTCCTTCGAATTCCATAGACCTAGCCTTTCAAGATACATATTGACACCTTCGACTGACTGCCTCACAATCCCAATGGCATCAATCGTGTCATCCTCAATTTCAACGTTAGAATTTGCTAGCATCTCCTGTACAATGGCTGACAGGAGTGACACTGAGATATTCAGCACACGAATTGCTTCATCAGGTGAATCTACAATTGCAGAGTCGGGTGTCAATACAAACGATTCTCTTTCCATTACTTTTCGGCGCGATACCGTGCTTCAACGAGAGCGTAAAGCTCAGCAAGATTTTGCTCAGCCTCAGCAAGACGTGCAGGATACACATCCTTGAACTTCTTTGCGGTTTTGAGGTCGTTCAACAGATTGATTTCTGTTCGGCGCTCATTCGCAGTGAAGTCTACTCGTGGCCTACGTGGTTCAGCCACCGTTCCTCCTATTCGATGTTGGACAGTTCTTGTAGTGTGGGAGGTTTGCCGTTGAGACGTTCAAGCATCTCAACACCTGGCCTTCCCTTCCGTACAACCATCTTAGCATCATCAGCGGTCCAAAGTCCATAGACGATGCCAGCGGTGAATCGAGCAGGAAGAAAGCGCCCACCCATCTTTGCTTCATACCTAGCATAGCGCCTATGCTCTGCAACCGCAAGGCACTGCAAGGCTGACATCAAACGTTCGGGATTCACTGTGCCGTCCCATGCAGGGCTTGTGGGAATGCGATAATCTTCAGGGTCGTCCCCGAAGACTACCTTTGCGTAAATTCCCATCAGCTCCTCAGCACGTTTCACATCGAGGTCAGCCTTGTCCTGGAAGTCATCGAAGATATGCTGATGGGTGAACTGCTTAGACTCCCAACTTGTGGTGTCATCTGTAATCTCTACTACGAAGTCACCACCAGGTTTTTCAGTGTCATTCTCATGCCTGCCAGGCATTCGTAGAGTAACGCCTTCATACGGCTCGGTAGAAAGAATATGTTTCATTCCTCCAATGACGTATGGAATACGATTATTCAGTTCATCAAATTTCATTGCTCTCCTTACATGGCAAAAAGCCAGGAACTAGTCCTGGCCTTCGCTCGTCTCGTATGCTTCCTTAGCCTTACGCTCTCGATACAATGCGTTTCGAAGGGCGATTGCTTTGTCTTCTCGTCTCTGAATGTACCACACAATCGGAATTGCAATGGGCCAAAACCAAATCAAGAAGAACATCGTTATAGTCAGCTTTGCCTGTTCAAAAGCAAAAGTGCTCATGTTGTCCTGATTGAATCCTAGACCAAGAAGCCAAGCAAAGCCACCAATCAGACTCATGATGAGCCACCCTATGCCATACACAATCAGTGCTGCTGTTATCATGTGTTCAGCCTATCAGCCCTTGAGCTTACTGTAAAGACCAGCTCCAACGCCTACCGGCCAAAGAATTGCGCTGAGAATACTCAATGCAAGAATCTTCATGTTGCTAGAGCCTGATAGCATCCCGCCAAAAGCAGAGATGAGGTAGTAAGGAATGAAAGACAGTCCTGCGATAGCTAGATAAACAGCCGCAACAACTGACCACATCAGATTTTCTCCAAATATTCTGCTGGATGATAGACGAACCTGTCAGTATAATCCTTTGGCACGTCTCTCAGATTGAAGAGTTGGATTAGCTCTTGATAAGGAAGCTTAATGCTGGAGACTTCACCAGTAGCACCAACCCACTCTTCCTGACCCTTGGGTGTTCGATAAACCTTTACTCGGTCACCCTTATTTACTCGATTGCCCTTATGGTCTGTGAAACTATATTCATTAGCCATGCTCCCCAGGCTGGATTCGAACCAACGTCGCTAATCCTGATTCAAAGTCAGGCGGCCCCTACCAAACAGAGCAACTGGGGAATGGCCCGAAGGCCGTGAGTCAACCAATCTTGACCAAGTTCTTTGCTGGCCACATGAATGGCTTCTCACCGAATTGGTCTGGACGGCTGTAGTTAGGCTGAAGCCAATTCTGCAACAGTCCATCTTCGTACTGTTCTTCATCTTCTGGCCACGGAAGAACGGTAGCCTGAAAGCCAATCCATTCACCACGACCACTGTCAGTGGCAACAATCTCTACGATATCACCAACGAGGAACATATTAGCCCTTTCGAATTTCGATGTCTGCCCAAGCAATCATAGCCTGACGACCACGACTCTTGAACTCCACCAGGTCTTCAGTTGTCATTCCATTTCCGAATGCCCAGCCAGTCACAAAAGCGTGCCATCCACTATCTGCATACCAATAGGTAGCGTAAACAACGGCTTCTGCGAGTGTAGTTGGAGGACCCTCTTTTGGAGAAAACATTAATCCACCTTATTCATGAGGGAAGTCGGCCAGAAGAACCATTCCTGACCATACTCGTCAGGTCGGTCAGTGTCAGGCTTGACACGAACGAACTCTTCTCTGTCCAGATTCATCGGCTCCGCAATGACTGTACAAACCAAGCCAGTCCAGTCGCCCGGTGCCTGCTCGTCGTCTTCAAGGACGACCTTGTCTCCGATGTTCATGTCTCTACTCTAGCCAATCTCGTCGGTGAAGTCAAGCAGTTCCCATCCTTGCTGCTCAAGTGACTGACTGTACTGCTTGCCATGATGGCCACAGAACAACAGAGTCAGTGCCCCCTTCTCTGCAATCATGAACGCCTGAGCGTTGCACTTGTCACATCTGTCCTCAGTCTTACGAAGAGGACGCTCCATCACTGCTTCCATCATCATGCTCCTTACTGTAGCACAACGCCCCCGACTATGTCAGGGGCTTGTGTTGTTATTTTGCTGCTGTAGCTTCCGCATGGCTGTCTCAAGTTCACTCTTGACTTTGATAAAGTTGTCCATCAATTCGTAATACTTTCCACGCCACTTGTCTAGGTCGGTTTCGACATTGTTCAGCTCTTGCTTGAGTCCTTGGATTTCAGTTCTCAATTCATTTCTGAGCTGAGCGGCTGTGTCGTCCCGAACCTTGCTACGGCTGAGCCAGTGTTCGACAAACTTAAGCCCAACACCCCCCAGCATTGTACCAATCACGGCAATCCAGGCCGTAGTAATCTCGGGCATTTATTTCAGCAACCTTATCCTAAAGTATAGGAATGCCACAATGAGTGCCAAGGTAAGACTGAATACCCAAGTCAAAGGAACGAAGCCAATGGCCATCCATCTAAGGATAGTCATAAACGAATAAGACAAGAACATCATGAATAGACCAATTGACCTACTCTCATCCCAATCTCTGAATCCGCCCCACAATGAAGTCACTGCACTAATGGTATAGAAGGCTCCTATCCCCATCCTGACAATTGTGGAATCAATCGCCTGACCGATAGGAGTTGTTGCATTAGTTACATACCATGGACCTACTGCGTACAATCCTGAAACCAGCAAACCGACAGCAATAATCACCTCTACTACCACGAGAGGATGCTTGAACAACTTGACTAGTGCTGTAGATATTCTGGACATATGCAAATTGTAATCAGTGATGAGTTAAAAGTCAATCAATCAAGTCTACTACTGCTTCCACCATCTCTTTAGCTAGCCAGATGGAGCTTTCAGGCAGTCTTGAGTAATTGCGTGATTCGTAGCTGTCGATATAGAGGCGCAAGTATTTTGCCTTTTCGGCTGCGCCCCTGACGTCTTCCTCTCGGGCCTCTTGGACAAGGACCAGGCGGATGACTCTCCAAATTTCTCGCGTCATCTCTTCAATGATGAATGACGCTTCAGTCTCGTTATTGAAATGCAAAACTTACTCCCCTATGGGGAAAATTGCGGCCGGTAGGGATTCGAACCCCATAGTTCCCTAGATGTGCCTAGTATACCCGGCCTGGAGGCTTAATTCAAATCCTCCTGCGTAATCTTTTCTCCATCGTATAGCTGATTTGAGAGCCAGTGGTCTACATCCTGACCATCCCTTGCCGCCAAAACAACGAGCCATCGTGGCTCCTTGCCTCTGTCCTTACAATCGTTGCATAGATTGAAGGTCATTGTCTTGAGTAGTTTTGACTGCGCAGAGGTTAGATGGAACCTCTGACCCCCACAGCTATCACAAACTAGTTCTCTCACTCTACCTCGTATCCTATTTCGCCAATAACTTCGACTTCATCGTGCTCGAAGTAATCAAGCTGCCAGTCGCCATCACTGTCCCAATACTTAACCAGACAATGAAACGCCATGACCTTCTCAATTATTCCAAAAGCAGTGCCTTCGTCAGTCTCTACCCTGACTACCTGACTTTCCCGGTGCATCATGGACCTCCAATATACAGTTTACACCAAGGGAACGAATCAATTGAATTAGACTTCCAATCTGTTCAGTAATGAGCAGCTTTTGATGCTCAGTGAGATTGTCAAAGGTGTTCTTGTATGCCCACAGTGCGAAGTTAGGTACGTCATGCTGCGTCGCAGGGTATTGAACAAGGTCACAGGTGAATCCTGTTCCGGGTTCAAAACGGAATTCCCTGAACGCCTTCCTGACGTTGTCGATAGCCATCAGAGCTACTACGTTCTCTGCACTCATGACAACCTCTCCTTGATTCTCTTCCATACCTCTGGAGTTTTATGAGCATTGCGATACTGGTCGGCTCGTGCGCCAGTCCAATAAATGCCGCCCCAAACTCCAAAGCCATTATTATCCTTGGCCGCCATTGCACATTGCTTCATGACAGGACAGCGAAGGCACATTTCATCTACGGCTCTAGCAGAAATCTTGTCCTGCTCATAAGTCTCAAAGAAGAAAGAAGTGGGAAGACCACGACACAAGGCCAGGTCTTCCCACCTTACTTCCTCTGGACTTATGCCCCTTTGCTCAAGAATGCTTGACATTTTTCCTCCTTGCGTCTCTGGCCACATTCCTACGGCTGGCTCGACACGCCTTACACATACGCCTATTTTTGTATTCATATGTGTTTTCAGGAGTAAACTCATGGCCCTGCACGCATTTAGTAATCGCAGCGGCCTGGGCCTTACGATTCTTTACTGCATTGCCGCGTCTAGTATTCTCTCCCATTGTGACCTGTTCGAGATGATGTGGATTGCAACACTCACGAACCTTGCACAGATGGTCGATAACTAGAGAGTCATCAAGTGTCCCGCCTGCCATTTCAAAAGCATACCTGTGGGTTTTTACCCACTTACCGTTTACTCGAAACAGACCATATCCACCAGCATCCTTTACTGAGTTCCAAATCCAACACTCAGAAGAATCGATGGTAATCTTTTCGAGAAATCTATCAGGCAGACCGTACATTGCGGTTAGGAACCCTCCACTTTCCATCAGTGCTTACCGCAATGCGAGTCTGGAATCCCCAGTTACCGTGACGGTAAGCCCCATCACGCTTTGACCAACCAGAATGATTCTTGCTCTTGCGGAAGAAAACCAGGTCCCAACCCTCCCAGCGCACATCATTGCCCTTTTCCTTCTGGGCAGTAACGAACTGGTCAACTGAGTTGTAGTCTAGAACAACAGACATAATCGCTTTCTCTTTTCTGTATTGCTGACAAAGAACAGGGAGGCCATGATAACCTCCCTGTTCAATTAGTAAGTCTTGATTACTTGCTTGCCTTGCGAGCTGCTGGCTTCTGCTCTGCTTCCTTAGAAGTTGCATCGTCAGAGGTGACTACACCACCACCAGTTAGCTCGTCCTTTTCAGCGGAACGACGGAAAGCAGCATCCTCAAACTTCCAACCGCCCTCACGTGCTCGACGTGCGGCTAGAGTCTCTACGTCTGCACGAGACTGGTAGTTCTCTAGAGCAGCCTCATAGTCAACAAATGCTGAGTCCTTTACGCCCGCCTCTTCAGCACGCTTTGCATCCTCATCTGCCAGTGGGTCAAGATGTGGAGCTACAGCGTCCTGAGAAGTCTTTGGCTTGTACTCGTATTCTGCCATTTCTTACTTTCACCTCCTTCTCCTCAAGTCTGCGCATTCTTGAAGAATTCTCTAAAAGAGTAACACAGACTTGATTATGAAGCGGAGGTTACTACTCGAACTCGATGACCTTACCAGTCATAGTCTGAACCGAATCGTTGCTCGTGTCAAGCACCACGCTGCTGTAGAAGTCACCATTCATGTCCAGACCATACACGCTTGTGTAACCAGTCTGATGCATGAAAGGATAGTTCTCCATCCAGGTGTGGTAATGACCATGAAACCAGAGATTCGGCCGAACCGCGCGACCAATTCGATTCATCAAGTTCCGATGCCTCTCAGAATCAGGGTCATTCTTGAGACGGAATCGGAAGGGTGCACACGTTGGAGCATCATGAGTCAAGAGATAGTCAGACTGACGACCAGCCTTCTCAAGACCGTAAACCACACGCTCAGGAATCTCTTCCTGTGGCCACCATCCAACACCAGGCTTACGATGAGCACCGCCCTTATCCACAGAGACAGCACCACCAACAGCCTGGAACCACTTTCCATCCATACGCCAGCGCTTTACGCGACCAGTGTACCGAATGTGGCTTCGGATAACCGTCAGACCAGCGTAGGTCTTTGGGTTATTCTTCTCATACCAGTCCAGTCGGTCCCAATTCTCATGATTTCCAGCGACGAAGTAGACCTTCACACCATACTTCCGGCACTCGTCGTTCAGGGCATCAAGGTAGTTGAAACCTTCAACCTCATGGTCCCAAAGACCGAAGTCGCCGACCTGCATAATGACCTTTGAGTCATTCTCTACAGCCCTGCGAACCATCTTTCGAGCCCAATTGGTGTCACCATGCCAGTCACCACAGACCAGAATTTTCATGGCGTTCCTTTCGTTCGTCGTTGTACTAACTCTAACATCTTGTAGAGCACTGTGTCAAGAGATGACGAAAGGCCCCCGAAGGGGCCCAACATCACTTGCTCTTTGGAAGGAATCGACCGTTTGCGTCACGCTTCTGGCGAAGGTGATTGAAACGAGTGTCGACCGTTCCAGCCATCGTCACGACAGGCTGAGACTCACGAGCCATCTTGTCGTAGTAAGCCTCTTCGGCCTCCACAGACAGTTCAAGCCCGTAGTCATCGTCCTCTTCGTAATCGTCATAGCCAGCGTAGTCATAGTCCACAGGACCACTGACAGGGGCATCGATTACTTCAAGAACAGTGTATCGGCACGTACGCAGCTTCTGGTGACCACAATCGGTCGGAACAGAAACAACGTCACGAGGGTTTACCTCGACCTTAAGTACGGCACCCTGAGCGAACTCAGAGGCGTACTTCCACGTACCGACATGCAGACCAGTTGAACAACCCTCTGAAGGGTTGTGCTGAACCTGGTCACGAGGCATTTCTACAATGGCTCCCAGGGGGTTAGGGATAGCGCCAGTGTACTCAATGCCATTGCTGATTGCATTGCCATGACTGATGCTCTCGTAAGAATCACCATTCACACGGACACCCTTGTAGCCAACGAAGTTGCCGTTAGGGAGAATCGTGAAGTCATGAATGTTAAGCCAGTCGTAAAGCTGTTCACGGCTGTGCTCGTTCGGATTGTCCTGAACCTTCTCAAAGAAGGCCACGAGAGGACCGAAGTCCTCCTGACCATCCTTGATGAACCGAACAACCTGCTCAGTAAGAGCATTGTGAACAGGCTGGTTGTCCCAGAAGACCTTACCAGACTTCACGGTCACTCGGTCGGAAAGACGCTCGAAACGAGTCTGCGCCACGAAACCAGGGTCGAAGAGGTCCATGACAGAAACGTCATCGGCCTCAACGCCAGCCTTAATACCGGCCCAGTTCGGATGTGCATCGGTAGCAGAAAGCATCTGACCGTTATAGAACACGGTGATGACTTCGCCACCAGAATTGCGAATCAGGCTGTACTGAAGGTCAGTCATTGTTTTCCTTTGCGTAGACAGTGTTTGCGTAGAGGTAGAAGTGTTCGAGCAGCGTGCTGGAGTAACCAGTGACGGCAGCCAGCAGAGGATACTTTACCTTGGGACTCTCGACCTTGTCAATCGTAGGACGCTTGAGCTGGAGTCGAGAGCATACATTCGCCACATCGTTGAAGTGGTCGATGGCAGGCGTCTTCTTGATGCTCTGTACCACTTCAGTGTATCGCTTCAGCTCAGGGTCGTCAACCCTCTTGGGGTCGAGAATCATGAGAGGACTACGGTCATAGTAGTCAATACTCATACTCATCTTCTCGTCAGCAGAGAGAGCATCAAAAGCCTTCTTTGCCATCTGAGGGATAACGTCAGTGACCTTTACCGCATTAGGGTTTTCCCGAAGGAACTTGTCCCAACGGTTCTTGGCAAGACGGACACCCACAGCATCCCCATGCAGCCTGACAATCTCACCAATCATGTCCTCGTACAGCGGGTCGCCACTGCTCCAAACGATGAGAGTCTTGGTCTTGTCAAGTTCTGCAAGGGTCATGTTACGACCATAACGAGAACCAGGCTGAGAAATTACAAAGGTCTCAGATGCTTCAGTACGAGGCTCACGAGGCTTCTTTGTAGCAAAGACCTCTTCCCATGTACCGACCTGAACAGACTTGAACCACTTCTGCTCCACCGGGTCCTTTGTAACAATGAACGTACGACCACTGAAACTCTTCTGTTCGGCCCACAGACGCATCTTAGCACGGTGAGAGGTAGAAATCTCATCCTTCTCGTATCCGTGAATGAAGATGCATCGGCTCAGCTCATTGAAGCTAATGCTTGCGTACGTTCCAACACTACCACGACCATAGTCAGGGCGGTAGCGCATGTGGCGAATGTTCAGCTCATTCGGAATAGACTCCCCCTTGTAGGTCAGTTCCGACAAACCTGCGCCTGTCATCTGACGCCATTCAAGCCACTCCTGCCGGGCCTCTTCGCGTGTAGGCTTTGCATCAATCTCCTGCTGAGCCTTGGCCAACAGACGCTTAAGGACAATGTTACGCACGCCCTCAAGAGTCTCAATGGTCTTATCAGTGTAGTGCAGGTCTTCACGTGAAGGGGTGAAGTTTACCGAACCAATCGGAACCTTAGCGACAACACCAAAGCTACGACTACGGTAAGAATACCTGTCCTGGTAGAGATTGTGCTGCTGATTGACACGATAACCAACGTTGCCCATGACCACATAGTCAGTGCCCCCAGACTTGATAATCTGGACACCTTCACCGAGGTCAATGCCGTCAATTCGCTCAGGCTCAGCACCATCAATCAGAACAGTACCAGGCTCCCAGAATCGGAAAAAGTCACGAGCCTTCCAGCCGAAGTCGTCCATCTTGTGAACAGGAACAGAAATCTCCACGCCATTCGGCTCATCCGTTTCCTGAGTATGAACGACCTGCATAACACCAGAGCCATCCTCGGTACGAGAAATGGCAACGTGTGCCAGGTGGCCATCCTTCACAGAACGAACAGTAAACTGCTGAGTGTAAGTCAGAGCAGACTTACATCCCAGACCAAGCATACCAACCTGCTCATTGGTAGAGCGCTTGGTTGACGCACCATACTTTGAGTAAACGTTGCGAATGTCTTCGACCGACAGGCCAACGCCATAGTCTCGAACCTTGAAGAAGGGAGACAGGGCATTGGGAAGAGAAACCTCAATGGGCTTCTGCACACCAGCCTCAACGTGAGAGTCAAAGGCATTGGTGCTGTACTCACGAATTACCGCAAGTACTGGGTCGGAGTAGAGGTCAGTCAGGATTGACATGACATGCGCCATGCTCGCAGCATCAACGCTCATTGCAACAGTCTCACCGGCAAGATTACCCTTGCGCTCGGCATAGATAGCAGTAGGCTCCATGATTCATCTCCTCAGTTGTTGTGAGCTTACTTGGTTAAGTCTATCAGGTGTCGGTCGTGTACACAACCCTAGCAACACCGGCCGCTTCAAGGGCCTCATGACATGCATCACAAGGCTTAGAGTGACGAGCCTTGCCAGACTTGTTACGTGCCACATAGACAGTAGCACCAGCAGCATTCTTGCAACGAGCCAACGCCATGCGTTCAGCATGCACTGAACAAAAGCGGATAAGATGCTCGTTGCTCACATTGTTCGGGTCATTCTTCAATAGATTCCAGCCGTGTGAAAGGACTCGTCCACCCTTTACCACAACGGCTCCATGCCTCTGCTTCATGTTACTGTTAAGACTCAGTTCCATTGCCAGAGACAGAAAAGACCGGTCCTTGTTAGAAAGACCGGTTACCTTCTCCTTTAAACATTACTCCACCTCAGTTATTGTATAGCAAGAAATCTCTGAATAAAGAATTCTTGCAACCTTTTCTCCTGGCGGCTCACACGTTATATGATTTGCCGCAATCCACTCAGGAAGTGAATCAGGGTCATTTGAACTGTAATGACCGATGTTGGTGGCCCAAGTCTTTCGTTCGTCACCATATTCGTTTTCCCAAACGAAATCCACTCGGACCATCACATCGTACTTCTTCAGGTCGCCCATGTCAAACCCTGTATTTTGGACTCTTACCCTGAGCGAGACGAAGACCTTCCTCCATTGCCGCGCCAAAAGTAGGCCCATCACCTCGGCCGTACTTGTCACAAAGCTTCTTGGCACGAGCAGTGGCGTTTCCACCGCTTCGCTTGGCAGGCGGGGTAGAGCCGTCCAGATTCATTGCTGAATCGAAGACACTTCCTCCGAAGCGAAGGTCGGCAGGCTTCACCTTGTTCTTACGAGCATACTGCTCGAAATAGCGCTTCCACTCCTGAACAAGGTCTTCGAAACAATCCCATTCTTGAACATTTCGCAGGTATCGAGCAGCGCTGTCGCTTCTCTTTGCAGCCTCTTCAAGAGCTACGATAGTCTTGATGTCCCTGACTGCTGACCAGAATCCCATTACTTTATTTGCTCCCATTCGGATGCGTTGTATCGGTCATGTTCTTGTACGCGTCCATACTCATCGACATAAGTGAACTTGCCGCTACCAAGCTTAGCAATCGTAGCTTTCAGGCCGCTCGTCTTGTGTCGTATGCGCATGTCTACACGCATTTCGCTGTATGTCACTTTTCATCTCCTCTATAGCCTGATGTACTGCTGTGAGGAAGACTATGTTGAGTATCGTACCTGTCAGAATCAGTGCTGTCAAGGCCCTCGTTGTGCCGGGCACGATGAGTAATCCCCTCAATGATAGCCTCTGCATTGCATGCTGGGCAAAGCTTAGTATTATCGCCATTGTATTGGCGAAGGTGGCCGGTAAGAATTGGCCGACCACACTTGCATTTACCCAGATTGCGCTGTCTTGTACGCATTTACAATCCTTCGGACCTTAGCGACTGTTTCAATGCTGTCAGCATATCGCTGGTCAAGAGCCTGAACTTCAGGAGTCAGCTCATCAAACTCAATCAATGAACGGTGGTCAGGGCGGATGTTATTCTTCCATACCGACCAGGCATCGTGAACGTCCTTCAGCGTGACTTCCTCGCCCTTAACCAGGACAAGCAAAGCATACACATCAAGAAGCTCTGAATCCATTCGAGGATGGAGCTGTGATAGCGCGTCCTTAATCTTCTGAACGTAGTTACTCATTGAGTTCTGCCAATTCCTCTTCGTTTAGTTGTTCAAGGTAGTCAGGGTCATTCTTGTATTCCCCATAGCCATCAATGTCATACTTCACAAGCAAATTGAAGTATGCAGACTCATCCACTGTATCCCAGTCACCATCTCTGATTTCCCAGTACAGCTTCTCGATGACTTCCTTGCGCTTGTCTTCTGGGACATACTCTAGCATGAGGTCTAGAGGTCCGTCAAAGTAGCTTGTTCCGCCTGCCCATCCCATTACCAATGCACCGTCACTCGGTAATTGCCAGTAGGAATGTGCTCCTCGAATGCCAGCCAGTTAAGAAGCAATTCAAGGCCGGGGTCAGCGTACTCTTCACGAGGCATGCCATTCCTCTTGAAGTTCTCAAGAAGCTCCTTGGCTTCATCGTAAGTGTGAGCCTCGTCCATCCAGCGAGTGGTAATTGTCTTACCATTGCTGTCAATACCTTCATCGATGTATCCGCCAGTAACTTCAACGTCATCATAGGTGTTCTGAGCAGGGAAGCCCATTGCAGCTCCACCTTCCCAAACTGCCTTTGGACCCCAAAGCTTTTTGACAAACTCTTGAATGTCCTGGTACCACCACTCATAATAACTAACGAACTTTGGTCCTTCTCCGCTTGCCACGGTTCTCCTTTGGTAGATTGTGGTCCTTCATAATCTTACCAACCTCAGTCATTTCTTCCTGACCTCGCTTGGTCTTTCCCTTTGCATGCAATAGCAGAGCTAGCAAAAGGGCTTCTCCCGTATGTACATTGCCACTACGGTCCCTCATGTACGCTCGGTCCATCAATCTCGTGCCGGGCGAAATCCACTTCTTCTTCAATTGTCCTCCCTTCATAAAGTCCTAGTTCTTCAGTAACTTCAACCAAAAGACATGGACCACATACACCATCCTCCATATAATCTGAAGTTGCCATATGTGGTCCACATCGTGAGCAGTTAATGTAATACACGCGGAAGGCAGAGGATTCGAACCCCGGACCTTTTACAGTCCAGTTGGTTAGCAACCAACCTGCGAGACCCCTCGCTTACCTTCCAGAAGCCTCACTTGAGGCCCATGCGAATGCTGTTTTCCATGCCGGTCAGGAATGCCTGCGCTTCATTCTCCCTATTCTTAGGGACGAACACACCCCTTCGCTCCACTTCCTTACCGTCCTTGTAGAGAATCAGAGTAAGAGTCTTGCCTTCCTTACCCCACATTGGGTCATCAACATCTGTTGCTGACCACGTATATCCTTCTGGCGGTTCTGATACCTTATATTCCATGTAGCCCTGATGGGACTCGAACCCACATTGACATTCCTTTTGAGGGAACCGCATATGCCATTCTGCTACAGGGCCATGTGTGGCCTTTCGGCCACCGAACTTACTGGTCCTTCGGACCGTCAGACGTGCTTCCTCGGAAATCAACATCAGGAAGAATCGTCTGAGGCTTGAACGTAACTCGGTAATGATACGCACTCGCCTCTACAGGCTCTCCCTGCTCGACGAAATAAGAAACGTTGTTGGAGAGACCAAGGAAGTGCTTCTTGTACTTGCTCTTGCCAACCTTGCAGATTACCTCAAGCTGCTTAGGTTCTGCATCAATTGAACAGGGACCCTCAATTGTAAGAAGATACTTGTCTGTGATGCCATTGAAGAACACGATTCGTCGCTGAACCTCAAAGTTGTCAGCAGCCTTAGAGACATTCTCAGAGGCTACGTCAGCGTCATCCTCAGTGCATGCGGTAAGACCACCCGCAAGCAGAGCAACACTGGCTAGAGCAAGAGCAACCCTCTTGTTATTCATCTTTTATTCCTTTTTATTGGGAGTACCCACTGAGAGAATCGAACTCACGTCTCTTGTGTGTCGAACAAGCGCTCTACCATTGAGCTAAGCGGGTTTAGAGTCTTACCACCAAGACTCACCAGACTTACGGACTAGTCTGACGATGATAGCCACTATGACTACCGCGCCAACTATAACGCCCAATGCAAATCCTAGCACATCTGCCTCCTAAATACCGAATCCATTCGAGAAACAGACGATGAGAACGATGATTGCAAATAGCGCCAGAGGAATCGTAATTCCCAAGACAATCGAAAGCAACATCTACTCTCCTTCTTCCCAGGGAATTTCTTCCAGTTGGTTCGCAGGGATTACGAGATTGCGACCTGAACGACCATCAATTCGTACACCCCACTTATTGCCCCTTTCCTTTGAGAGTGCTTGGCCCTTCTTTCCAGAATAGTCCACGCCACGCTCTACGAAATACTTTACTCGTACTCTGCTTCCCATTTTCACGTACGCCCACCGGGAGTCGAACCCGGACGCCCTTAAGGGCCTAGAGTCTCAGTCTAGTGTGTCTGCCATTCCACCATGAGCGCATGGTGCCTGCTCACGCAGGCTTAACGTCTTCAGGATTACAGTATACATCACTGCCATCTCCCAGGTCAACCAGGAGCTTTCCATGAGCCGTTACAAACTTGACCGTACCCTTACGACCATCGTATGGGCCGCGTGTGAATTCGACACGGTCTTTCTCTTTGTATTTGTTGTTAGCCATCAGTAATTCCCATATTTTACTCGTCCTCCTCGAAGAGCAGTTCGCCATCCTTTACACAAAGGAAGTCGTTGTCGTCAGCCTTCTTGGACTTCCGCTTCTTGGACTTGCCGAAGGCCAGACCGTTGCTGTTCGGAGTCTGAGTCACCGTAGACCTAGGAGTCCTGGTCTTGTCAGACTTCGGAGCGTCATTCTTGGGAAGCTTCGGAGTCTTTGGAACCTCTACCTTCGGAGCCTTCTGAGCAGGCTTCGGAGCAGCAGGAGCCTTGGGAGCAGGAGCCGCAGGCTTAGCAGGCGCAGGCGGCTTCGGAACACCGAAACCAACCGGACTCATTCCCAGGGTATTGTCATTTTCGCGCTCGATGGTTCCCTCAGCTTCCTTACACCGTTCCTTGAAACCATCACTCGGTTCCTGAGAACAGCCAGTGAGCATAAGCGCACCAACCACAGCAGAAGCGATAGTGGCGGGGATGAGCGTGTTCTTGTTCATTTCGACCCTTCGTCGTTGTTGTTGGTACTACTCTATCGGACTCAGTTGGTGCTGTCAAGCCCTTCTACCCAAGAAGGGCGGACCCGAAGGCCCGCCAGTCTCAGAAATCTCCCGGCGCGACCTGGAAGCAGTCTACGCCCATCGCACGCCACATGTCAACCACCTGCTGCCGGTCGTCAAAGACAGCCACAACATCGTAGAAGTCACGAATGTGCTTGTCAAACAGCTCTTGCTTGACGATGTTGTCCTTACGCATGTCACCTTTTGCCCTCATGAAGAGGTCAACAAAAGGAATGCCGTAAAAGTCCAGCCACGCAATTGTGTCTTCACGGCAGACAGAGTCTCGACCGCTCATAACAACAATGTCGTAACCCGCCTCAGCAAGAGCCTGGGCAGTCAGAATGACCTGACGACGAGGGTCGTCGTTGCCAACCTTGCTCCACTCAAAAGGAGACCTGTCAGACATCTGAGCAAGGGTGCCGTCGATGTCAAAGAGGTAAACCTTTCGCTTGCCTACCGGCCGAACGTAAGGCTGGACAGACTGAGAAGTTCCCCAAGCATCCTCAATGTGCTTCCGAGTGTACTGACCAGAAGACTTGAGAGACATGTGCATCTTCTTGATGACGTGCTCAGGAACATCCCTACCACCAGCCGCAGCACGCTTAGCGTTTTGTGCGTAAGCCGTAGCAAGGTCAACATCGAACTGCTTTACCGCAACAGGCACACCGTGCTTCGCAGCAATCTTAACGAAAGCTGAGATGTACTGGAACCTGATGTTGGTGTCATCGACAACCACAGAGTAGCCAGACTTGAGCAGAGTGTCAATCTGCTGATGCTCAATCTTGGTAACCATGTCCTCATCCACACCAGTCTCCTTGCCGAAGAACTGCATACGGATGTCATCACGGTTTACACGAGCACGCCGCTCACCTTCCTTGAGCCACTGGTGAGCAAAAGTGGACTTTCCACATCCAGGAACGCCCCGGAGGATGAGAAGCTGTGTCATCTTGTTTCCTTTCGTTGTTGTTAGCTCTACTCTAGTCGATGCGTCAGGGCGTGTCAACCCCTAGACGCAACAAAGGGCCCCGAGGGGCCCGATGTTATTTGTTGTTCATATTGTACGAACAGTTATCCGCATGATACGGAAACTGATACTGGCACTCAGAACACCTAAAGGCTTCTTCACCCATCCTCGTCGTCAATGAGTGCGTACACCCTATCTTGACAGGACTGACAGAGACCTGAGATTTTTGCCTCTCTTCGAGACACATCATCTGTGAAGTCTTCCTCTCGGATTGGCTGTCCACAGCCGATACCTGGTGTACATATACCCTGACTAACAGCCTTCTGAGCTGCCGCCCGAAATACATTCCTCATGGTTTAGCCAATGCCGAAACCAACAAGGAATGATGCAACAGCAAGAACCGCAGGATGAGTAGACAGCCAGGTCCACACAGCCACAGCAATCAGCTTGGCGTTAGAAGCGGCTTCATCGGCAGTACGAGTAGCGTCAGACATTACTTTTATTTCTCCTTGATAAGGAGGTGGCTACCCCTTTAGGTAGCCATCCTCAGTCTTTGCAGCGGGCTTTAGCTGCTTCCAGATTAGCTCATCGATGCTCTTGCCGTCAAGCAGGTTGAACATGTGGCTGCGATAGAGGTCAACACCGTTGGCCTTCATTGCGAAGTCACGACGAGTGAAGCCCTCTGGCATTGAGGAAAGAAGGTTGTGGAAGATTCCACGTACCTTAATCTCAATTGCCTCGAAGTCACTGAGTAGCTTTCCACCAACATCCCTGACGAACTGGTGGAACTCGTCAGGCAGAGCCTCACAAATCTCCAGAATCGTCTTGCCCTCAGTGAGCTGACTCCATACAGAGCGCTCAGAAAGCATTGAAATCAATCGGTGAAGCTCGACATAGTCAGCCTGCTTCAGCTTGACCATCTTGCTACCAGAGCGGATTACAAGACCCTCAGCATTGCTGCGGTAAGGTGCACCAACAGCCTCGTGAATGTTCTTGTAATCAAACACCTCAGTCACAGGTCCCTGCCAATCCAGCAAAGCCGCAGCCTCGCGAGGACCGTACACGTAACCGTGCTCCTTGTTGACCGCACCCAAGAGAATGAGGTCATCCATGTCTCCGTAGTCCAGGACGATTCGGTTGTCAGGGTAGACAATCTCGAAAATGAATGTCCAGTCGTGAGGCACGGCAGTGTTCTTGTAGCGCTCAAGCCATAGCTTAGTAGCGTGAATTGCCTGGTCTGACTGGAAGGAGCCTCGCGTAGCCATTCCGTACTGGAATCCGTAAGGCGGAATCGCGTCGTTGTAAGGCATTACAGAGTAAAGGATGCCCATAGAGCCGTCCTTCTTGTCCGTCACCTCAACCGGAGCATCCCAGTCAATGTCAGCAGCGTGAGAGTCCCCCATGTTGAAGAACTTCTCAAACGGACGAGCAATGACGTTGTCAAACTCGTCAACGATAAGGCCCCGGCAAGCAAGCGTACATGCATTCCACTTGCCAGCGAACTGAGCCTTCTCAGAATAGTTCAGAATTCGCAGAGGGAGAACCGGATGAATCTGCACCCGAACAAAGCCCTCGTTGACCATCTGGTCAAGCAAGTCCTGAGAGAAAATCTTGGTGAACTTCATCGGTCCTCCTAGTTGTTTTTATCGATGCTTTTCGAGCAGTGCCAGGAAATCTTCCGCACAAACACACCGGTCGATTTCATCGTCAATCCCTGGAATGTTCAGAATGTCATCTATGCTGATTCCTGGATTCTCAGGCTGCTCCTGACTATTTTCCTTCTTCTGAAGGAGCTTCAGCCACTTCACTTCTTCAACCTCTCCATGAGCCTATCAGACTTGAACCCGAAGTTCAAGCGATTGATGTAGGCGGACGAAAAATCGGCCGGAACAAGACGCCTGCCGATTCGTTTCTCAACGTGCTCTACACAGAGCATACCCTTGTGTCCAAGCCCTGTCAAGGACCAGACTTCATTGATGAGAAAGAAGTGTTCCCCAATCTTGCCAGTGTCTACCTGACAGTCAAGGCAAAGCCACTTCTTACGGCTGTTCTTGTTACCGGCCAATTTTATCCTCCGTATCCCCACTCGTCCTTGGAAAGAACAAAGTCGTAGTCGTCACGGTTCTCAGACTTGATGCGCCCAAGAATCTCCTTGCCACAAGCAAGGCACTTGTAACCGTGACGCCAAGTGTACTTGTTGAAAAGAGCAAGCTTGTGTTTGCGTCCCTCCTTGCCTTTGCACCACTTTTTGGTGTTCTTACGCTTGGGGTGTCCCTTGATAGCGTCGGATTCGGTGTAGTTTCGAGCACTGCGACGGAACTCCTTGGAGCCCTTCCAGTCCTTGAATCCGCGCTCCTTGCCAGTTGCCATAATAATTCACTCCTTCAAAGTTAGTGTAGTTACACTAACCAGGGTCGTAAATCATTACGCTCCTTCCACTCTTCGAATTGATAATTGACATTATAGTGGACCCCAGAGGGATTCGAACCCTCCCCATTGCCTATGGGCTCAACCCGTCGGTTGCATAGACGTGGTACCCAGATAAGGTCCAATGGGCGGTATGCATCCCGGTGACCACTGGCTGCCTCTTGGGGCCATGCTTATGACAGCTAGTCTACATGAGACTTGAAGGGGCTGTCAACTCCTCTGTAGACTTTAGCCTTCTACAGGTGGCTCTGTTGGCTCCTCTGGAGCTGCTGGCTGGGCAATTGCGTTTAGGCGTGCAGTCTCAGCGTTGATTTCATCTGCTGCGCTCTGAGCATTTGCTAGAGCTGCGTCAGTTGCTGCCTGAGCATCTGCTAGAGCCTGGTTCTGCGCTACGTCCTCGGCGTCTTCTGCTGCTGCAAGGTCTGCTGCTGCCTGACGCTCTGCTGCAAGTGCTTCCTGTGCCTCTCTAACGGCGTCCGTTAGTGGTCCAACAAGAGCATCCACACGTGCGCTAACACCGCTTACTGCCTCACGGAGGTTTGCAACCTCAGTTGTTAGGTCTGCCATTCTTTCCTCCAATCCCTGCTGGCCTACGCGGATTTCCGTCAGAAGGTCAGTGAGGTATTGGTAGCCCAAATGTTCTACAAAATCCATTTAATCAATCCTCCTGCCTCTGATGGATTAGGCAGACCTAGTATAGCAGGAGAATGGTTATGAAGTCTAATTGACTGGCTGTCACAGTGAGACTTGAACTCACATCGTCTATGGCCTTAGACTGCTTTGCCCATTAAGCTATGTGACAATGACCCTTTCGGGCCGGGCGTTTACTTGGAGAACTTGTCCTTGGCGAAGGTCTCGAAGTCCTTCTTAGTACCAACAACGTCCTCCCACTTGCCACGTCCACCGTGCAGACGGAAGTTCGTCTTACGGTTGGCCGCCTTGCTGGTCTCCACGAGACCACGCCAGACACCCTTGACGTACAGGTTGAAGACGCCATTCTTCTCGGTGCTGCGAAGCTCGAAAGCCTTAACCTTGGTGGTCATGAATTATCCTCCATAGAGAGCGTAGACGTTTCCGAACGTCAGATTGTCTTGGTGTTTTGAGAAAAACCGCTGGCTCATGATGTCTTCACCAGGCACAACGGTTGGCTTAGGGGCGATGCGCTGAACTTGCTTCATCAGCCTATCACCGAACCCCTGTCGTCTGCAAGCCCTTCGAGTGTAGTAGTGAGCTACCATCTGGCCTTCAGACTTTTCGTAAACAAGAGACCAGGCGATGAGACGTTCGTTTTCATCGAAAATCATCACCGCACTGGCCTTGTTTCGCTGCCCACGACGGGCAAACATAAGTTCCTCTTGCATATAGCCTCCCCATCTAAGGTTCAGGCTATAGCACTTCCTGTACTCCTGGGGAGTCAGTTCACGCACAGGTTTTACAATCGTCCTGGTACGCATGTTACTCCTTGATTGGTCCAAACCCCTCAAACACACCGGGGTTGTTGTTCCATGGCTTCTGCCCTTCAGTAATCAAAAGGATAGCAGTCACTTCACCGAAGGTCAAGCCATCGGCATCCATGGCTCGTCCAAGAGCCATCTCAAGTGTCCACTCATCAACCCTGTACTCACGCACGTCATGCCTCCGGATTCAGTGGAGCTTCCTTGACGAACCAGTCAATGTTTAGTCCGTACCCTGGCTGCTTCCCAGCATACTCCTTTGCCTTGTCCTCGTCAAGGAACACTGCGACTGGAAGTTCGTTGGTTGAATTCCATGAGTTCGCGTCGCAACGGTACACCATGTATGCATTCATTGTGTCACTCCAGGTCCGTATCGATTAACCATACCAACGAGCCAATCTCGACCCACTGGATTTGCTGTATGAACGTAAACCTTTGCAGGCCAGAAATCGTTCTCGCACATCCACAGTACCACAGCACGAGAGGTGTCGTCACCACCCAGGTCATGGTCAAGACTGATTGCTTCAGGAATGATGTTCCTGCGCATGAAAGCCTTAAGCAGCAAAATTCCAACGATGCTATTTTTCATATGCACCCAAGAATCATCTGGCTTAGGCCGTTCGTCGTCCAGCCAAATCTTTGTCTTCATTGATTCTCCGAATCGCCTTCATCCATCGATTCATCAGTGTTTCGTAGTCCACGAAGCTTCCTTAGTCCGTCCCTGATTGCAAAGTAGATTAGTGCGGGAACAATAAAGAATACTAGTGCCAGACCAATCACAATGACTGCAAGGACGAAGGCGGTGAACTTTGCTACCGGCCCTTCATCAAATCCATTCTCATATGAAGAGAGAACTCTCTGATGAAACGGATAATCTCCGGTAGACTTGAGCCTCATCCATTTAGGCATTATTCCTCCAGTGGAGATGGCGGGAGTCGAACCCGCGTCCTGATGCTTCAAACAGTAGTCTATACACAGCCATGTGTCAGGGAGTGTTACAGATAAGTTTGTGGTGGGCTATTCTGTTGCCAGGCCGCCCACTAGCCCCGCTTAACTACCGTCAGGCAGCTAGAGCGAATGCGGAATTAGATTCGGCATTTATGGGTTTGAGGCTTTTTAACGACATCTCCTCAATGTCGGGCTGCAAACTAATGTCATCCACCCCAGTCGAAACCTTTACATCCCCAAAACCCCGAAGGGCTTACTTATCTTCACCGAAATATACGGATTTAGTGACATACACAGGTTCGTGTTCCTTGATGTATTTCCTGTGCTTCTCCTCAGACTCCTTTTTACTTGAAGTCCCCATGAAGCCACACTTGTCACAAATCAGAATTTCATCCTTCATGACTTCATCTTCTCTATCATCCTAACCCATTGGCCAGAAGTAATCAAGTTGGGAGCGTGGTCAGGCCGTCTTTCTCTATGAAGCTTAGTGGCCTTGTTTTGGTCCACTTCATTAGTGAACATACCACAGGACTTGCATATAAAATCTTTCACATCACGCCTCTCTTAGCTCGTCCAGATACTCATATGCTACCTTGTTCCACCGGGCGTCGTCAATAGCCTTGTGAGCATTGGCTTCTTGCTCTGGCAGAACAGGCTTTCCTTCTCGTGCCCAACGCTGCTTGATGTCCATCGTATACATTGGCATGCCATCTGGCAAGTCAATCATACGGCCAAAGAGCTGACTGACCACCACATGGTCATAGGCTCCATAGTAGGCCCACAGCTCAGGCTTGTCAAACTCATACTCAGGAGTGTAGTCGATGACGAAGTCTCTCCATAGTCCAGCAATCACCTCGTTGGGCAGGACTCGATGATAGTCAGCATGCTGAGTATCCCATGCTAGGCCACCAGCGTCCGCCTGCTTAACTGGCAAATGGCGGATGACGTTCTCCCTCATCCACTCATTCTCGTTTGCTCTCTGGAGAACGTAGAGGTTGTTGGTGATGAGATACAGTTCCTCGCCATCCTCACGTACCGCGCCTAGACTGATGAACCTTACAGGCTCGTCTGGTCCAGTCTCTAGAAATTCAGTGTCGTAAAATGTTTTCATGAGTAAAAGACATTGATACCACTGAGAAAACCATCCGGCGTAAAGGAGAAATAGACTCTCTCGTCGTTGCTCGGATAGACAGTGATATCGTTGTCTGTTCCTTCCTCTCCAAATGCGTCTTCTTCAAAACGAATACCAGCTTGGCGAAGCATTGTCATAAGCTTTTCTCTATGTGTTAGGTCGTAGACCAAACCACCTTCACCTTCCCACCGGTCGATTTCGTGCATGTTAAATCACCTCTAACATGAATTAAGGCCCAAGCCATATTGACTTGGGCCAGCACTCCCGAGAGGATTCGAACCTCCATGTAGTCCTTTAACCTTTCAACTGGTTCGTAGCCAGAGGGTATACGAGAGTATGAAGACTCTTAGCGAGTCTTGTTCTTGCGTGACTTCCACCAAGCGAGTGCTAGTGGGATATATGGCTTAGCCTTGTGAAACAAAGCCTTGAGCCTTAGCTTAATTGTATTCATAACGAGCCTAGTGTGGGAATCGAACCCACGACCTTTTCCGTACCAAGGAAATGTTCTACCACTGTCACTAACTAGGCATTAAAGGCCGTTCGCCTGCAACTAGCTACTAGACCGTCCTGATTTGCCAGAGGCTAGTTCGGTTGCATTCTCCCCAGCATGACTCCTCATTGAGCCTCGTGTCGGTTTCGAACCGACCACCTACGCTTTACAAGAGCGTCGCTCTACACCAAATGAGCTAACGAGGCATTTCTATTGTACCAGAGAGATAGAGGAGAGTCGAACTCCAAATACGAACAGTTTTGCAGACTGTCGGCAACACCCGTTGCTTCTACCTCATAAACTACCTTACAGGAATCAAGCTTCGCTGTCAAGCTGCCGGGCCAAATTGAATATCAACTGCCCTGTCATCAGATTATCCAGCTTGCCATGCATTGGACTGTAGACACAGAATGTTCGAAGAACGAAGTCGTCAGTCAAGACGATGAGATATGCCTCTCCATCGTGATATGTCATCTCGAATGGAACTTCATCAATCTCTCCACCTACTGTGTAGGGCCCGTTTCCGAATGAGTATCTAATGTCTATTTGCATCATGTCAGCTTCCGATTTTACTTACATTATCTGGACAATACGCAGCGAATGCAGCTCCTGTAAGGTAAGCAGAATCACTTTCTGTCAGGCCATAACTACTGACTTTGCGAACGGTTTCATTGAACTCATCACCATTGTCAGAACCAGCACAAGCTTCATGCGCCAGAGCGATTAGCTTATTGTCGCTCATATCCTTGACACCAGTGATTTCTTCTCTCAACGTTTTAACATACGCTTTGTCTGTAGTTGTTAGACTATCCTTGTTATCGCTACCGCATCCAACAAGAACGAGAAGAAGGCTAGCAACACTGGCTGCCTTTCTCATTCTATTCATGTGGGCAAGTAGGGAATCGAACCCTCGCACTCGGTACTTCACACCGACGCTCTACCAACTGAGCTACATGCCCTTGCGCCAAACCTTTAGGGAGTTTGGAGAGATATCACCATACGGACCTTTTGCCGTACAGCCACCCAAGTTTCCGGGATAGCTTTTTACGAGATTGCTGGTCTCTGCGCGCCGAGTTTCCTGCAATCCTTGCACCCTATGCGAGGCTGCCCATTATCCCTAGCAGCACAGGTGACTAACAAGTGGGAAGGAAGGGACTCGAACCCTCAACCACTGCGACCACAACGCAGCGCTCTAATCCAATTGAGCTACCAACCCCATGATTGTAGGAGTTAACCTACTTGGGGTGACTGGAGGGTACCGCCCCCTCTTACCTAGGTTCACAGCCTAGTACATTACTTTTATGATACAGCCACCATAGGACATCCTTTGCTCCTCGGCCTGGCTTCTCTTAATTCTACGGGCCCTGTAGAGAGAAAGTCAAGCTGTAAGCTTCGGGGTAGGATGTGACCCCGGTGCATGTAGACGGATTCGAACCATCGAGGTAGGGCTTTACAGGCCCGCCTAGCTTATCCCTGGCTTACATGCATAGGCAGCTTTTCCAGAGGAGCTGCTACAACCTCTTCTTTCTATTATACTGTACGTGCGTAAGGTCAGATTCGAACTGACTCACCCGAAGGAATGGTTTTACAGACCACCGCGTCTCTCCAACTTCGCCGCTTACGCATAGCCCCAAAGGGCCTTTTTTCAATCTACTATGTGGTAGATGTCCCACTGATGGGTGTACTTGACCCTTCGGAACTCTGCCTCAATTCTACCAGGCAGCTTGTTCCTCTTCAGAGCCTTCTCAAAATCCTTGACCATCCTATCACGCTCTGATTCAGAGTGTGCTGTGTTGAGATACTTTACACTCTTACCGTGCATTTAATCTCCTTGAAAGTCAGTGACCGCGCTTCTTCGCAGTCTTGCCAGTCTGCGGAGCCTTACCCCGCATCAGGTTCTCAACGCGCTCCCGAAGCTCCTTCTGAGTCATCGGCTTGGAGGAGTTCGGGGTAGAAAGAGGACCAGGCATGTTATTTCTCCTTGTTGTGTATCGCTTGATTGTTTGTGTTACGTGGGGGCAGGCCCTGATTCGAACAGGAATTTAGGATTATGAGCCCTACGTGATACCGTTTCACTAACCTGCAAGTAGCAATGGAAGGAATCGAACCTTCGATTTTCCCTTATGAGGGGAACGTGATAGCCGTTTCACCACACTGCCATATAGCGCTTTGGGTCGAGTCATTGGCTTCTCTGCTTTCGCTCCACCTCTTCGACTGTAGCGCTTGCCCAGCAATTTGTCAAGACCATTTCGGGGACTTTCTACTTTGGCCTTGTGTGGGTACGTTCACTCTACCACACATCCCCGCTTCCCTGAACGCCACCGGGCTTCTTAGGCCAAGTTTGAGCGGGTTTCCCTGATGTTTACTACTCTACATCATCCTGTCGAGTGTGTCAACTCTTGAACTCGACCGGGCCAACATCCATCTTGTGAGAACCGTCAGAATACAGAACCGGACGACGCTCACCACCACGAGAGTAATCCTCAACGTGCTTGATGGCAACCTGTCCCTCTACAGTGAAATCAACAAGCGCGATGGCTACCCAGTAGCTGCCGTGATTGTCGTTATACAGAGGAGCCGTCACAGTCTGACCCTTGCCATCAGTGACAACAGCCTTAGCCCCGAAAGACTTGAAGGAGCCAGGACCGTTGCTTACAGCAGAGTAGGCAACGATGAGAACGTACGCAATGTTGTCAGTACGCTCAATGACAACAGTCTCCTTGCCAGGAACAAGGGAGTCACCAAGATGACGAATGCCATCTGCTGCCAGGTTGTTCCAATAGACTGCGCCACCAGCATCCTTGCGCATCTTGTTTGCCTTGCCCTTAGTGACGTACAGAGCATAAAGCTCAAGGTCCGCACCACGAGCACGACGGGCTGAACTTCCGCCATCCCACTCAAGAGTAGCAGTGACTCGCGTGCCCTTTTCCAGGCTGAAAGCAGAGCTGCCACCCTTACTCAGATTGAGCTTACCGGTAGAGACCGCAGGCGCAGCCTGAGTCGCAGATGCTCCGTCAGACGTAGTGCCCTTGTTGTCCTTCTTACCGAAAAGACCCATTGTGTAACTCCTAGTTACTATAGTTGTTTATTAAAAAGCGGGGAACTTGTTAGTCGTCGTTCCTCTATGAGGTTAGCATACTCAACGTTCCCCGCTTGTGTCAAGGACTGGTCAGCCACTCGCATCCCACCGGCCTGTTTCATCCGCCTAAGCCTTGTCCGCTGTGCCCTTAACAATGACATGCCATCTTGGCTATGTCAAGTGCCCCAGATAGGATTCGAACCTACATGTATCCATTACCGTTTCAACTGGTTCGAAGCCAGAGCGGATACTAGGGCATTATTTAAGCAACTGCCACCAACCAAATTGCTTTGCTGTTCTGCGTCGATGGCAGTTGCAACATCTCACATCACATTTTAGTAGCTCTGCTCTCATCTTGTCAAGCGAGCCATCCTTGGCCATTGGCCCAAGACCTTTGACCTTCGTCACACCATTTCTGTGGTCTAGTTCCAATACTATCGGGTCAGACTCTCCACAGTCAATACATGGATGCTTGCTTAGATAGTCCCACAGAAACTCTCTAGCTGCCGCCCGATAGGACTCACCATTTTTGCGAGCCTTACCTACATAGTAATCTTTGTTATCACTGTAATGCTTCTTTGTGTAAGCGTTCTTACATGACTTACACTGTCCATTGTGACCATCTTTACGAGCCTTGTTCTTGGCGAACTCGCTGAATGGCTTTTCCTTCTTACAATCATAGCATGTCTTCATACTCTGATTGTAATTGACTTCGAACTATTAAGCCAATTTCGAAGACTTTGAAGTGGTCCAGGTGGGATTCGAACCCACGTCCACAAAGATTAAAAGTCAATTGCACTACCAGACTGTGCGACTGGACCATAAGAGAGCGGCTAGACAGCAAGGCTTTATTATGTGCCTCCGCCTTTTCCTCTCAATTACACCACATTGTTTCACCAGAGGGAATCGAACCCCAATGTGATTGAGCAAGTTTGCAACCTTGCTTTGTACTCCGAACTGGACTTGAACCAGCGACACGAGGATTAAGAGTCCCCTGCTCTGCCAACTGAGCTACCGGAGCAAGTGAGAGTAATTGGGGACCAGCCGCATACTCTCTAGTATACGTACCATGCTAGCACATGTGGTCTGTACGCTGCAAGGGGTATACGGGCTATACCTTGCACCCAATTAGGTCTGCTAGAACCTGCCTCGTTCAGTTTCATGTTGGGCCAGAAACTGATAAAACTGCGTGGAGTCGATGGGATTTGAACCCACAATCGCTTGTATGCCATACAAGTGCATTACCGTTATGCTACGACCCCGAAGTAGGAACGGCTGGATTTGAACCAGCGACCGATGCATTATCAGTGCATTGCTCCGACCAGACTGAGCTACGCTCCCTTGTTCTGTTGACTACTCTACACCCTACCGGGCTTCGCGTCAACTCCAATTCTCTTCGTAATCTCCTTGACATGCCGCCTCGCTGTGGTCATATGGACCACCACAACTGGGACAAGGTGCGTAGTCATCATCGATGAACTTTCCTTGCCAGTATTTCTTGTTAAGGCGTCTTACCTGTTTCGGAGTATACGTCTTCCTGTCTCGCAGGTAAACTCGCTGTCTGTCTTCATTCAACATGTATCCCCAGCAGGAGTCGAACCTGCGTCTTCACTTTAGGAGAGTGACGTTCTATCCTCTAAACTATAGGGACTTGGCCCGAAGGCCGTTGTTCAGCGGATGCTTCGACGCTCAACAACTTCGTACTTGGTGTTCTGGTCAACAACCTGACGGTCAGAACCAGAAGGGCCCATGAAGACGATTTCGAACTGCTTGCGGTCCACAGGGGACTTGCTAATGGTGAGGACTTCACCATTAGAAGTGATGTCTCCAACGCGAAGCTGAGACGCCTTCTTCTGCATAGCCTTTACGCCCTTCGTGTTCTTCTTCTCGCCGCCCTTTTCCTTTTCCTTGGCCTTCATCAGCTTTACAGCAGCGAAGAAAGCCTTGCGACCCTTGGCAACAGCATACGCCTTGGCCGCATCCTTGACAATCTCCTTGATAGGACGACCGTCATCAAGACTGTCACTGATTTCCTCTTCGGCCTTGTCCTCAGCCTCAGTGGCGTCTGACACTTTAACTCCAGAATGTTGTTCGGACGATTGTGTACTTGCTTATGACTACATTATCTGACCGACCAGCTAGTGTCAACTGCATGTGCTTACCATCGAAGGTTTTCTGCACTGCTACGACTGTACCATGCTTAGTAACATGTCCTGGTCTTAGTCCAAAAGCGAACCTCATTGTTTGCCTCCTATTGTTTGAATAGGATAGCATACTTTGTGGCTGCTTGCTTGTTACTACTCTACTGGAAGTAAGGAGACCTGTCAACACCACCGGGCCTCAACGCAGAAAGTCCCAACCTAAGTTGGGACTCTACGAGAGCACGTTGATATAATCTCTGTGCGAGCTGACCTAGCAGGATTCGAACCTACACCAGATTGGGTAACAACCAACCGCTCTGCCGATTAAGCTATAGGCCATAGGAAGGGATGCAGCACTCCGTCTTTGAGCGACGTCTCTTGCTTGAAGCGGTCCCAACATCCGCTCTTTTACTGTAGCACGACCAATCTCAACGGCTTCCTCTTGATTGGGTAGGGCCGCTAAACCCTTCTTCATGTCCGCTCCTAAGATTTAAAAAGCCGTAAAACCAAAGGTACACGAACAATCTACGTGCTGTTGTAAAGCTTAACTCAGTTCAACCACATCGTCACCTGAGTAGTAGCCCTTTGAAGCCTCTACCAAGTCGATGTCAATCTCTGGTCCTGGAACATCAACCACCATGACGACAGTCGCATTCTGGTCCATCTCACTCAATGCCTTAATAAGCTCAGACACAGTCATTACTGCTACTCACCTCTTGTAGTTGAGCTACCACATCAATTGGTTGGCCGTGCCCCAGTTTGCCTCTGGGTTTCCACCTTGTCTTCAACTATAGCCTGTCTAGAATACCATAGCCTATCATCCGGTTTATCCTTGCCAGAGGTAGCTATCTCCCCTAGCTTTGGCGGCCAGCTCCCACGGCTGGAGTCGAACCAGCGACCGGCAGATTAACAGTCTGCTACACCGAGCCACACAGGTGTATCGTGGGAATAGCCCTTTCGGGCGTTGTTCAAAAACCATTGAGCTTGTTCTGATACCAGTTTATCATGTCTGACAGGATTTCTCTAGCCCTGTAGTACAGATACATTGCTCTCCTAGTCTAGGCTCTTAAGCTTTTTAAGAGCTTGAATGAATGCATTTGTCTCTGTCAGCTCAACAGCATACGCACGAGTCTCAACTCGGTCGTCACGCTGATTTGCTTCTGACATCTTTCTCTTTGCCAGCTTGGCCTTCCTTTCCAGGATAGCCAGCAGTTGAGTTCTTGTCAAGAGAAGATGTCTCCAATCGCATCGAAGAGGTCACCAATCCAGCTTCCGCTAGAATTCTTGTGTCCGCTTCCCTTGCTTGTACGTATTACACTACCAGAACGACAGCGTGAGCACAAGACCCTCGCATTGCCGGTCGTTCCAAAATCACTTCTGGGCTTGTCTTTGTTACAGCCCAGACACTTCATCGTACTCACTTGAAGATTCTACCCTTCCGCTCTCTTTACAATCAGAGCACTTCTTCATCGTACCTCTGGTCAAATCCTACGTAGGTGAGGTCGCCAGGGGTTACCTTCTGAGGAAGCCTACCATCTTCAAAGAGGTGGACTCCAGCCCTACGATATGCCTCATCGGCCAACTGAGAACAGATAAGGTGCTTTGTAGAAGCGACATAGTTCTCTAGCCACTTCCAGCTAAAACCAAATCGTTCTAGTGCCAAGGCAACATAGTCAAGGAAGCTGTATGGGATTCCCTCTAGCTGCCGGGCCTCTCTTACGATAGCGTCTCGCTGCTCTTGTGTCAACTTGATGTCTAGGTAAGCTGCCAGTGGACTGCCATACTTGGTAGTTCCAGCATACTTGTCCAGTGGGCTGATGATTGCTCCACCTGGCATCGCTTCGATGACTTCGCCGTTGTCCAAAACAACAAACACATGGGTGTATCTACTCGCATCCCTCAAGATGAATTGTCCTAGGCCCACCAGAACGCCTGTGAGGCCGCCGATTCGGGTCAGTCCAATGTCACCTGGTCTTGGGGTGTACTTCTTTGGTGTAGTCATAAAAACAATTGTAGCATTAAAAAACCCTACTCACAAGGAGTAGGGTGGTTTAAAGAGCAGAGCAAGGCACCTCGCCAGGTGTGCGTTCCTTGCCCAACGTGATTCGGGTGGGATTTGAACCCACGTTCTCAAGGGTTAAGAGTCCTTTGCACTGCCAGACTGTGCGACCGAATCATATGTCAGGTTTACATTCTCCCCTACTCCTAAGTACCTGACAGGGGCATACGTTCTTTTACAGAAGCGTAATTGCTAGCCATACGACTAGGATGACCAAGATTGCAATTACAAGTGCTCTCTCTACAGTCATATTACCACCTCCTGTAAAGGAGTTGTGGACAATGGGGGACTCGAACCCCCTCTATCTGCTTGCAAAACAGACGTGCTACCATTAACACTAATCGCCCATAGGCCCATTTACGCCGGGCCTTCAATCATATTGAAGTTCTTAGCCTGCTCTGCCAGACATGCTTCACATATCGGCATTGGTACAAACATACCAGGCTCAAGCTCAACTGTCAAGTTACCGTCTGATTCTTCCGGGCAGAATGTGCACTTAAGGAAGAATTCAACTCCTGGTACGTTAGACAGCATATCAAAGTTCATCGACAACTTCAACCTCGATGTCCTTGATGTCTATCCCACAGATTTCACCTTCACCAAACGTATCCTTGACAGCTTCAAGTGCGTCTGATTGGTCAGGAGCTTCCACTGACAATAGAAGGCTAACTGCGATTGTATATGTCTTCATGCCTTCATTGTATCATCTGACCGTTAAGTTCAGCTTCTCTGAGATAGTAGTAGATATTTGAATCGTATTCATACAGTCTATCCCAGTCAAGGGAGAGGAGGATGTCACCATTCTCTTCTACTTCTTCAATCTGAAGAATTCCTTGAAGCATCAGGTCTGTCATTACGCCATTCTCGGTACCACTCTCTTCGTTCACGACGCCTCCAAATTTTATTTTTAAGCGGAGAGTCCTCGAACGTCTGGCCTCTCCAGACTTTTCTACCGAGCATTTTCATAACGCACCCCAGACAGGATTCGAACCTGCATCTTTCCGTTATGCGCCTCTGGCTTAGAAGGCCGGGCCAATACTGGGGCAAGAGTCCCGTAGACGAGAATCGAACTCGCAACTTCACCTTGGCAAGGTGACGTGTTGCCACTACACCACTACGGATTAAAGTGGTCCCTGACGGTATCGCACCGACCTCTAAAGCTTTTCAGGCTATCGCTAATCTATCTCAGCTAAAGGACCATTGGGGAGGTTCTTATTATAAGGAAGAACAACCAAGAAACTTTCACCCTATTGATAGGTGGACCTAGCTAGGCACCTTTCTCGAATGCGGGTCGGGATTGTACACTCCCTTGCCGACTTATATCGAATCACCGTCGCAGGCTAGCGGAACAGCCGGATTCGAACCGACAATTGCTACTCTGTTATCTACTAGCAGCGTTCAGGCTGCGTTCGACATTGCATTTCGCGGTTTTACCTATTAAACTATGTTCCTCATATCAGGGGCGACCTGATATGCATTTGACTGACTCCGGATGACAGTCAAAGTACGCCTGACAGGACTTGAACCTGCACTCCGAAGAACTGGTTCCTAAGACCAGCGTGTCTACCTAAATTCCACCACAGGCGCATAAAGATGACTAGCGAAGCCATCCCATTTGCTTTCGTGTTCTTCTAATGTGACAATTGCCACACCTTACTTCACACTTAGCAAGTTCTTTCTTTAGTGTATCAAGAGAATGTGTTCGGAAGTTTGCTATACGATTCCCTCTGCCTCTCACCATTTCTACATGGTCAAATTGTAGCACTTCTATGTCAGATTCGCCACAGTCCACACATGGATGAGACTTGAGATAATCTATCACATATTGCTTGTTCCTATCAGATGCAGTCTTGTTTGACTGCCGAGCTTTATCTATATAGTATTGCGTTTTCTCTTGATAGTTGGCCTTGGCATAGTCCTTTTGACATTGCTTGCATGTAGGACTCTTTGTTCCCTTGGCCTTGTTTCTGAATGCGAAGTCATCAAGCTCTTTGACCTCGCCACACTTATTGCATTGCTTCATGTTCTAATCATAGCACATGAAGTTTCTAATACAACCTATGCAGACTGTTACTTACTTGTTGTTCCACATTTTCGACATCTGAACTTTCCTGACCATATCATCCACTCGTGATTACCGCCTTTTGGACACTCTTCGTCAGACAATCTCATCCTGTCTTTACAATTATGGAGTACGCCGTGGGAGAGTCGAACTCCCAAGCAGTTGATTCTAAGTCAACTAGGTATGCCAGTTCCCGTCAACGGCGCAAGTCTACGGAAGGGCCGGGTTCCGAGCCCGGTATGATAGTTGGTTAGACCTTACATAATGAGCAGAGATACTGAGTGACCAACTTTTCTCTCACCTCATCACCTTCCAGCGTGGATTTGGAGGGATTCGAACCCTCTGCGGTTAGCGGTCCATTGTCGGCTTTCACTAACGTCATACCAATCAAACCCAATGCAGTTCGTGGCTGTCCTAACTATGGTGTGCCCAACTGCTGTCAGAATGTAGGTCGTCATCCTCTAGCCTCTGACGGGGACTCGTACGGGTGAGAGGACTCGAACCTCCGATGACCATCTTGTAAGGATGGGGCCTTAGCCGCTAGACGACACCCGCATAAAGTGGCACTTTCAGACGCACTAGTAACGTCTTGATAGTATTTAACATGCGCATCAGACATGACCACTATTCAACGTACCCCGTGTCGGATTCGAACCGACGTTCTCGCAGATTGAAAGTCTGGAATCCTAGGCCACTAGACTAACGGGGCTTGCTGTTGTTTCTACTGTATCTAATACGGTCGACTGTGTCAACCAGTACTCCGAACGGGATTTGAACCCGTGTCCTCTTGATTGAGAGTCAAGTATCCTAGACCAAACTAGACCACCGGAGCATGAACGGATTATAAGTTGTAAGCGCTCCGTCCTGCGCTGTGTTACTAGTCTAACTGATGTCCATCAGCCTGTCAACTATGGCAGTGGGACATCTGGAATCTCTTCTGGAGACTGGCCGATGTCACGACCAAGTGTCTGTGATGGGATTGTACCATCAGCAGAGCCAGGGATGTACTGTCCTACCTTGTTCTGACCAGCATCAAGGAAGATTTCTGCCTCGAAGACATCATATGGGAGGTCACCAGCATTGGTTTCGTATTCTGTTGGTGGCTCTCCTACTAGAGAAAACTGTACCACGATGTTGTTGGTTTCAGAATTGTAGTAGAACTGAGAAATCTGGTAGTAAGCCATGATTCACACTCCTTTCATAATCATTATATCTGACTAACAATTATGAAAGGCTTTGGCCTACGCTTCTTCTATGCTGAGGTAGAACTTCTTTTTGTTGCCGTCGTCATCTTCAACTTCGACATGAAGAAATTCTCCATCATTTGATGCACCAACAAACGCATCTATTCCATCATTCCAGCCACCATCAATAGTTCCAGAAATCAGGTCAAGGATACGCTCTGCATCAATATGGCTCAAAGACATATAGCTCCTATTCGTGCTCACAACGTTCTACATCGAATGTATCAAATGTAGCCGTCACTTCTGCCGGGTCTCCAAATGATGTCATGAGCCAAGCATAATGAGCACCACTGTCAAGCATGTCATTGAAGACCTTTAGAGCATCAGCGATATCCTTGGTAGGAATTCCCTGAATTTCATAGACAGTCTCATCGTAGTTCTTGCTGCCATCTTCGTTTAGTGCAAACTCATATAGCTCATAACGGTCGAAGAAGACCTCTTCATCCTCATCGTACCACCGGTCTTCGGAAGTTTCAAACCCATCTTCAGGAACTTCGAAGCCCTCCAAACGAACAGCCACACGATGAACGCTGAATTTGCAAGGCTCTCCGTCATTGAAGCTTGGTGTGTACTGCTCCCATCGTACAGAGGCAACATGCTCAAGCGCAAGAACCCTGTCAAGAGCATCGATGAGCAATTGAGTGTCATCTTGCTCTGGCCAACTGTCATCATCTTGTGGCTCACCACGTAGGGTTCGGCCATATAGGTCAGTCATCTTTTCCCTTCAATACATCAGTGCGAGAAACAACAGTCTTCACCTTGCCGCCCATCCATGGCTTTAGGTCCATGTTCTTGAGCCAGTCTGCAAGACTTGGAATGTATCCAAGGTCTTCGAAGATATGCTGCTCAGCAATTTCTCTTACAGGGACGCGTACTTCTACCCCTGTCCTTTGTTTCTTTACTGTGATGGTAAGGCCGAATACTCGTTCAGCCTCCCAACAACCTTCTGTGTGATGACGCAACGCTCTGTGCCGGGCGTCGCCAAAGTGAGCCTTGGATGCATCAATCCATTCGTGAATGGCGATGTAATCTTCTGGCTCACCTCCCCACTTCCGTGCAGAGCTACGTGCATGGTAAAAACTATTGCTCAAGACTGCACTCCAGCAGGGAGCTGGCTTTCAAATCGAGCAATGTCGTCCTTGTGGCCATAAACCGTAATGGTAATGGTCTTGAGGAGCCAGCCGCTTGCGCTGAAGTGATTTACCTTCAGGTCGCAATTCTTGGCAAGGGCCTTGATGTCGTCTGCCATTCGGCCGTTACCCTGACGCCTGAAAGTCTCTGACTTGTAACTCATAAGGTCTCCAAGCTTTGTGTAAAGGTCCCTTATCATGGGACACATATGTCCTTTATGGATATCGTACCTGGTCTTACAATGGCCACAGGTAGACATCTCGACTACCGGCCGAATTTTCTGTTTTCGATTCAGCATTCTCAATAGACTGAGAACCGTTACACCTGGTTCGTCCTTGTCCATGTTCAGACTCTACACCCTGCTGGGCCGTCTGTCAACGCATGAAGTTGACGTAAACCAGGATGATGAGAGTGGCAGAAGCAATAATCATTTGGAAGATGCTGGTCACGGTTCTTACTAGTTCTGCCTTTGACCTCGCCAACTTTAGTTCTTTTCGTTCTTCTTTACTTATCATCTATTAATCGTACCATAAAACGACTAAACCCCTCCGAAGAGGGGTTTTTGTCAGATACGACCAGCGGAGAAGTCAGCCAGCACACGAGGTGCATTGCTGTCAAATCCTACGAAGTCCATCATTCCACGGTCACGTGGGTCAGCAATGGTGAACTCAGTTGCCTGAACTCCCAGAACTGCCATGCGAGCGTCGATTCCGGTCTTCTTACGGTACTCCTTGAGCGCCTGGAATGGGTGAATGTCACCAGCCCATGTGTCGTTATCAGTGATAACCACAAAGGTGTCAACATCTACACCGTTCTCCTGTGCCCAACGAATTGGAAGGCTACAATCCGTACCGCCCCAGTTGTGGCGCTGTACATTACGCATTGCCGTAGCAAGGTCTGTACGAGCACTGATACCAAGGTCGGTTAGACCGTTTGCACGACCCCAACCGTATCCACTACCCGCAGTAAAACCACGGATGATGTGAGCTGGCTCGGTACGAGCGATGGTCATTGCCATTGCACCAGAGACCTGAGCGCAGCTAAGGTCGAGACCACTAGCCTTTGCACTCATAGAACCTGATACGTCAATAGCAAGCATCGTTCGCTTACCTGCTGGCTCCACAGTCTTGAATGCCAGGTGGAATCCCTCATTGAGGGCATCCACGATAACACTCTCGACTTCCCAGCCACGAACACGCTCCTCACGCTCCCAGCCATAACGGTCCCTTACGGTCTTCATCTGGCCTTCGGTGTACACAACAACCGCGTTCAAGAAGTTGATTGGGTGCAGACGAGTCTGCCTAATCATCTCCTGATTCGTGAGCTGTCCTGCATACGCAGCAGCGAAACGCATGTCCTTGAAAGCACCAATCTTCGCTAGGCGAGTGATGTTTCGGACTAGAGCCTGACCACGAAGCTGACCGTTAGCGAAGATTCGCTTCCACACACTCACGTCCTTGTGGAACTGAGTTGGGATTGTCTCCCATGGAAGCATCTCGTACTCACGGAGAACAGCGTGAACCTCGTCAACAGTCTTGGCCTGCTGCATCTTCTTGAAGCCCTCAATGGCCCGAAGGTCATCGATAGCGTCGTGAGGCTTGCCCAGGACAAAATCAGCAACGGATGTGTTCACATTGCGTGGGTGAGAAAGACGCATTACATCTCGGAGAGTCCAAGACTGCTCACCGAACCTACGCTGACGGTACTTGACCGCCTGGTAAGCCAGCTTGTCAGCATCTCGGTCAAACCAAGAAGCAATAATCTCTCGCTTGGCACGACCCCATCCAACCTCAAGTGAAGTCAGGAAGTTCAGGACTTCGTAAAGGTGGGTACCAGTACGAACAACCTTGTTGAACTCAGCCTTCACAGCCTGCTTGTTGTTGCCGTTGGCAATCAGCATGGCGAGAGCGAACAGAGCTGGAGTCTGACGATATGCACGACCATTGACAGACACGTCCACAATGGTACGAAGCACACTCGCCTCGTCCTTCTCAATCATCTTGCTCAGGAAGCTTACGCTCTTTTCGGCGTGGTCGACTTCCTTGACGTAATAGGTGCCACCATCGACACCCAGAATAAGGAATCGCTCAAGCCTGGCCTGGTCAGATACCTGGAAGACGAATCCTCCAGCGTTGTTCTGTACCTGGTCCTGGCGAGCACGCTGAGTCTGAACAGTCTTGTTGAGACCCTTAGCAGCGTTGTTAAGTGCGTTTGACATTTTGTTACCGGCCCTTTCTAAGGCATAATTTCAGGGACTCTCCCTGCATTAAAGTCTTCTTCGAATCGCTTGAAATCCTCTCGAAGGATTCCATAGTGCTGTGCAGCAGTGCACAGCTTATCTCGTTGTGTCAGATAGTCTATCAGACCATCCTCAAGTCGCACAAGGTCATTGATTTCGTAGCGAGTGCGCTGAGTAGTGGACTTGTGCGGACCACGAACACGATAGTTTCGCTTGTCACGCTCCCAAGCAGATTCACCAAACCAAATGGTTCGCCAACCTGCTTCAAACTTCCAGTCTACTCGCGCTTCTCGGTCCTTGGAAGTATCAAGGTCATCAACTACCCCGACACGGAATGAGGAGCTGTCTCCTTGACGACCGCCTCGAAAAACAACGGCTCCTACGACAATATCATGTCCAAGCCAGTTCTTCACAGTGTCTTCTTGTCCTTCCAATCGACTATGGTCACTTCTGTACGCTCAAGTAGGTAGACATCGTCATCTTCATACAAGTTCTCTTGTATTTCTGTCTTACCTCGCTCCCAGCGTACACCAACGTACACGCCTTCGTCAATCTCTACTACTTCAAGAATGTGAACCATCCATCGGCTTGTGCCCTCTTCAATGGTATCTACCCACTTAGGCTTGAATTCGCCTTCAGGAATTCCATCTTGAAGCCAGCCTAGCGCATCCTCAAAATATGTGTTTTCCTTCCACAGTTCCTTGAACCGTGCAATTCTTTGTTCTGTATTCATATTTGGTGGATATATTGTTGAGAATCGGAGATTGCCCGTTCCTTGGGCGATGCAGGATTCGAACCTGCCTTTATTCATTTCAAGGGAATTTAGATAACCGATATCTCGTTCGACCCACTTTGTCCCGACAGAGGGAATTGAACCCTCGATAATACGCTGACAACGTATCGTGTTTCCACTACACTATGCCGGGATAGCCCTTTCGGGCCCTGTTCACCAACCGCTAGGCTCTGCCTTCAGAGCGCGAAGATTGGCATAAGTGACACCAGGGATGTCATCCTTCATCTCATCAAACAGCTTCTGAGCCTGCTTGATTGCATCAGCCTTGTTCTTCGCAACAAATGAGTTGCAGAACTCTTCGGTCTTCTTCTTCTGACCTGGATATGTCACATCAAGCTTACCTATAACAGTCCAGTTTGGCTTCTTGCCAATGACTGACATTACTTGATGCCCTTCTTCTTGAGAAATGCCTTGCGGTCCTTCTCTGTCCACTCGCTGACCTTAGTAACAGTCAGCTTGCCGAACTTTGCGTTCTTCTCATATCCAGCACTTACATAGCTGTCAAAATCCTTCTTTGCAGCCTTCTCAGCGCCGGACTTGTTAGAGGCAGAGAAAACATTATCGAATGTTTCCTTCGTGCCGTTCTTCGTATAATGACCCTCTACGAGCCATAGCTTATCAGCCATATTTAAGGCTTTCTGTGTTTTGGCTTACGGAAAGTGTACTTCTTCAAAATCTCTTCCGGCTTCGGAAGCTTATTGTCAACAGGCTTCGTGTTCCCACCACAGTGAGAGCATTTTGGACCTGTTGGTTCTGTCACTACATTTTGCATGCAGCTTGGACAAAATCTGATTGCCATTACATCTTCCTCAATTCCATGCCAACAAGCTCAAAGCTCTGATGCTTAAGCTGGTCACGAACTTGTTCGTAAGCTTCATCAAAGGTGTTGGCTTTGACCTGACTTGTAATTGAAGCCTTGCCACCGCTTGGAGATTTGTAATGGGCGGAATACTTCCAGTTACTCTTCATGATTCCTCACGGTTGATTATACTTTAGTGCGCGCCTGACGGGATTTGAACCCGCGATTTCCTGATTGACAATCAGGTGCATTGGACCAGACTATACTACAGACGCAAGAGAGCTAGGTGGAGGGGTTGTGGCTCAAGCTCCTGTGTTCCTCACTTACCTGCTTGCCGACCTGCTCTATGTTCTACTTTAGCGGTTGTCGGAGAACCTGTCAACTGTGCGGACTGGAACCTTCTTACCAGCTACAATGACATGCCTCTCGGTTACTGGGCCTTCTACATAGACTACACGAGTGTTGCCGTTGTGTCCATGGATTGCTTCAAGGGTGGTGATGTCTGGATAGACTGCTACTGAGTTCCACTCGGTCAACCATGTCATAGCACACTGACCACTGTCAAACTCTACACCCTGAGCTACCACTCCTGTTCCAGAGACGCCAGATGAATCTACGTCTCTATGAAGTTCAAAGAGTCTCATATCCTTATCTTATTCTATATTATTTAGAACCTATTTCTAATCGGTTCTAGATGTTTTTCAACATCTTTTTCTTTATATTTTCTAGTGTAACTACACCTTAGCACCTCTTCTAGAATCCTGTCAACTCCCTCCTTGAACCTCATTAGGTCCCTTCCTTGCATCTGGTTCTTAAGACATAGTTCCGCCTTCTGGGCCGCCGGGCCGCCCTCTCGCAAATGAACAAACGAGATGCGAATACGGAGCCGCCCGCCATTTTTCAAATTTCGAGGACAGCCCTGGGACATGTCACATGAATGTCACTGGACATGTCCTCATGTCCCAGGACGTGTCACTGGACAGATGACAAAGTGTCCTGGGAATGACAAAAGCCATCCTCATAGATAGAGGATGGCCAGAGTGTTGATGACAATGTGGATTGTGTTGTCCGCAATAATCATCAGCCAAGTTGTCAGCCAAGGCGGTGCGTCATTGCGATATCCAGTGAGGTTTCCCTCAGCCCATGAATAACGCCATTCCTTGGGGGCGAGCTGATTCTTTGCCCAGACGACATGTCGTGCCAGGCGATAATGGTCGATGACAATGTGAGTGACAATGATGACAGCCAAAGCTATCGGTGACATCGTGACAAAGACAAACGGGACACCGTATGTGACACCGTGGACAATTGCTGGTGCCCAGCGTTTTGTCTTCAGTTGTGCCATCCAGTCTGTCTGAATGAGATAGTCACCAATGAAGTGCATCAGCACACCTAGAAGAACAGCGCTCACTTTTTCTTGCGCCTTTCCTCACCCTGCCACAGCTCTACCTGCTCCCAACGCTGAATGTCTGTCCAGCACTGACACTTGCGAGGATTTTCGGTGTTGCAGATGGAGCACCAAAACTCAATCTTGTTCTTTTCAAGGAACTCGATGAAGTCCTTCTTGTTGTTCCCCTTTGGAAAATCCTTGGCCATTTACTTTTTCCTCTCTGGAGGTAGTTCCGGTAGGTATCTTTTACAATCATAGCAGTAGGCTCTCTTCCAGCCAGAAGCTATGATTTCGTCACCGTAAATCTTTCTTACGTTGACATGGTAACAGTCCTTTTGCTTCTTTCCTTTACTCATCATTTCCAAGTTCTTCCGGCGAGAAGGTCTCTAATAGCCTTTTCGTCCACTCGATATTTTCTCGCCAAAGCCGCCTTTGTGATATCGCCCTTGGCAAACTCTTCTCTGATTTGCTTAACAATGTTAACAGTCAGCTTTGCCTGCCCGTTCTTTTCGCCAAGATTTGTTTCGCCATTGGCCTTTGTCTTTTCCCTATGATGCTTCTCACAGAGAAGTTGACACTTGTCCAATTCCTTAAGCGCTCTGTCCCAGGCCCAAGACCATATTCTGTGGTCAACTTTTGTGGATGCGTCCTTGTGGTCCACGTTTAGATTCTCAGTAGCTCCACATATACGACAAGAGCCACCGAGATATTCTATCCCAGCGGCTCTCCTGTCAGCAACCCACTTACGCTGGTATTCGCGCTTTGCTTCACCAGTTAGTGACATTACTCTCCTTCTTTAAGCGGAAATGGTCGGATTCGAACCGACGCGCCGTTTCACCGGCGTAGGCTTTTCAAGAGCCTTCCACGCTGCCAACGTTAACATTTCCATAAGGAAGTCATCGTTCAACTTCCAGGTCTTCTTCATTGAAGCCACCCATAACACCCATGATTGGATGATTGAGAGACCTGTCGAAGAACATAATTTCATACTGTCCTGCTCCTAGAACACCGAGCATTCGAGTACGCTTATGAACCCTACCACGCTTGCCGTAGTAATCAGGGTCCACGTTGGGACGGCCGTGCTTAACTTTAACTGTGTCCCCACAGATAATCATATCACACCTCCTGCGGAAAGCCTGGGAATCGAACCCAGCCGGGCTGTAACACCCTTAGCACCGTTCCAAGATGCCTGCTAGCCAATCGCTTACTTTCCAATGAGCTGACGAATTATCGCCAACCCAGCTTTACCTTGCCGAGAACAGCAATGAGAACATCACCAGCGAATCGGCCATTCTTCATGAGAACCTTGATTACGCTTGTGTTATTTTCGCAGAGGTCCCATACGGTTGCGTGCTCACCGAAAATGGTGACCTTGGTGCCGAACTCAAGCTTGTCCTTGTTTTCCATTTTAGCTCCTCAGCCATCTTGGATATTGTACACGGACGTACTCTTCGTAATCTATTTTGCCAGTAGCACCTTTTCGACGCATATCAGTTTGCACGTCGTTCCAGCACTTCTGACATAGCGGGTCGCCTACGATGGGAGCAATGCGCACTTCCTTCTTAGTTTCCCCGCATTTCTTGCATTTCATTACAACCTCTTGGTGTTTGAATCACTCACACCCATGAGCACAACAGCGTTGTCAAGAATGACAACCTTGTTCTTGCCCTGCATGCGAACAGTGCCCTTCTTTCCCTTGTGGTCACCACGAGTAATTTCTACACGAGTGCCATCAGACAAAGAGAGTGCCATTATTCCCCCTGCTCTAGTAGTTACAAAGTACGCCTGGAGGGAATTGAACCCCCTATCGTCTGCTTATAAGACAGATGCATCGACCGTTATGCTACAGGCGCTCCTCTAGTCCCACAAGGACTAGGTTTAAGTACATCTTACATCTGGGCAAAGCTGCTGTCAACCCTGCCCGATGCCTGAACTTTCGAAGATTGAAACGACTGCCTGAGCAGCATTCTCCATTGTTGTCTTCGTCTGCGCCGGAAGGGAAGGAACGATGGTCGCAAGAATGAGACCACCCACCATACCCCAGGCAATGTAATGAATCTGCCAACCCTTCTTCTTACAAAGGTAGGCGCAGACTGCGATATACAGGATGACTCCTGCTGTCCACATTCTACTTCTCCAATTGCTTCTCGATGTTTCTACGGAAGTAACCAGCAACCTTGTACTTGGAACCATCCCAAATACGGCTTTCTCTGCCGGTGTCTCCCAGAATCTCATGCAACTGACGAGCTGTCAAGGTGTGGCCATAACCCTTGAGTTCCTTGACCAAGATGCTGGCTGGTAGCCAGTCATGCTCGTCAAAGTTCTCAAAGATGTCAAGCACGTGTTCGAACATGAGCTTGTCTGTTGTGTCTGTCACTGTAACATCAAGGTAGGTGTCTGTGTCAAGTTCGGGCATGCCCTCTGCTTCACGCTCATCACCCATCTCAATGGCTTCATCTGGTTCTATTGGATAGACCTTGTACAGGTAAGGCTCTCTTGAGCCACCGCCCAAAATGTAGCACTTACCAGCGTCTTCCACGTCTTCACCTGAAGCTGGATGCAGTCTATCAGGTCTCCAGCCCTGTGACAACATGCCCTCACCGAACACGAGAGGTACGTCAGCATGACGAGAAGCAAACATTACCTTGATAGACACTGCATCTGCAATAGCAGCGCCAAGAGTGTCCTTTGTAGCCTGCTGTGCAGCCAAAACAACGGTAATAGCAGCCTTACGACCATTGCGAATAATCTGAATGGCCAAATCCTTGCACTTCTTGTTTAGCTGAATGAACTCATCAATGAAGATAATGAGGGCAGGATGGTCCTTGCTTGGCTGCCAGTTGTCACCCATTCCCAGCTTCGTCAGCTTCTTTGCACGAATCTTCGTGTATTCCAAAGCCTCGGTTAGCATTTCTTCAATTTCCTCTTCGGTCCTACCGCGCCTTGCGATAGCTCCTCCGAAAACTTCGAGTCCATTGCCGCCAGGGTCAATGTCCCAGGTTACACAGTCTCTACAGCTAGTGGTGATGTCTGCCAGCTTACGCATGAACATTGACTTACCGCCACCAGGAGCAGCAATAACAACTGCGTGATTTCTAAGCAAGGAGATTTCAATGTGCTGACCATCCATTCGCTGAGCAATCTTGTACTTGTTCTTAATAGAACGAGACAAAGGCTCTGCTCTTTGGTCTGGAGGCATATCAGCAAATGGGTCAGTCTGCATAAGTCTGATGACAACTTCGGCCCGGAATCGAGTAGCAGCTACTAGCATTCCATCACTAGGAAGTCTTAGTAGTGTCTCCATCTTCTTAGCCTTAGCCATTACATCATCAGGAGTACCCTTTCTCAGAACTACCGGGATTTCCCAACCCCAATTGTAACGAACTGGCTCCAAGATAACTCTGGGAGTGATTCCCTCAGCAAGCAGTGCTCGTCTCAAGCACTCCTGAGCCTCGTCTCTGTTTCGAGCGTCGGCAATTGGAAAAGGCTCCATAGGGTCATCGACTTCATCACCTTTTCCAGCAATGACAGAGGCCAGATTCTGAGGCTTCATGCCACTGCCTACGAACCACATGGCAACAAGGACGGCGACACCAATGACAATCAATGGAACTATCTTCCAGGTGACGTAAGCCCATCCCATTATTGCAATAACTACAGCAAGGATGGAGTAGAACCTTTTACGTCTTGGTTCACTACGCTTTTCCTGCTCTATCTTCAGCTTCCGGGCCTTTTCCAGATTGCCATCACTTCTAGCCTTGGCAATCTCTTCCTTATAGTCATTCAGATAGACCCAATCCAGAATGGCCTTACTCGTTATTTTGACACCCTTCCGGACATGCGAAAATACACCCTGACCGGAAGACCGAAAAGACCTGGAAATCTCCAGGTCTGTGTCAGGGCGTTTCACAAGTTCCTTGGAATGTCTCTTGTCGAAATCTACCATAGTATTAGTTGTGTTGTCAGTGTCTCACCATTGAGACCAGTTGGGACGGTGGGAGTTGAACCCACATGTGACCACTTAACCTTTCAACTGTTTATCAGACAGAGGGTATACGCCCCAGTGGCGTGAGCCTTTCAGACCCACTTTTGTACTTCATCAAGAACGCCAAGGAAGACGTCCTCATATGCTCCAGATTCTCCGAGTGATGAGCGGAGAATGAACTTATCCATATTGGACAGTCGGGGATTGAACTTCCCGTATTCCAATGCTGCACCAAGATTCAGAAGCAAGCGAATTGCATGTCGCTTACGCTTTACGTCATCGTGTTTGGCAAAGTTCAGAGCAGTTCGAATGTATACTTCCTTCATCTTGGCACGATTCACTCGATATTGTGTCCGGAATTCGTGAAGTCTATCAACTTCAGCTACCGGCGTCCATAGTGCTTCAAGTGCTTGAGGTACGCATTCGTCAACCATATGCATGAATGTTGACAGGTCTACAACCGTTTTGTCAACTCCATTCACGATGGTTTGCTTAATGTTTCGCTTACGAGCGGTGCGCTTCGTAGCGATTACTTCATAGATGTCCTTATCTGAACCCTTATGAGCGAGTCCGTACAAGTGACTTCCATGGATTGTCCTAAGAAGTACCGTCATAATAAGTCCTTTAGGTAAGTGATGAGAACGGAGAGAGCGTAGTCCCAATGCCATCCTACCACGCACATCTCGGATGACCTTACACAGCGCATGTTACAGCACCGATAGGAATCGAACCTATTATCCATTGTAAGATAACCGTATCTCTTTCGACCCAAATTGTCGGGATAACTGGATTCGAACCAGCGACTTCTGCATCCCAAATGCAGCGCTCTGACCAAGCTGAGCTATATCCCGAAGTATTTGCTGAGTTATCGTATCAGCCCCAGTACGCAGTGTGCCGAGCCTCGAACTCGGTCCCGAACCTCGCAAGATTCAGGCGCTCCCTCACTCACCCTCGCAGGACGTGCAGTCCCTAGGAACTGCATTCGGTCAGGCACCTCGGAATCGAACCGAGTTTCTTAGGCTTCCAAAGCCAACGGATTACCATCTTCCCCGTGCCTGATAGCAGCAATCGCTTGCTGCGTTGTACTTAATCTTAGCAGATGCTCTAGTTGGTGTCAACCTCGTGTTCAGCGGTTGTCCTTGCTGACCGTCTTATTGAAGCTTACATCATCTGCTGTGTGGCTGTCAAGCGTGGACTGAAGCCTTAGTAGCTCCGCTTCAAGGGCCTGCTTGCGCGCCTTGAGGTCATCCACGTACTTCTTGGCCAACCTCTTCTCCAAATCGTAGTCGTATGGGAGGTACTTGTCAAGCTCAGGGTCAATGGTCTCGAAGACAATCTTGGCTTCAATCTTGCGCATGGCACCATTTCTGAACCATGCCTTCCACATGTCACCTGGCTCCTCGCCACTTCCCTCAAGGATGAACAGCACGTTTGGCCATTCACGAGAGAATGACTTCATGTCGTCTTCCCAGTCGTACCACTTTGCGTTTTCGGTGTAGTTCTCGCTTACCCACCGGCCGAAGTTCCAATCGTAGTCTCCACGAGAGATGGTTACGTTGTCCTTCTCAGCCATGAGCTTATCATACACCGGGCCAGAGCCTTCAACACTCAGTCTGAAGTCTGTGTAATATCCCACTTTCCCTCCTTAAAGTTTTCAGCCCCGGCCTTTTAATTTAGGCCGGGGCTATTTTATATTAATTGCATGTCCTGTAGGAGTCGAACCCACGCCTGAAGGGTTGGAGCCTTCCGTGCTTCCGTAACACTTAGGACATATGTTGAAGGTGTTAGTACGCCAACGTTAATGCTGGAGGTTCGATTACGCTAACTAGTATGCAACCAGCCCACCTTCAAGTTGTCGGTCCGAGGAGGTTTTACCCATCGCTTCCCGCTTATTTCCCTTCCTCATTCCTCACTTTTACCATGGTTATTATGTGAGTTCCGATTCCGTTATTTCCGCCGATATCGTAAAGTCGGACCAGCTCCCCAACCTAGATTCGAACTAGGAACTACAGATTCAGAGTCTGTTGTGTTGCCGGTTACACCAAAGGGGAATGGTGTTGCCCTGACAGTTAAAGAGCCTGTCACTCTCTTAACACCTCCGGGCCAGAGGCCAAAATATAGTCCGGACTATATTTTGCTGGTAGCGTGCTGACAAAAGTCAGCAGAGGCGAATCCAGGTCTTCGGAGCACCGAGCGGGAATCGAACCCGCAATTCTGACTTGGAAGGACAGCGTGTTACCACTACACCACCGATGCATTGTGTGGATATAAGGGCGAGAATCGGAGAGCCCCTATCGGAGCGTATTCACCATTGTTTGAAAGATAACCAACTCTCTTTCGACCCACATTTACTACTTTAGCAGCTCACTCGCTGTCTGTCAAGCCCGTTGCGTTCTTACGGTCTTCGTCAGTGAACTCGTAGGCAAGACCTGAACGAGTAGCTGTTACATAGCTTGTCATACTCCTTGACACCGCGTCAAGTCCTGCCTTGTCCGCAGCAAAGGTCAGGCTGGAAGCCACAGGGATTCCTAGCTTAGAGCCTACTGCGATGGCGTCTTGATTGGCACCAAGATAAACGAATTCGTCACCGTGCTGCTTTGATTCAGTGATGAGCTGATTGACCGTCTCTACGGTCCACTCCTGTGAAGCATTCTCCAGGCCATCTGTCATGACGACATAGATTGTCTTCTCGGTCTGTGGTACATAGTTTACTACGGTCTTACCGATTGCGTCAAGAAGGGCGGTCATGCCACGAGGCTCGATACTTACTGTACCAACCGCATTGGCAAGACCAACCTTCTCAAACTTGGTCTCATACCTGTCATCAAACTGCACGTAGGTGACAAAAACATCACCTTCAACACTTAGCTGTTCGTCAAGGAACGTGTTGAGGGCTCCTTCTGCCTCTTCCTTAATTCGCATCATGCTACCAGAGCGGTCAACGATAAGGACAATATCTACGTCAGTCATTACTCTCCAATTCTGAGAGAGGAATCAGAATGCTGAAGTGTTCAGTATCCATCGTCTGCATGGTATAACAAGAGCCATAGCACTCGATACCGTTGGCGTGAACAATCATCTGTATATCAGTTTCCTGAATCGCTGCCCGAAGCCAATAATCACTACCGAGCAACTTTCTGTCGCCACGCTTGATGGCTCTGTAACACTTTTCACGAAGGTTTTCATACTCTTCAATAATGCCCTCGTAACGCATTCTGACTCCTTTATCGTGCCGGGGACTAGTCTATCCCCGGCTCTCCTCCATCAAACACTATCTTACTGGCTGGCACTCTGTCAACCACACCACTCATGCAGCACCAACACCACCAGATGCCTTCGTGAGTACAGTCGTTTGGCTTCATCTTAGCCCACTGAGGGTAACGTGGCGGCATTGGACCGCTACCACATTGGTCACACTCTTCCTCTGGGCCGAGAAGTCTACCAGACTGACATCTCTCACAGACTTCCGGTCGTTCGCTGCGCTTGAGTGCGCGGCTGACTCGCTCCTTCTTTGGTATCACAGGAAGTGTACTGTCGTCAAGTGGCATGTGATTGCCCTTGGCAGAGTTACACTTTCGGTGCATCAGCTTCAAGTTAGCCATGTCCCATGTACCTCCACCGCTCAAAGGAATCCAGTGGTCGATGGTAGGTCCGTTATCCTTCGTGAATGGAAGGTCACAGCCTGGGAATTGACATATGTAGCCGTCGCGGTCAGCCAATATCTGAGAAATCTCAGCTCGTGAGATTCCCTTCGGCTTACGCTGTAAATCAGGCATGGCATACCTCCGGTCATATGATTTCTAGCTTGGTGAGATATTCGTGAAGCTCATCTGGCATCACACGCTTCTCCCTTGGCGCTTCAATCACATTATCACGTTCTCGTACACTGTCAAGCTCCTCTTGCCGCGCTTCAATCTCTGCACGTCGGATAGACTCGTACGTCTGTACCTCAATGGTACCAAAATCATCACGTGGTGTATATGTGATTGCATTGTGAACTGCTCCACACGTTGCGTCTGCCAAGTCCTTTGACCCCGTTCTAGGGTGGTCAATTTTGTCATTTGGCATGATACGCAACTGAAGCAATTCCTTCCTGAGCAATGGGATGTCTGGACCTATTATTCTTTGGTCATAGATTACCCAGCTCAAGTCTTCGTAGTGTTTCTTTGCTACAGACAGAACTTCCGAACTGATTCCAGCACCTCGAAGGTACTTGATTTGGTCATTGGAGTTCCATCGGTCAAAGGTTACTAGCTTAAGGTCAAAACCTCTGCGCTTCAATCCTGTAATGTACTCTCGTACATCGGCAAAGTCAATATCCTTGCCGGGCTTTGGTGTCCACCATCGGACAGCATCAACGACTACATAAGGAAGCACCTCATTAAGCTGACCACCAATCTTTTTCTGTACAAACTTTTCAACATGCGCAAGTGCTACAGCACAGTGGTCGTGCTTCTGCGCAAGGTCTACGTGTACATAGTAGCGCACGCCTTCCTTCGGTGTAAAGTCTGCACGATATGCACCATCTTCATCAACACCGTTAGGTCTGACAAAGACTGCTTCAACCTTCTCCCTGTCCTTGAAGAACGCGTCAATAGCGTCAGGTGGCATACAGGCAAATCGAGACAATGCATCAATTGGGTCAGTAAAGAACGCCGTAGTGAAGTCTTCAATCTTACGAGTTGGATTGACTTCCCACGTAGGACGCTTCAAGGCATAGACACGAGGCACATTGTAAGAAATAATGTGGTCCTCTTCCCAGCGGATTGAGAACTTGTTTTCCTCAATTTCATCTGGAAGGTCAGGGTCTAGCTTAAAGGTGTGATTACGTTCTACGATTTCCTTTTCTGCAACTACCGCGTCATATCTCTGAGAGATAAAGTCATTCTTGAATCGAGGGAATGATAGCAGAACTACCTTTCCTTCGTTAGGGAATCGAGAGTCAACAGATGCTCTATACATCTTATAGACAGCATCAGCGGTCTTGGCCTGTTCGTTACCAGATGTGGAGTCTAGCGCAAAACCGGAAATCTCGTCAAGAACGCAATAGATGAGATTATAACCCTCCCAAGCCTCTCGCTCTGAGTGGCCTGAGTAGACGTTAATGTTTTTGTCGAAAGCGATATGGCCAGCCTTCGTCGTGAACTTTCCTACAAACCATGGGGAGCCTTCGATTCGGCTCTTGAAACCCTTGAAGAAGACGTTGTTGGCCTGCGCTGCGTTGATAGCAATGTTCAGAATGTCAATGCTGTCACCTACAGGCTTACCAAAATACTTCGCTGGATTCCTGAGACACAGAAGCAAATAAACAATGTAGGCACAGGCGATGGTGGACGTGAAGTCCTTACCGCTACCCTTACCCAAACAGGCAATGACCTCGTTACATGTTTCTTTCCATCTGCGCTCAGCCTTCTCAGCATCATATAGATTATGCAGAGTACTGTGCTTGTAAATCTGGCTTGATGCTCTAATAAGCTGGTATTGATACTCAGACAAATGAGGCATGCCTAGATAGTCTTCGCTCTGCACGAAGACCTCAATATCTACCGGGATTTCTTCAAAGTCATCGTCTGACAACGCATTGAAGAATTCGGCAAAATCAACTGACAAAACTAAATCCCTTCATTGATAAAAGTATATCATGAAGGGATTTAATCAATTTGGAACGACAATCGTTTCAGTCTTATCTGTTACTCTTGAGAGCCTGCGTGCTACCTCAACCTTACAGTGAGAACATTCGGAGGTCACCTCACGGAGAATGCCAATCAATATCTCATGCTTTCGCTCCATCTCAACGACTTCATCACCGATTTGCTGATTGTCCAGCAGGCCAGCCTTCTGAAGAAGGTCAACGCGCTTTCCTTCAATGTCAGCAAGGTTCTTGAGGACTGACGTTTTCGTCTTGAGGTCGTTGTTCATATCAGCTTCCTCTAGGACTCCCCAGAGTTCTCTGATAATCATAGAGTAATGCTCATCCATGCTCGTAAGGGCTTCAGAGGCCCGAGCCTGAATTGTTTTATTGTTGGCTGCCAGTGCCTTCCACTCATCTATATATTCGAGTACTTGGGCACGCTTCATCCCCGTATTCCGGGCAATTACTGTTGCGTTGTCGCCCTTAAGATGAGCTGCTACAACCGAATTCATTTGGTCGATTCGGTCAAGCGTATCTAGTTCTTTAGGCAACCTTTCTCCTTCTACGTGGACGCCTTGGCTTTACCAGTCCCTTTAGCTTCTCCACATAGAAAGACTTCCATTCACCTGTGTCTGCATTGATGCAGTCAATCCAGGTTTTGCCTGTCCTTGTATTGGTTGCCACACATCGGAACTTGTAAGAGCCTCGCGTATTCTTGAACTTGATGAGAGCCTTTGGGAGCACTGTATCCCCATCAATTTCAAATTCGTATGAAGCGATGATGTGTGGGATTCCGGCATACGCTCCTTGCCACCAGCTATCTGGATTCTTTTCCTTAGAGCGTCGTCTAGTCGGTGTTCCCATAGTATCTCCTCACTTTCAAGATAATTATAGCATGTTCTGGAAAACTTCCATCCAGTAACGTGCTGCGTCTTCATCGAATTCTTGGAACTTGCCTGCCAGCCAAGAAACTCTCATTTCTGGAGAAACATTAGGAACCGTCAAATACTCAATCCCTAGCAGTTCAAGAATCGTCTTTATGTTGTTATCGATTTCTCGACGGTATTGTTCGTCAGGGTCTCGTACTCCATCATCTACATTATCCCAGTAGATTGGGAAGTATAGAAGTGCCCCATAAGTCTGCATGTACATCTGTGTCAGTCTGAAGGTGACATGCTCAACAAGGTCTCCACCTTCCCAGACATTTGCATTCTGGTACATGGTGTAAGCAAGGGAGTCGACCAGCGTACGGTCCGAAATGATTCCCTGCTTGTAGAGGCGATTGTGCTTATCGGTGAATGCCTCTGCCTCATCTACTATACGCAAGAGAGGTACGAGTATCTGACTTAGTTCTGTGGCTTCTCTATTGATTGGATAGCCGTATGCCTTTATCTGCCGGGCCGTTGATGGAACAGTTCTAAACAGACTGAAGGCGGGGCTATTTACCATAGCCTCCGCCATCGAAGTCTTGCCTGTTCCGTGAGCGCCCATCATGCCAATCTTAATCACTTACGCTCCACTACAATCATTCTTACATCGCTGATGCCAAGCAAATCCTGCTCGGTCAGTTCTCTGGCTGTTCCATCGTACTCTATCAGACTGACCTTGGCCGCGTCAACTAGACGCTTACCAAATGCGTCAGAGTAGCGAGCATTGGACCATTCCATGAAGATGACCATGTTGTATGTTTCCCATGACTTCTGCATTCCGGCCCAAATGAATGGCTCTGCTCCTTCAGCATCAATCTTCATATAAACATCGTCACCAGGCTCGAACTGATAAGAATCATCGAACTTCTGAACCTGAACCGCTGTCTTCTTGCCCAGCTTGTGATGCAGGCTGCCTGCTCCTGAGTGATGTTCTGGAACATACAAATTCATCTTGCCATTTTTGTCAGAAAGTGCCCAGGGGAATACCTCTATGTAGTAGCCGTTGGCCTTGGCTGAATTCTCCACCATCTGTACAAGATGCTTGTTTGGCTCGTAGGCAATGACGTTACATCCATGGGCTGCCGCCCATAGTGAGTAATATCCAATGTTAGAGCCGACATCAACGAAATAGGAACCTACTGGAACCCTTTCACTGATATACTTAGTTACCCAGCTTTCCCAGTAACAAAGACCATTCCTGAAGTGAGGAGTCATTGCCTCATCATCATCTTCGGCATACATCCAGAAGCTGCTTAGCATTCTGAATCGAGTTCCGTACTCATCCTCTTCGAATGCAGCACCAGCTCTACCGATTTTCTCCACGTCTTCACGTGAGGAATACTTCACCTACTCTTCCTCCTTTTAATTTTGTATAGCTCAAGGTAACGTGTGATGGTCATTTCTGACACACCACACTCCTCAGCTATTTGTGCAGCAGTCTTGGTTCTGTACCTTGACTGAAGCCATGCCTTGCTTTTGTAGAGGCTGTTAGACATCTCGCACCTCCTTCATCAATGGGTCAATGATTCTCATTGGCTTCTTGCCCGAAGCATACTTCAAGCAATTGAAGGTGCCACCGCTATTCTTACCGGCCTCCAACAGAGCCAGAACAGCATCAGAATTGTCAACCATATATTCGTTTCTGCGCTGGTATGCCCATGCGCCAGGATACTCCTTGTTGGGAAGAACGTCAACCACGTCGTCAGCCAACTGCAACGCTCGGTTGTAGTCGTATTGGTCTGCTACACGAGGCGTGTGGCCTGCCCACGGCTTTACAGCAATGAATGGGATACGAAGACCCCATGCTGTTTTAGCCAATAGCAGGTCGAAGCCTGACGCCATACCCACATAAACCAAACAGGCCCCCATATCTATGAGGGCCTTTTCAGTTTTGGAGGCAATCCAGTCGCGGTCCCTCAAATCTCTGTGACCTGTTCCCGCTACAATCATGCTCATCTCCTAGTTTTGTTCTGCACAGCCCACCAGGCAATACCAAGTGAGTCTGCTACGTTATCGCTTTCAAGCTCAATGCCAAATTTATCCTTGGCAAAGTCAATGGTTCGCTGCTTCCTGATTTGCCTGCCCTTGTTCTGATACCAGCTTGCAGACTTGCCAGGAAATTCCTTCTTTATAGCATTCTTTTCTGCCAGTGTAAGATTCTTGTTGCCGATGAATGACTGCCATGAAATAGGCGGTACTTCAATTACTGTCGCTCCCTTTTTCAAGAGAGCAGCAATCACGGCACCAAACACATACGCCATCTTGATAGCGACTGATGTGCTTCGAACCATAATGGCTGCTTCAATTGCAACAAAGTCAGGAGAGAAGTTTTCGAAGAGTGCCAAAGTCTTTACGTTCGCATCATGCACTCTTTCAAAAACTGTTGCTCCGTGGAAGAAAACTTCTCCACACTTCAGGAAGTTCTCTCCATCAAAAATGGTGAATGCTATGGATTTGGTTGAGCAGTCAATTCCCATGACTCTCTGAGCCTTTGTCTTATGAATATCAGACAGAGACACTGTCAATCAACTCCAATAGTTGCACTCGTTCCTTCCGGCGCTGCTCCGCTTTACAGCCCTCACACTTGTCTGAGCTGTTGTATCTGGAGAGCACTGTAGGGCAGTGAGAGCACGTTCTAGCAATTCCTTTTTGACGTGCTCTGCGAGCGTAATACTTCTCCATGATTCTTGCGTTGGTCGCCTTACGGCAACATGCTGAGCTGCAAAACTTCTGATTATGAGTCTTGGGCTCAAACATGTTACCGCATTCTCCATAGGCGCAAATCAATTACTTCTTCACCTCCAATGGTGCCTTAGTAATGTCGCCTTCTGGAGATTCGTTCCAACACACATTGAATAGCGCGCATGACTTGCACGCCTTACTCTTCTTTGTAAATGGTCGGGTAGGCAGAGTCTTGTCTTCCCAAAGCTTACGAACTTCACGCATCCATTCAAACAGGTAGTCGGTGTATTCTGAATTCGCTTCGTTCATTGTAATGGGTACAAGGAAAAGCTCCTGAGTGTTCTTGTTCTCGTACAGGACAAATCCATCATTCAGGCCGAGCACTCGCATATAGATGAGCACCTGAACCTTGTGATAATCAATGGCTGTTCCATTAGCCTCACGATGGATATATGATTCCTGGCGAGTCGTCTTGAACTCACCAACAATCTTTCGTCCTTCAAAATCTACGATAACATCAACGAATCCCCTGATTGGGGGATTCTGATAGGTGATTTCCTTTTCTGCCTCTTCTAGCACTCCCGCATCGCCAAATAGCTTTTCAATGCGTGTATGTGCTGCTGTTCCGTTTGCCATATTGGCGACACTTAGTCCATCGAAGGTATCGACAAATGTTCCGCCCTCAAAAGCCAGATACCAGTACCTAGGACAGGTACCGGCACCATAGCCAAGAGAGGACGGACTGAATGAAACCTTCTTGGAATATCTTTCCTTCTGCCGGGAATTTACATAGGCTTCCTCAAGAACTGTTACCAGCTTCTTGATATCGAAGTCTGCTCTGCTTCCCAGGCGAGCAATCTTTAGTAGTCCATCAGACATTGTTGTTGAATTCCGTTTCTCTTAGTGATTATTATTGTATCACATCAGTAAGGCAGTTTGAAAGTGTACTTCAATGCCTGTACCAACTTGTCGATGGACTCTGCTGTTGTGTAGTAGATATTCTTTTTGAAGTTGTTCGGGCTGCCAGCAGGAGCCTTCTTGATTGTGCTATAGGTAGCAGCAAGCATACTGAACTTGGCAGCGTAAGCCTGTAGCTGAACAATGAGTCGCTGATTTGTTTCCGGCTTCAGATTGGGATTTACCATGAGCTGAACCATAATGGCCATTGCCTCATCCAGCTCAGGGTCCTTCATGAAATCATGCAGTTCCTGGAATTCACCAATCTTGGAAATGTGCTCAAGAGGGGTGAGGTCACTCATCTTCGCTCCGGAACATATCTGCGAAAATTGCCTCCATGTCTTCTCGGGTTCGGCGGCCACCCTGCTCATTGCCATCTTCGAACTTCTCAAAGGCCATCCACTGACCATCCTTGGGGCTGCGAATAAACTCAACCCTAACTAGCTTCGCCATACTTTTCCTCCCATGCTTCCAGCATTTCCTTGAACATCTCGTCTCCGATTACCCAGACACGAGTCTTCTTGTCGCCTGTGCCCAGAACCAACTTGAGCGCAGGAATCATGTTACCAGACCTGAAGGCGTCTGTGCAAATCTTGCCCCAGACAGCGATGGAGACGCTAAATGACTTAGCAAACTCCTTGATGTCATAACAGAAGGGGCCGAGGGTGGCGTCACCCTTTTGGAATTGGCCACGCCCGGAATTCTTCTGAGGCTTGGCTCCATCTCTCTTGATTTCGTTAAGTTCAGTCATTACACCCCCAGTGAAAAGTTCTCAATAGCTGACCTGTGCTCCTGAGTGCATACCCAGACAAGAATCTTGTCTACTGGGAAATACTCTGCCTCATCACACATTTCGTCACATGTCATGCATGCAAAGGTGCCATCGATGAGGACTCCTCTCGGAGCCTCATCCACAGGCTTCTTTGGTGGCTGTAGGAATGGGTTTTTCATGCTGCCTCAACCTCCTTCACCAGCTTTTCTGCCAATTCAGGATTAGCCCTCAGCTCAATGGCGAAGTTGTCTGAACCCTGAACCTTGAGGTCACCGTAGTAATGCCAGGCTCCCTTCTTTTCAACAATACCTAGTGCTACACCTAGAACGGCTGCCTCACCAATATTGTCAATGCCGATGAAATCTCCATCGTAGAACAGATTGTATCGCCCAGTCTTGTTAGGCGGACCTAGCTTATTCTTGTCGATTGACCAAGTCACTTCACGGCCAATAGGCTCCTTTAGTACAAGGTCACCGTTGTAGATTTCACCAGTAATCTGGTCGGCTTCTCGTGCAGAACTCCACAGCTTCACTACTGTGCTGCTGAAGAAGTCTACAGCATGTCCACCTGTTGCCTGATGCATGGCTCCATAGGTCGTAATCTTGTTACGTACCTGAGAGATAAGAATCAGAGCAGTCTGCTTGTTGGCGTAGTTAAGCATCTTTACGCCATTTGCCAGCTCACGTGCCTCAGAACCAATCTGCTTTGTACCAGACAGTTCCTTTAGTTCATCACCCTTCTTATCCTTCTCAAAGTAGGCTGATGAAAGAAGTGCTGAGATTGAGTCGACGGTGACGATATCTACGCCAGCCTTCATAAACTCCACTCCTGCACTCACCATGTCTTCGATTGTCTTTACGTCAGTGTAGATAAGCTTTCTAGTATCTACACCTAGTCTTTCTGCCCACATTGGGTCAAAGGACTGCTCAGAATCAATGAAGGCCGCTCTCTTACCGGCCGCCTGTGCAATTCCTAGTGTTCCCAGACAGAATGTTGACTTTCCCGCTGACTTGCTTCCCCAAATGAGGGTCTGACGACCATAACCAATACCGCCCCTCAATGCAGAATTCAGACCAGTACTAGGAGTAGGCTGTCTGTATAGCTGCACTTCGGAGGCCATCTTAGCTCTTGCCAGAACCTTTGGGCTTAGCTTCGCTAGAATCTCCTCTTCGATTTCTTCCATATTCTCTTTGGTTCCATTCCTCTTCAAGTTTTCTTGCCATTGCCTTTATTTTTTTATCGCGGCAGGCGGCCAACCGCGCAATGATAAACAAAATTTCCTCCGCATCATCGCCTCTGAATACCAATAGGTGTTCGTCTTCGACTCCACGGAGGAAATATGCTTCTGTTGCCATAGGCTCAGTATATCAGGCGTCAGCGGTTGTCGCCACTGCCTGCAATTACACCTCGCGCCTGACGAGACTTGAGCTTCTGTAGATTCTGCTTTGCGATTAGCTCAAGCGGGTAGCCAAGCTCACTGGCAAGATTGGCAGCATACCAAAGAACATCTCCAAGCTCTGCGACCAGTTCCCTTACCTTTTCTGCCGTCACAATTCCATCTTCGTCACGAATGGCTTTCTTGAAACTATTAGCAATTTCACCAGCCTCACCGACCAAGCCGAGAACGCAGTAATTGATTGCCGCCGTGCTTGCCTCACCGTTGTCAGGATAAATCGCAGTCTCATTAGCAGTGAGCTGATAGTCGTTAATGCTCAGGTCGTTGCCAAGATTTTCAAGTCCGTTAATCATTGTTCTCCAGGTGTATTGTGAATTCTTCTTTGAATGGTTCGTAGCTTACAGCCACTTGATATTGTGTTGCATCACGTAGGGCCCTGTCCATCTCCTCAGCAGAGATAGTGACAGGGCCGTTAGCGATAAGCAACAGGCGCAGAATGTCTTCTGGCCTGATTGCCTCTTCCATTATCCTCCTCACAGGATATTGTCGTAGAACCAGCTACCTTCCTGAGTCTGCTTGAGGATGGCATCAATTACCGCACCATCCTTGCACTTACCATACGCCTTATGGAACATGGTAGGAAAGGCCATGACCGGATAGAGATTCTTCTCAGAATCACAAATGGTCGTGTATGCCATGGTCTTCTTTGCCTTCGTAATGTACCTCTGGAAAGCAAGAACCTTGTACATTCCGTCAGGAATGTCGCCGTACTCGCTTGCGTAGAGATAGTCCACGAAGCCATTAGGAATCCTGTTAATCAGTTCGTCCATGGTCGCGAATCGCGCCACACGGTTGTCAGATACCAGGATAGCATACATCTGGCCTGGCTCGATAGGAGTTTCAGGATTCGTAAAGACACCAGCGGTGCCAGTCTCATCAATCAAGTCCAGTCGTGCCCATCCGTCCCCTCGCTTGATTCCCTTGACCATTGCAAGGACACAGAAAGCTCCATTGTCCTTGTAATCTTCAAGGTCAGTCATCTGAGCCCTTACCTTTGGCGGAATGAACTTCAGCTCAAAGGCAGGGATGCGAAGGTACTCATAATAGTTCTCTCGTTCTTCTCCTGTGCGAGGGTGGTCCTCAAACGCTGCCGCGCCAATTGCGTTAAGTCCACCGAGTGTCCTTGCAGACAGTCCATTGCCCTTTTCCTTGACCTTAGCTTCAAGGTCGGAATATGAGGTAAATGGACGGTACTCAATGAGCTGCAACGCTCCAGGCTCACGAATGAACTTGATGTTCGCCAGACCGAATCGAATGGCATCGCCTTCGATTTCGAAGTTGACATCAGAGACATTGACGTGAGGAAGCAGCATCCTGATTCCCATACGCTTCGCTTCAATCAGATACTCGGTAAGAGCATCCTTGTCTCCTTCGTTCCTGAGCGTAGCGCACATGAACTCCAGAGGATAATGCTTCTTCAGCCATGCAGTGTAGTAGCTCAGACGGCTATACGCAATAGCGTGAGACTTGTTGAAGGAGTATCCGGCGTGAGCCTCGAAGTCATGCCACAGCTTTTCAGCAACGGCAGGATGAACCTTCTTACTCGCACCTTCAAGGAATTCAGCCCTGTACTGGTCGAACTCTCGTGCATCCTTCTTCTTACCGATAATCTTACGTACCTTGTCAGCAGTGGCCATCTTCATTCCGGCCAATTCTGTCATGGTAAGCATGACCTGCTCCTGATACAGAATCTCACCATAGGTTTCTGAGGTGAATGGCTTCATCTCAAAGTGGTGAAACTTCACAGGAGACTTTCCGTTCTTACGTGCAATGTATTCAGCACCGATGGTGTTCATTGCACCAGGACGAACAAGAGCGTTAGAAGCGGCAAGCTCATCGAAATTCTTGACGCCACCCATCTTGATAATCAGCTTTGTGTAGGCAGTCGCTTCACACTGGAATACACCCTTGGTGTATCCTTCAGAAAGCATTGCGTACACACGGCTGTCAGTCAGAGGAAGAGTGTTCAGGTCAATCTTTCGACCATGACGCTCGTCAATCATTCGAAGAGTGTCCTTGATAATGCTGAGAGCCTTCAAACCAAGGGCGTCAAGCTTTACCAGTCCAAGGTCTGCTGCCTGCTCCATATCCATAGCTACAAGAGGAATCCTAGGGCCATTGGCGTCGTTAGGGTCCTTTGCAGTTTCAATGGGTGCGAAGTTGGCCAGAGGCTGATTCGCAATTACCACACCGGCCGCGTGCATGCCAGACTGACGGATACGACCACGAAGGCGCTCTGCCAGCTTGATGACCTCTGGATACTTCTTACGAAACTCCTCAGTCGTAGGAGAAGTAAGGAACTGCTCCCACTTTTCCACAAACTTGAGGGCTCGGTTTACCTCACCCACAGGAATGCAGAATACACGCGCTGCGTCCTTGATTACCGCCTTGTCCTTGAAGTAGCCATACGTTGCAATGGAGCCAACGTGACCATACTTCTTGCGAAGGTATTCCTTGACCTCACCACGACGAGCATCCTCGAAGTCGGTGTCAATGTCAGGGAAGTCATTTCGCTCAGGGTTGATGAATCGGAAGAACAGCAGGTTATCCACAATTGGGTCAACCTCAGTGATTCCAAGGGCATAGTTCACGAGTGAACCAGCACCAGAACCACGACCAGGACCAACCATGATTCCCTGAGACTTGGCCCATGAAATCATGTCCTCAACAATGAGGAAGTAGGTAGAGAAGTCCTTTGACTTGATGATTTCGAGTTCTTCTTCAAGTCGTTCTACATACTTAGGGGCACTTGCAAAGCCACGGTCCTCCAACCCCTGCCGGGCCTTCTCTTCCAGAATGTCATCAGGATTTCCATCCTTTGGACGAGGAAGAAGGTCAAGGCCACGGTGGAATGGATAATTACTGACCATGTCTGCTACGACATGGGTATTGGTGATAATGTCCTCACGGTCAAATCCCTGCGCCTTGAATGCCGCACGATGTTCCTCAGCAGAGTGAAGATAAATCTCAATCTTCTCAAAGGTCATCTTACGGTCAGGATACAGATAGTTGAACCGCTCAAGCATCTCCATCTTCTGTGACTTGGAAAGCTCAGCGTCCTTGTTCTTCTTTGGATTGGTAGACAGGATGAGCATGGCTTCCTGAATCCACAGGTCTTCCTTGCGAGCATAGTGGCAGTCAGATGTGACAACAGGAAGAATTCCCTTTTCGTCAGCAATCTTGAACAGGGCCTCGTTCATGCTCTTAGGGTTGTGCCCCTGAACTTCAATGAAGAATCGGTCACCAAGGATACCCTTGAATCGGTCAGCAATAGCCATAGCCTCTTCAAGATTACCGGCCTCGATTGCCTTGCAGATAAGTCCATTGAGACATCCAGAAAGAACAATCAGACCCTCATTGTCATTCTCCAGCACTTCCATATCGATACGAGGCTTTGAGTAAAAGCCCTCAGTCCATGCGACACGGTTGATTCGGTTGAGAGTCTGTAGACCAGTCTCATCCTGAGCCAGGATGATAAGGTGGTTATAAGCATTTGTGCCGTCTGAACGAGACGCCTTTGAGCGCTTGTCGAAACGGTCAGTCGGTGAGATGTAAGCCTCTACACCGAGAATTGGAACAATACCTGCATCCATCGCAGCTTGCTGAAACTCGCGGTGGCCACCAAGGGTACCGTGATTCGTCTGGGCAAGGTGCGTCATTCCCAATTCCTTGGCACGAACCATATACTCAGCAGCAGTATTGGTTCCATCCATGGAGGAGTAATGGTCGTGAAGGTGAAGTTCAACTGGCTGAATAGTCATTGATACCTTCCTTGTTGTTGTAGGTCCACTCTATCAGATGTGACCTTGAGACGCAAGAAGCCCCGCCGAAGCGGGGCAACCTGTTTGCCTGAATTACCAGGACTCGTCCATGTTGTAGCCTGCGCCACTGGACTTTGGCTTTGCATCTTCGGTTGAGCCTGACTCAGAGCCTTCGCTCTTTGTGTCATTGTAGGTCTCACCGTTGAAGTACTGCTCCTGAGAAGCCTTCTCATTGGTAGCCTCGTAAGGGAAGCTCCTGATGATGCCGTTCTTCTCGTCGTCGATGTCGTGAACCACAGCCTCGCTGTCGTTCAGAACCTCATCCTTAAGAGGCTTAAGCAGCCACTTGGTGTCGGTACCTGAACCACGTCGAGTAATCTTGTAGTTCGTGTCCGTAAGGGTTCCATTGTCCTCTGCCTCTTCGAAAAGCTGGGCGAAGAAGGTTGAACCCATGCCTCGTGAAACAATCATGGTCTTTGGCTCATTGCCATCCATGAAATCAACGAGAGCGTTGATGTAGTAGTTTCGCTTCTGTGCGAATTCCTTGTCACCAGCACGAGCACGCTCGCAGCCGTAGCAGCGACCCTCGTCCTCAATTGTACAAGTCGCACGGTACATACGACGCAGAGACTTTACGAAGACAACGTGCTCAACGGCAAGAGTACCGGTTCCACGAGTCTTATCGTAGTTCTCTGATTCGGCATCCATTTCCTGAAGGAAACGGACCCGGACGCTCTGGCCATCTGAAAGGTTAAGATACTCAACCTTTGGTGCGTTCAGACGCTCCTCGCGCTCCTTTGCAGCCGCTGCCTGCTTCTCAGTGTAGGCACGAATTGCCGCTAGTCCCTTTAGAGTTCCCATTTAGTTTATAATCTCCTGAATGAATTTGAGGCTACCTGGAGCCTGCTAATGTCTATTGTAGCAGATAGGGGCTTGTTAGTACAAGCCCCACCGCCTGTACTCAAAGTTAGATACAGCATTCTGGACGCATGTCTTGATTTCCTTATCGGAAAGCATCCCAGGGTCCTTTGCTCCATCTGGATAAACTTCCTTGTAACCATGTGAAGCCCAAAGCACTCGCTTGCGAGGAAAGGAATCCACAATCAGTTTACCAAGGTCCCTGCCAGGATTGTGACCTTCACACTTGCCACGGCATTTCCTGCACACTGGTGAGATATGCTGGCTCTTGTCGTCAAAATCTGTCATGATGATGAGAGTATTGAAATACCGATTGAGCAATTCGATATGCATAAGACTTAGATGTCCTCCTAGTAGGGCTACCGTACAAGGGTAACCAGACTGATGGACTCTCATGCTGTCGAATGATGCTTCTGTGATGACCACTGTATCACCGGCCGCTTTTGCCCTATTCAGATTCCAGAGAGTACGGCTCACTGGAAGGCCAGGTGAATTCTTGAACCTCTTGCCCTCAATGGAACGACCGATAAGACCTACATGTTTCCCATCTGGTGAGTGCATTGGAACAATCACCATGTCGTTCTTGACTGAGTATCCAATCTTAAAGTCATGAAGAGTTTCCTCTTCAAATCCTCTTTCTTCAACCATGTACCGCGCTGCCTCTGGATAAGTCCAGAAGTCATTGTACATTCTTTCGAATGGCTCATCAGGGAAGATGTTGAAATCACCACCACGAGCAGTACGCTTTTCACGACGCTCTGCAAGTGAGATGTGGCGAGTTTCCTTATGCTTCATGATGAATCGCAGTGCCTCCATCATATTACACTTACGCATTCGCTGAACTAGACCAGTTAGATTTCCTTGTTCTGCACAGGCAGCGTTGAAGCAGATGTAGGTACCATTACGCTTGGAAACAGAAAAGCTTGGGGTATCCGTATTGCCGTGGAATGGACAATAGCAGAGAAAGTCGTTTCCCGTTTCGCCATCTACTTCTACTCCAATACCCTGAATGACTACTGCGATTTGTTCTTCGGTGTAGTCATGGATACCGGTCGCCCATCCATCATTCCGTGAATTTCCCAAGATTTTCTCCTCCCAACGTATATTCCATATGCTGTTGACACAAAGTTGTACGAACCGTCTTGACGATATTCAGTTGAGAAGTATGGACCCAAATCAAGTATTGGGACCCATCCATTACCGCGCATTTCCTTCATCAGCAAGTCTTCGTAGTGTGCTCTCAGCCGTGGAAAATCAGCATCATCGTTGATAATGCCGTCCACCTGAAATCTTTTGACATTGCTGTGCATCAGAAACCGCCGTAAGATTCCTTCCAGACACCCTTGTCGAGGTCTGCGTCAATCTCAAACTCGAAGTCTGAGCCATGACGATTCTTCCTGCAAATGACCTGCATAAGGCCGCTGTCAGGGTCACGGTGAACTGCAAAGGCCATGTCAGCATCATACTCGATAGCCTTTGACCAGGCAACCTGGTTCAGCATCGGAGCAGTCTTGGTGCTGTTCGTATCATCAGCGGTTGCAGCCGTAATATCGATAACAGGAATGTTATTCGTGATTGCAAGCTGCTTGAACTCTCGTGAAACACCCATCGCACGCTCTACAGGAGAGTTGCTTCGATTGTTGTTTGAGAATAGCTGGTGATAGTCACAGATTACCAGGTCTGGACGGTGCTGTTCAATCTTAGCCTGAACAGTGTTAGGAGTGACATCGCCAACACCTTCATTAGAGACGATGATGAATTCTGGCTTGTTAGCCAGCTTCTTCTGTCCCCAAGCACGGAAATTGTCAATGTCGACCTGACCACGAGCAAAGTCCGTTGCAGAGAACAGACCAGAACCCATAAGAGTATAGATTCGGTCACGCATGTTCTCAGGACTCATCTCAAGGCTGACAATCATAGGCTTGAATCCACGTTCCCAAGCCTTGCAGGCTAGATAAGAAGTGAACCAAGTCTTACCCTTACCAGGCCAGCCAATAGCCACGATGAGGTGACCAGGAGCCATACCAGTAGGATATGCAGCATCGATTGCCTTGATTCCAGTAGGAATACCAGGTGAACCATTTGCTGCCGCCCGTTCTCTGACCTTCTCGAAATGCCTCTCAGCAGATTCGATATCCATCAGGTCAAGGTCACGAACATTGTTGGTGAATCGATTGAGCTTGCCAAGCTCAGCGGACAGCTTTGCAAGAACCCTTGCTGGAGCCTCTGCACCTAGAGCAGTATCCGCCTTGTCCATAATGCTGACAATTCGGCTTCGAAGATATTCCCCCTTGAGTTCGTCTAGGTAGAACTCAGGTTCGCCACCAACATCGATTTCCTCCAACAGAGCATATCGCTCCTGAAGCACAGAGACATCTGGAATAGCCTTGAACTGCATGTAATACTTACGCAGCCCAATCCAGATGTCCTTGTGTGCTACAAAGAGGTCATCGACATTATCAGCAAGTAGAGCCCCCACTTGCTTTGAACGGCAAATGGAATTGATGAGCTTTGCCTCAGTGCTCGCCACTTACTGCCTCCTCATTTTTCTTTTCCATTGCAGCTACGAGAGCTGCCGTCTTGCGTAGACGCTCTGTTCGCTTTCGTTGGTCTTCTTCAGTCTTGAGCCTGTTGTCATGAAGCTTATCGTACTTGTTCAAGAACACTTGAACGTCGTGACCAGGAGACTCACAAGTGAAGAAGTATTCGAGCGCCTTTCTTGCGTTGCTGTACTCCAGGTCATCGATAGCAGCCATGAAACCCCACTGTAGAACATTGCTGTTAATCATAGGGTTCCGCTGATACCGCTCACGATAGAGCTTTTTGTATACGCCAATCAGCTCGAATGCCTTAGCTCTTGGACTCCTCTTCTTGGCCACTTACCCTCCAAGCGCCTCTACTGCTTCAGCAACCTTCTCAGCCAACTTATCTTCAATCTTCTTGAAGATTCTTGCATAAGCCTCGTCAAAAGTCTCGCCATTGCGAACGTAATCCTGCAATCCTACGCTCACCTTGACGCTCTGGAAGTTGCCGAGATTCTTTGTATATCCAATCTCAGCACTCACTGTCTGTGACACTTTCTACCTCCTCATCAATGTCGCTTGTCACTGAGAAACCAATTGAAAATGAAGGACGTTCCTCTTTCTCATCAGTGGCGTCGTCCTCTTCTTCGTCATCGTACCCTAGCCGACCACTGATTTCAACCCAGGACCGAGCAACATCAATGAGTGCTCTAGGGTCCTTGGTTTCTACAGCAAATCGTGCTGCAACATCCAGAGCGGTTGCAGCCTGGATAATTGCAATAGCTGGATTTAGTGTATCTCCAAAAGGAGTATACTTTGCCTGGGCCATGTAGACCTACCAATCATTCTCTTGCCAGACCGGCGTAAAGTCGCCGTTCTTGTTCTTCGTGTATAGAACCACATCGTTGCGCATCATGGCAAGTAGCTCCGTTCTGGAAGGAAGGCGTGTTGCTGTAGGCAAGCCGTCTTTTCTTTTTGCTCCATAGCCTCTTTCTACAAGAAGCTCATGAAGGTCAAGGACATCCTTCTCAGACCATAGATAGATTCCTGGTCGGGACTCTCCATCAAGAGTATACGTTCTGAAAGGCTTTCTGATGAGCCCTTCTTTGGTGTATAGATAAAGACTGTTTCTATGCCTGCCGAGCATTTTCTGAACGTCAGCGCCATAGAATGCTTTCTGCATATTTCTCTTTGCTACAGACCAAACGTATTGGACTCTCTTGTGCTCAATGAAGTTCCATGCGAGCAGAGTGTCTGCTCCACGATTAATTTGCAGTTTCTTGTGAGGCACGCCATCGAGAAAGAAGAATTTGCGCATAGGCTTTGCCTTCTGCTTCTTTTCTTTTCCCATTGGTCTCCAAACAATAATGTCCCCTGCGCACTTGCGTACGCAGGGGAGCGCTATGTCGAGTATAGCATCCTTGTCCTTCACCGAGCAAACTGGGCAGAGTGATTCTTCTCTCTGGCAACCAGCCACTGGGCAAGCTTATTCTTGGCTTTGTCAAGCATCCATCTGGCACCGCACTCAATGCATGCCAGTTCTAGATGAGTCTTATCTGAAAAGACTCTGTCAATGAATACTCGACCACCACACTTAGTATGTGTCAACTGTTGGTACCTCATCCTTTGTTGCGACAACAAGGGATGCGCTCTCCTTATCACCCACACCGGAAGAACCGATGGATGTTAGAAGAGAAACCAGTGCAGCCAGTCCAGCAGTAGATGCAGCTTCAATCCAGCTTACATCAATAAGACCTGTGGACAGGGCAAGGATAGCAACAGCAGACTGGGCAAATGTCTTTACTGCCCTTTCAAATGCATCCTTCCAGAACTTGCTAGTTCTCAAGACTTAACCTCCCTTGCTTTTTCTTTCATTATAGCATGGGAGGTCTTATCTTTATCCGCTGAATACCTTTGTTCCGATATTGCATCGGTAATTCATTACAGGAACGAGGTCGATAAAGACTTCGTCTCCAGAGACTACACCATAGGCAAATCCTGCCTGCCAGTCTGGTGACAGGTCATAATCCTGTCCAGTTGGGACGCACATGTGACCGATTTCCCAGCCACGAACTGTACGGTCTTCCAATGGAGCAGTATGGGCGTAGTATCCCTGTCGGTGAGAGTGTCCACGAATCAGAGAGACCTCAAACTTCTTGACATCGTTACGCACTGACTCAGCAGAATACTGAGAAATGCTGACGCCATGGTGAGCATAAATGTCACCGTATCGCTTGGTTGGCCGCTCCAGATAATTGTGCCATACGAATCCATTCGCAGCCACGCCATAGATGCTTTCTGGAGTATACAGTCCGTCTTCAAGAGACTGAGGATTGTTCTTGTCCAGCCACTTCACATGACGATGCCAACCATGATTGCCATCGAAGAAGTGCTTGTCAGCCTTGGGTGCCTTGGAATGAATCTCCGCAAGGAAGTCTCGTGTACCTGTAACACCAGGGTCGTTCTGGGAGAATCCTTCTCGTGAAGTTCCTTCTGCCCACCGGCCCGTGCCATCTGCATCATCAATATCACCAAGCAGGTCAACGGCACCAGGCTTGAGATATTTCATCACCTCAAACCACAAGTCAAGCATACGCCTGTCATGATTCGGGAAATGAACATCAGACACAAACAGCCATGTCATGTCGGACATGCTTGTTCCTTTCGTTGTCGTACTGACGAGCCTAACACAGCCTCTAACGGTGTGTCAAGGCCATGTGCTCCTGTCGATTCAGTCGCTCATGTTCTGCCCACGTACACAGAAACAAGTTCTTCCGAGTATTGTCAGTCTTCACACCGATGTGATGAACAGTTTCATCGCTGTTGAGCAATCTGCCTAGTCGGGCCTCGAAGACCATCCGATGTTCATAGTACCAACCTCCATTGAAGCTCTTAGGGTGTTCTGGTGCAAAAACCAGCACGTATCCTTCGGATGAGAGCATTCGCTTTCGGTTATGCCAGTTTCGGATAGGTCTGTACATTAGTACCCAACAGCAATGAACTGAACGTTCACGCCATAGTGAAAATAGTTCTTCTTTGAGCTAAGCTCGTCTGAGTCTACCACAGCAGTGAAGCCTCTGTGGTCTGGCCAGTATTCTCCCGTGAGTCCTCTGATGACACAGTGGATTCGAGACTGCTTCTGAATGACCTGCCCTGTTACAATGACTGGCTTACATCCTACTGAGAAGAAGTTACCAAAATAAACGGCCTTCTCATAGTGCCGGGCCTTTCCGCCCTTGATGTAAACATAGCCAGCCATAATCTTCAGACCAGATGTCTTCTTGATTCCATGCGCATTGTAGAATGCGTTAGGCTGATTCTCAAAAATCCACTGGTCATTAGCAGTCATCTGATTCAGCTTTTCACGAGTAATCTGCTCGCCTATTGACCAGCTCGTAGGCTTGTAGGGGGTGATTGCCAAGTTATGTTCGCTCCTTCCTTGTGTAGGGCTATCTCCTCTGGAGATGCTTCAATCACTGCATCACGAGGGAATAGCATGACATCAAAGAAATCTGGCGAAACTACTTGTCTGCGAAGGTTCTCTGATATCAGATATATTTTACCATTGGACATATCCTTAACCAAAGTTCCTTGGCGGAATCCGAGCTTACCACCCACTTGATACTTTGCGCAAGCCTCTTCTGAGGAGCGAATCACGAACGGGTATCTCCAGCTAGACAAGATTCTGTCAGATGTGACTCTGAATCTGAACTTGCCCTTGATGAAGAACACTCCCTTCTCCGTCTGTACGCAAGTCCCCGTAGGATATTCTACAGGGACTGTGGGTACTGGAGGCAGTGGCTTAGCCTTCTTCCGTCGCCACCACATTGCCTTCAAGCCTTTCAAGATAGCTAGCGTTGGCATCCTTGAGAAGCTGACTTTCGTCTTCGAGCCTCTTTACCTGCCCTTGAAGTTCTTCTACTGCAAGGGTGAAGTCGGCACGAATGTCTGCAATCTTGTCTTCATATCCAGCAGTAAGTTCAGCTATTCTTTCTCTAAGAGCCATTACTTTTAGAGTATCTTTGTGATTCATTTATTTATATTTCTCTTTCTTTTCTCTAGTGTAATCTTACTCTAGCCTACCGAGGCTGACCTGTCAAGCTCAAGGTCAGCCCTTGTGGTAGAGCGTAATCTTTCCATAAGAAGAACCTGAACTGGTTCCATACATAACTGCGTAGTCACTGGATGTGCTACCGTAAACACCGAAGCCTTCGATTCGGTTTGCAGCAGTTGAATCCACAATATTGTTATACCAACTTGATGGAATTGTTACTGTTGCCGCCTCTCCTCTTGATAGGAATACAATATCATCTCCATCAGAACCTTCATTTGTCATACCACCAACAGGGTCACCAGATGGCTTAGTCTGGTAGATATGGCCTCTCAGATTAATTCCTACTCCAGTGTTGTTACCATGAGAGGTGCTTAGTCTCTTGAGGTAAATAGTTGCCTTTGTAGGAGTTCTTACAACGCCGCCCGCATTCAGTGCATCGTAAATCTTGGTTCCATAGAAATACATTCCTCGGTGATTGTCATTTCCGGTCCAGTCACCCTGGTAAACTTCGTCACCGTCGTTTCTCCACATACCACCATATCCAAGACGGTATGAGTCAGAGGAATTGGCAGTAACTGTGACTGGAGATGCTAGCAAGTATCGTGAGGCTGACACATATGTTGAGTGGTTTCCGCTTGTATCGTAGGAAACGACTCGGTAGTAAATGGTCTTGTTCACTGGTAGACCTGAGTGGTCGTACTGCTTTGCAGCGCTTGCACCGCCTGTTACAGTAATGATTTTACCATCTGTGGTAAGAGTCTTAGTGCCAGAAGCCGCAATCGTTACAGTAGGATATCTGTCGCTTCTCCAGATGACCTTTACACCAGCCGTGTCTGATGCTGAAGGGTTAGTCCAGTTCAGACGATAAGTACCAGTTGTGGTACTTGAGGATAGTGGTGTAATCTTGAATCCAGTTGGAGTTCCAGGCGCAGTCGTATCACCACTAGGAGGAGTGACATATGTGTCTGGAGCAACAGAGAATGACAGACCGTCTAGCATTACGTTGGTCTTTGTGGCCACCGCAGAGTATACATAAACGTTACCAGCAGAGTTTACAACCAATACCGTTGCCTGAGCGTCGGAAGTAGTTGTATATGAAACTGTTGACAGGTATACAGTCTTTGATGGTCTTAGTCCTGATGGAAGAGTCATGATTGGAGTAGCAGAACCCTTGGTCCATCCTGCTACAGCACCACGAAGATATGTTGTACCGTTGTTCAAGACATATGAAGGAGTGAATGCACCTGAAACAGCGGTTGTACCATTAAGCAATGTCGCTGCGGCCCAAGGAGGACTTCCTTCAACGTCAAGGTGGCCGTAGACACGAAGGTTACGAGCTGTCGTCATATCTTCGTCTGCATTAGCATAAGAAGACGCAACAAACTGACCGGTAGCATTCGTGATGGCAATTCTACCTGGGAATGAAGCATCATTCATTCCATAGATACGGAATGCAGCCTCTTCTGCACCAGCCGGTGAGAAGTTTGTAAACTGAGTAGATGCTCGGTTACCAGCAGAGTCTGTGTAGTTGACATAACGGAATCCACCAGTTCCACCTTCAGACTGAAGAATCAGACTAGGATAGAATGGTGTATCTCTGCGTCCACCTGAAGTTGAGCCCCAGACATTGTCTGGCAAGTCAAGGTCAGACCTTGAAATGATGATGCTTCCATTGCTTCGAACAACATCAGACTGAAGAACAACCCTGCTCGCAGATGCCGTACGGAAATCTGTTCTTGTACCCATTTCAAGCTGGACGTCGTCAACGTAAACAATGTCACCAGTTGCTCCATTGAACCATGAGAATGAGAATTCAACGGTGTAGCATGTGTCAGGAATGACGATTGGAGAGATGAATGAGAAGTCCACCCAAGCAGCATTGGTTACTGCCTTTTCGATGAAGTATCCATTAATCATTGCTCCAGCTTCGTCAAGGAACTTGACAACAAGGCGCACATTTCTACCGGTCGCAGTTCCCATCATTGCATAACCAGTAACAGTTACCTGCTTACCAATGAGTTCTTGGTTTGTAAGAGTTGATACTGAGTACTTACCAAGAAGCTCTGTGGTTGCCGGGCTTGAAATCGTACCAGTTGCCAGAATCTTCAATGAGTTCGTATCTTCTCTACCAACAGTTGTCTCCTGAGAAAGCGTAGTGTTCGCCATTCCAGTCCATCCAGTAATGCCATCTTCGAATGTGGCGTCGTAGATGTAGTTTGGATTACGGTCGTAAACACCAATGAATACACTTCCGTAATCGGAACTCTTGTTGATGAGAGGTGGAGCAATTCTGATATGAGAAGCATCGTTCCAGTCACCGTCCATGACGTGACCAATCATTCCAGGATACTGCTCGTCTGCTTCACCACTGTAGAATCTAATTGCGTGGTCAAAGATTGAACCCTGAATGCTTTCTACAGAGACAGCCTTCTGACCATCCCCACCTTGTGTTGCAACCTTCTGTGGAGCACCATTTTCATATGCCTCAATGGAGAACTGGTCAAGCTGAGCCACTGAACCTGTTGCAATATCCCATTCAACATAAGGAACAAGATAACGAACGGACTGGTTCAATGACGCTGGGCTATAGGCGTCCTGATGCTCGCCCTGAGTACCATACGTACCAGTGCTTCCAGAACCACCACGACCACGAACATAACCAGTTACGGTAATCCAGTCAGCAGTTGTCGCTGAGCTACCGGTCGCAATCTGCACTTCTGAATTGTTTTGAACCATCATGTACTGATTGGCTGCATATCCAGAAAGAAGACTGTAGTCAGTTGGCATTGGGTGCTTCTTTGTAGGTGTAGTTGCGTCATCAACGTAATCCCAGTCAATGATGTTATTGCTGTTGTCGAATCCGAATAGACCCACCTTGATTCTAGGTGGAGTGGTGATAGTTACATCATCAAACCATCCTTGAATACCAGCAACAGGGCTACCTGAAATACCGGCCTGAATTTCAAAGCTGGCGGTTACAGCGCCAGCAGGTGCAGTACCAGTAGAAGAGAATTGTGACCATGTAGTTCCGTCAATAGGAATCACAGTACCATTCGCATCTACTGGAGGTGGCATGTCATTGAAGGTTGTACTGATTGTTGCATTGGCAGCATCCTTCCAGACAATGTTCATCTTGAGATTGTCTCGGATGACGGTGCTGTTTGGAAGCATTCGAGCTGAGAATGTGTAGGTGTATCCTGGCTTTACGTTGACAACGGTACCCATTCCATAGACACCATTTGAGGCACCAACCTGGTCCCATCGAACAGAAGCAGTTCCAGTGAACTGCTTGGTGGTGTCTCTGGTAATGCTGTTTGTACCATAGGCGAACCATCCAGTCGTGTTTGTTTCAAAGCCTGGGTTAGCGTTCAGGGTAGCTACAGCATACGCACGGATACGTGCTGAGATACGGTACAGAATGGTTGGGTCGTAAGCAACCTTCGTAACACCGGTCGCGTTTCTCAAAACCAGGCCAGAACCTGTGAACTCGAACAGAGATTCAGCAGAATAAGCACCTGGGTCGGTCTTCTGCAAAACAGAGCCGCTTGTAAGCCATAGGGAGCCATCCTGCATATAGTCGAACAGCTTTGCGTATGTGTTATTCTGCATAGGCGCGTCAAGAGCGGTTACCTTGATTGAGTTGACAGCAAGATTACGGAACTCGGCATAACCGTCATTACGAATAATCCATCCTGTGGTACCGGCCACATAGTTGGATGAATGAATTCGGCTGTTTACACCATCAGCAGATGGGTTGCTCGGGTCACCAACGACAATACGTCCTCGAACTGTAGCGTCACCAAATTGCGCTCCACCAGTCAAGTTAATTGACCATGCTGGCTGACCAGATAGACCATTTGCCAGAGCGGTAGAGCGAATTTCACCAGTACGGATAATTCCACCATCAATAGAGGTGGTGCTTGGTGCTCTCCATGGAGAAGGAGTCGTTGAGCTTGTTAGCTTTCGCTCAACCTGCAACCCATCGAAGTATACGCTTCCTGTATTGTAGAGGCTCATGTAGGTGAGGAAGCTGGTGTTGTTTCCGGTATTGAACGTTCCGGAAATACGAGTCCACGTACTGTTTGCAGTAACCGTTGGAGTTCCACCAGGCTGCAAGAATGTACCGTCAGCAAGCTTTACAGCGAAGCCGACACCCTTGTCTCCAGAGCCCGTAAGATTCAGCACCCAAACAGAGGCAATGTAATCCGTATTTGGTTCACATACTGTGTTGTAATCCGTGAAGGTTGATGACTGATAAACTCGTGAGAATGTTCCTCCACCAGTCCAAGTGTGCTTGAGGCACTGAGTACCGAACTTAGGAGTTACTTCAGGAGCGGTTGCAATTGCCCATGTTGTTGTACCACCGTCATTGAAGGTGGTTGTCTTTCCTGTGTACCAAGTTGACTGGAATTCAAAGTCAGCGTACTGAGGAAGAAGAATATTTGGAGCGTCCTGCAATAGCAGAGCAGCCGCACGAATCGTACCACCATTGATTTCAAGGGTGTTGTTGGATAGCTGATATCCTGCTGAGCCTGCTGCGTAATTAGTGCTCTTGATGGTACCGCCAGTGTCGACAGTCAATGAGTTCTTGATGAGCAAAGCATTGATAATACCAGTACCGGCCGTAATCTTGTTTGCATCGAGATTGTTAATCTTGGCTGAGGTAATAGTGGCATTGGCGATGTTCGTGTCAGAAATGAGACCGACAGTCACAGCAGCTACGGCTGATGCAGAAGACTTGAGTCCTCCACGGTCAACAGCAATGACTCGAACCCAACGGGCCTGAGTAGAGTCTGTGACGGCTACTGGGAAAATTTCAGAAACGAATGTGCTACCAGGCTCCACCTGCAATTGTCCAATCATTGTGGAGTCGCTTGCAGTGAACGTAGAGGTCGTTCCCAGGTGTACTTCAAGGTAGCTAACATCTGCTTCCAGGCGACCAGAGGTTGCCTTCTGCAATGCGTGGTTTACCTGAATCTGCAATGTATTGACAGATGCAGTTGGGGCAGCAGGAGTAGACGGAGCCGTATTGGCTGCCGTCGCGTTTACGTTTGTGGTGTAGGCGCTTCTATTGGTGCTTCGGTCATAAGACTGCACACCAAAGTTGTACTGAACACCTACAGTCAGACCACCAATGATGATTGAGGTCGTTCCAACAGGCACATTGACATAGTCATATCCTGCATCAGCATTCTGCTTGTAACGAACGACATATCCAGCAAGGTCAGTATCAGATGGAGCAGTCCAGGACACAGTAGCCACTGCAAATGCAGAATCATTTGTGTCGACATCCATTGATGCTGTGAGACCTGTAGGAACACCTGGTGGAGTTGTGTCAACGTCAGTTGGTGAAATTGGGGTCGCTGAAACAGTGACGTAATTTGAAATGCTATCGAATACGTCACGAGAGCGAATCTTGAAGTAATGCACGACGCCTAGAGAGCTACTGTCATATACGACTGTATTTCCAGTACCGCTATAAATTCTGTTTGCGGTCGTTGGGGTGAATCCTGAACCTGATGTGCTCATGTATACGTCATAAGCTGCAAGGTCATCGATTACCTGTACATCCCAACGCATGCTAACGCCACCCACAATACCGGCCGCAACTACTCCAGTTGGGTCAGGTGGTGGTGGGTTTGTAGCAGTAAGGGTCGTTGAAGGAACAGATACATTTCCAGTCAGGTCAACTGCATAAACGGTGCATTCAAGGCTTGCTTGTGGGGTTCCGAACAGAGCCTTGTTCGTCTCGAATGCCAGGTCGTAGAATGTATTTGTAGTTTTGATGGTTACGTATGAACCACCAGGAATTTGAATCTTGACAAGGTAGTGGGAGAAGTCTTCGAGTGGGCTGGCATCTGCATTCTGGGTAACTGCATCCCACTTTGCAGAGAAAGCAGTTCTATTGACAACCCAAGTAAGCCCCGTTGGGGCTGCTGGAGCTAGCGTGTCCTGAATTGTTGTGAGCGGAAAGATGCGGCTCCAGTCGGAGACGTTTGTTCCATCATTCGCACGTAGCTGAATGTTATAGTCGGTACCTGGTGTCAGGTCTCTTAGAAGAATTCTCATATAGTGATTTCCAATGCGTACTCAATGTCCATCTCAGTATCCGCAGTCTTTGCCTTTGGAGTTGAGAGGACTGACCTTGCTACAAGAGCATAGTCGGTGCTGATGGTATCGGCGTCTTCTGCTCTAATGCCATCAAAAACTACATTACCTGTGCCGGTCGCTGAAACAGTGATTGAAGTGACGTTGCTCCAGTCTGGTGCTCCAGTGGCTGTGAATGCCGTCTTACCCATTGTCTTTACTTCGTAGCCTGTAGCAGCGGCAAAGCTGTATTCGTAGTAATTCGTTGCGTCTGTGCTGAATCTGATGACGATGTTGTTGATTGCTGCATCAGCATTGTAGGCCAATGACATAAAGTCTGCGTCAGAATAGACAGACAGGTCAAGGGCGATGTCTGACAGAGTTGAGCTGCTTCCACCAGCAACTTGCAGGGCGTCAGTACCAATTCTTGCAATCGCTGTATTCCACGTGGCAGGAATCCAGTCTTCTGTTTCGGAATCGAAAGAGACAATGATTGTGCTGCCACCAGAAGTCTGTGGAGGAGTTCCATACCACAGGCCAACCTCATAGATGGTGCCGACGTATTCTTGTGGAATTGTTCCCTTGAAGATAATCTTGTCGTTCAGAATATCAGCAGAAACCAAAGAAACAGGCACCCTGTCTGCCTCGAAAACCAATGTGGTGTCATTTACGTTCTCGGCGGTTGAACCGATTCCGAGAGCAATTGACTCCGCAATGCGAGGGAGGTTACCTGCTAGGTATCTGAAGATTACTGACTTTCCCTGAGTAGTTATCATGCCTTTGTCATCCTAACGTCTACCTGAATTGATTCGTCTACATCTGGCACTTCCAGAACCACATCAACTACCTGCTTTCCTGTGCCATCAAATCGAATCGTCTGACTGACGACAATTGCTGTGTCAGGAGGATATAGAGTTACCGGGTCATTATCTTCACCGGTCTCTTCTGGTTCATCCAGAATTACGTCATCATCTTCAACGTCAAGAATGTCGTCTGTGTCTACGACATCCGTAACTTCTTCAGTGGTGACTTCAATCTCGTTTGGGTAACGAGCATCAACGACCCCAGGTGGAAGAAAGAAATTGGGGTCGATGACGACATCAGGCTTCTTGATGATTTGATTGCTGTTAATGCTCATGAGGTAATTATATCTGAGCCATTACTCAAAGCAAAATTATGCCTTGACTCGACGCAGAGTAAGCTTCGTGTTGGCGTATCCTTGGTCATATCCACGACCTACACTTACTACGAAATACCTATGTGTTACCGGGTCGTAATCCTTCTGTGGATAGTTGACTGATACGATGTCTCCAAGCTGAATCAATGGGTTTCCAAAGATTTCAGCATCCACCTCATCGCATCCTTCAGCCCAGTGATGAGTAATCCAGTCTGCTAGAGCCTGTGCTCCGCTTTCGGACTGAATCCATTCCGGCTGAATTTCTGTGTCCACCTGACCACGACGACGAATTGCATTGTCGTTCTTGGAGATGATTGTCTTCTCATCTTCCTTTGTGACCGTTCGACCATAAATCATGAGCTTCTGTTCGACTGGATTGTCAGCTCCATATGTGAGCGTGTCCTCACCGTTGACAATTGCATTGCTGCGATAGGCATTGGTCAGAATGAACTTAGCTCCAAATGGGTCGGCCGAGTATTCTGGACAGACAATCTGAGTGGTGTTTGAGAAGTAGATATTTGAATGGACCGCTGGATACTTGTCAAACTTCACATCAAATTCTCTTACCTCGTGACAGATTGGTCCGAAGTCGTCAAAGAATCTCTGAGCATATCGTGCCCATAGATACTTCTTTCTCTTCTTCACAATGTGACTGGTGAAGTGCCACTTGTATAGCCATTCTGTGTATGCCTGACTACTTACAATTCCGCCTCGAATTCTGTCGAAGAAACCCGTCTTGTCAATGTGCAGGTCTTCTGTAGTACCATTTCCGTAGAGGTATTCGAAGTCTGCATGGGTGAATCCACGAGTGAAACAGCCGAATCGACCAGTCAATGGCTCCTTCTTTGAGACAGGAATTGTAAAGGTCATCTTGTTCTGTCCATTGATGCTGACCTGGATTACGTGACCGACAAGAGCGCCTGGGTCTCCATAAACACCATTCTCCATTCGGATAGCAATATCGATGTCGTACCAGGTATTCTTGGAGATAGCCATGGCTACACCCTTACCCTTGTCCGGACCAAATCTCTCCAGCTTTCCATTGCTTCTACGAACATAGAAGTTGATTTCATTCTGGTACTTTCGACCACCAGGAAGCCTGTCAGTTCGACAAATCTCAAGGTAGTAGCCCTTGTCCTTGTCTCCCAGATTGAAAGCAATGCCTGCCATACCGTTGTTGTATCCAGAGTCCCTGAAACGCAGACGAGTGCCCACGTACCAAATGCTTTTATCTGGAGTGCTACCTCGTGAGGCGACATAACATGTATTGATGTTGGTGTTCTTGGTGGCCTTCAGGCTGATGGTTGACTGGTCCTTGTTGTGGACAAAGCCACCCCTCCAGGTCTTGTAGCCTCCGTTATAACTGGCAACCTTTACTCCATATCCAGATGCATCGTCCTTGTGGACAGCAGGATATGTATTCCAAAGACCTCGTTCAGTGATACGGAACCATCCTGAGAAGTAATTCTTGAATCTCAGTTCTGGGTCTGAAAGCTCCTCGTCAATCTGCTTCTTCTCATCGGAAGACTTAATTGCCTTGAAGGTCAATACCTTTGACTTGTTGTAGTACCAGTATCCCTTTGCATCGTAACGCATCAGTTCACCCTCACACTCAATGATTCCTGAGTAAGGCCAAACCGCTGCTTCGCTGCCGGTCATTCTGATGAACATCTGGCTATCAGTCATTGATTCTCGAAGCTGACTTGAACGCAGAACAACATCGCCTTCTGGCTGCCAAACGATATCCATTACTGGAGTACGACTGCCCTGCTTTGTTTCTGACATTGAAGTCTTTGCATATCTGACAGTTACATTGTTTGCTTCGTAATCGTACTTGGTTGAAAGGTCTACAATGTCTGGAAGCTTCGTTCCATTGACCACACCATCAAGCTGCCAGGCAATCGGATTGCCCAGATTGTATGCCTTGTCTCTGGTGAGAATCTGCAAAATTCCGAATTCGTCAAAGTAGATTGCACTCTGAGTCGTCACAGCAAGACTGCTGAAGATTTCCCAAAGAGTCTTCTCACCGTCAGTCCAGAAGTACGGAATGACTGTCGCCTTGTCGTCGTCAATCTTCTCGTACTTGTAGTCACTGAATCCCATGATGTCACAGAGCTGCCAAACGATTCGACCAATAGTCATGTTCTCAAAGAACATCTTCGGAGGCTTGATTTCCTGCAAGAACTTTGAGGCATCCTTCATGGATACCGTTGCAATCTCTTCACCCTGTCCAGACCAGTTGTCTGCATACATAGTGTATTCAGTAACATAGACCATGCCACTTCCGCCTACCGGCGTCGTGTCATATCCAATCTGATAGGTGAACTTCACATTCTTGTCGATGATTCCATAGAAAAGAGAGGAATCATTCGTGTTGTTGTATCGTCCATCGATATTGGATAGCTGAATGCTGGCAGTATTTGAGGACGCTGCTCCCAGAGGCGTGATAAAGGAAGGAGTTCCCATATCGAATTGGGAGTCACTTGAAATCAAAGTGTCAGTCAAATCCTGCTCAAGACGTGCAGACATCTCAATTAGCTCCAGGTACTTGCCCAAAGAGGAGATGGTGTTAATCTTGAGACGAATGCCCTTGATGAGCATTGGATTGTTTCGATATACAGTGGTTCCCCACGTTCCATTGGCCTGACGGTAAACAGTTACACGACCATCAGAATTAGGAATGATGTCCCCTGAAACAGTCGTCCATGTGGTGCCATCGGTTGTGATGTCAATATCGTAATCGACTGGCCAAGCAGCAGACGTTTCAAATAGGAAATACAGCTTGTTGGTCCAGCAAGCTGTCTGATAGACAATGTAAGGACGAACAGTCTTTGAGAATCCGTTTACTCCACCAATCAGGGAGCTGGCTACTGGAGATGTCCAATACTTATATGGGTCATCTAGACCAGAGATGTAATACCTAATTCCACCGGGCCTGTCTGTGTACTCGGAGACAATACCTTCTACGCTTGCACGTGCCTTGACAATGCCCTTCTTTGAAGGACGAAGTGGGTCGGCAATGGATTCGATTGGGTAGTACTCTGGGTCACCTTCGTCATATTCTGCTGGAGTGCTATCAACAGTTTGAATTCCGGCATAACGATTCTGATTCCACTCAGCAATAAGCTGAGGTACGGCCTTGACGGCGTACCCCTCCTTAAGTAGCTTGTTAACCTCAAAAGTCGTTGTCTGCATTATACTTGTTCCATTGATATTGAGACTTCATGGAAGTCAAAATGACCTCGCTTGCTCAGGTTCATGTTGAAGTCTGAAAACATGACCTGGAATGTTTCCACAGTTCCATCTCCATACGTTAGCTCCAATGTGAAGGCTCCTGGGGTGGCGTCATAGAAATCTTCCATTTGACGCGCACCCCAGAAACCGTCTACCGTATAGGAGGAGGAATGCGGTAGATTCTGCCACTGCACACTGAAGGTACGCTTGTCTGCGACAATGTACTTTCGCATCGTACCGTTTACCATGCGCTGCTTCTTTTCAATTCGCTCTACGTCCATAGACAGCTCACCACGATTGTGGTCAGTGATGGCGTTTCCGTTCCATCGCATTAGACGAGGCTTTACAAATGTCATAGGCATTACCTGACGACCCTACTCCTTCCCTTCTTGCTCTCAATCTTGTCGAGTGCTCTGGTAACAACCTTTTCAAAATCAATCTCAGTATTGATACCTTCAGCATTGATAGTGAAATTGTACGTGTTACCGCTTCCTGAGTCAATCTTGTCAATTCCACTCTCAAGCTTTGCTGTAAGTGGAGCTGTTAGAACTGCCTCATTCTTGTGAAGGTTTGCAATGGTGTTGTCATACTTAATCTTTCCACCTACTGCAAGACCAGGGATACCAAAGACACCTGGTGGGACTGTCTGACCACCGCGCCATGTTTCGAAGTGGAGGTGAGGACCAGTTGAATTACCTGTGTTACCAGAGTAACCAATAAGCTGTCCTGCACGAACATTCTGACCAACGCCTACGCTTCTCTTTGAAAGGTGAGCATAGAGGGTTCTGTCCATTCCATTTCCAACAACAACGTATCGACCGTATGAGCGATAGCCGCCATTTCCGTTACCGTGAAGGTCTGCGGAAGTCTGAACGAAACCGTTCATTGCTGATACGACTGGTGTTCCAGTTGGAGCGGCAAAGTCGGTAGCTCGTGGAAGATTGCTGTGCTGTGCATATGGTCGAGATACAGATGCATTGATTGGTCGTCTGAATCCACCATTTCCAGTAAGAGCCTGGAATGTGGTTGCAGCAACAACACCACGTGCCATCTGCTCCCACTTTGCATAAGCACTTGGATATGCAGAACGCTGAACTGCCTGAGCCTGACCAGCAAGACTTAGCTTTCCTCTTCCCTTCATTGCAAGCAAGTGCTCGAAGAACTTACGTGCTGCATATGAAGGATTCAGAATCTGCTCTGGAGTACCCCAACCCTGAGAAGGACGCTGCTGGAATAGACCAAGAGAGTCACGGTCACCATAGTTGAGGTTCCTTAGAGTGGACTCCTGCATAGCAGTCATAATGGATACGATGAGGTCGGTGTTGTTAGCACCCATTCCCTTACCGACACCAATAATGGTTGCAGCATTCTTTAGCTGCTCAGCAGATAGGTTGACTCCACCATACATACCGGCCGCGCCTGGAATTGCAGTTCCATCGATTCCGAACATCATTGCCTGATTTGCACCAAGCTGAATTCCTTCCTGAATCATGGCCTGCATCATTCCAGCCATACCAGCACCAAGAAGACCGGCAAGGCCCATTGAATCTCCGAAACCACCAATTCCTGGTTCGAAGTTTCCAGAGTTGATGTTTTCCATGAAGTCAGTACCGTACTTGTCTACGGCCTTGTTCTTCATCATGAATTCGCCCTTCTTGGCACGAATATCCATTTCGGAGTGAGCACGTCCACCAGAGTATCCAGTACGTCCAGAGCCACCGGCCTTTCCACCGATAAGACCACCCTCGTGGTGAGAGTCCAGAGACTTGTTCTTTCCAGACTTCTCGTTCAGGCCAGACTTAGGAAGCTTACCAGTTGAAACCCAATCGGAGAACTGTCCAATTGTCAGACCGAATGCACCCTCGGAGATTTCGCTTGCGACATCCTTTGCAATCTTGTCCCAAGCAATCTTGTTCTTCAGGTCTTCGGCTGCAACCTTGATGTTCTTGTTAAGGCTGTCCTTGATGTACTTGGACCAGTCGTTGCCCTTGCCCTTTAGGTTTACACCGTACTTCTTGTAAGCCTCTTCAATCTTCTTGATTTGGTCATCGAGTTCCTTCTTGTTGCGTGGAACAAATGCCTTCAACGTTGCAAGCTCCTGCTCAATAGCCTTCTTCGCAGCCTCGTACTTGCGCTGAGTCGCCTTAATCTTGTCCTGCGTCTCCTTCTGCAAAGCCTCACGCTGAATCTGAATGCTCTTGTTGTAAGCCTCTCGCTCAATCTGAATTCGCTTCATTGCCGTTTCGCGAGAAACCTGCAAAGCCTTGTTGGCAGCATCACGCTGAGCGTTAAGAGCTTCCTGCTCACGCTCCTTACGTGCCTCTAGCTGCTTCTTCTCAGCTTCTTCGAGCTGCTGAATCACCTTTAGGCGACGGTCTCTTTCTGCCTCAACAGTTGTCTTCTGGTTTTCAAGACCACTAATCTTCTTTTCGGAAGCTGTCTGGCTTGCGGCAGCAGCATCTTCGGTTGCCCAGTTATCAAGGTCGGCCTGAATGTTGTTACCAATCTTTGCGGCCTCATCAAGGTTACCAGAATTGATGGCCATGTTGAAGTCAATCTGCTGATTTGCAAGAGAGGCCATTCTCTGAATTCGAGACTTTTCCTTCTCAAAGATTTCCTGACGCTTCTGCTCAGCATTCTGTTCAGCCTTGATTGCATCATCAATCTTCTTGACCTTGGCATCGTAAGCCTTGTTGATAGCATCAGTACGGTTTTCCCACTTCTTGTCGTGGTTCTCCATGATGTTATCCCACTTCTTCTCGAATGCCTTCTGCTTTGCCTCGAACTTCTTGTCAAGAGCCTCCTGCTTTGCCTCGAAACGCTTTTCTGTTGCTTCCTGTCGGGCATCGAATCGGTCATCAGCCTTTTCCTGTGCTGCGTCCAGAGCCTTTGAGCGCGCTTCGGAGCGAGCGTTGATTCCGTCAATCTCGCCCTGCATCTGCTGGTTAAGCAATTCTTCAGCCTGTGCCATGGCTTCGTCACGAGTATTTGACATTACGCCCTTGTATGCACCGATAAAGTCGTCAATGTTGTCAGCACTGGCTGCCCACTCATTCATATTTTCACTGAGTGAATCAGTGCTCTTGTCGATGGAGGTCTTGAACATATCTTCAAGACGAATTACCTCTTCCAGACCAGCCGCTCTACGCTGCATGTTAAGAATAGCCAGCTTGTCTTCTTCTGAAGTCTCTACTCCTGCACGCGCACGCTCACGAAGCATGGAGTAATATCCATCCTCTGCCTGCTTTACAGAAATGAGTTCCTGCTTTACCTTCTGAAGCTCTGGAAGCTCACTGGTGAGGTCGTTGAAGTTAACGCCAGCCTTACCCTTTGGAATGCCCTGCATGTCAGCGAATTCCTTTGAGAATCCCTTTACTGCGTCACCAGCTCGCTGGACCTTGTGAATTTCCGTGTCGGTAAGACCTAGCTTTTCACCGAGGGCGATGTCAGCGACACCAGATTCGATGTTCTGGTCCTTGTTGAGATAGTCAGTCCAATCCTTGAAGGTCTCAATACCCATCTCCTTGAATTCCTTGGAGTACTTCTTCTTGTAGGTTTCAAAGAGGCGTACGGATTCAGAGTTTACAGAATCGGCAATCTTATCGAATACCTTTCTCTTCTCTGCTTCCTGAGTATTGTCATAGATGTCCCAAAGGTCCTTAGCGTTGGCCTTCATTGCCTCACCGGCCTTTTGCTGAATGGTACCTGGGTTCGCGAAGAATCGACCGAAGGACTCAGACTTAGACTGGTCAAACTTCAGGTTGGTTGCATCGCGCATGTCTGTGGCAGCATCACGTAGACGCTTCTCGATAACCTGAGAAACATCGTCGAAGTCAATCTGCGCCTTTAGCTTATACTTGAACTCGGCATTTGAGTAGCGCTGACCCATGATTGCAAGAGAGGTACGGACGGCTTCCTGTGCCGCGTTTACGGTTCCTCCGTGAAGACGAACCTTTACACCCTCTTCAATTGCACGGCCCCACTTCTCTGCTTCATCTGCGTCGTAGAACTTCTGAATGTCCGCATAGGCGTCCTTGTTGTTCTTCTTGAATTCATTCATCTTGTCATTTAGAGAAGAAACATTCTCAGTTCCCTGAGCAACAATCTTCTGCTGTTCTGTGTAGGTGAATCCAAGAGTCTTTGCCCATGCCTCAGAAGACTTCTCGATGTTTTCCTGTTCCTTTCGAGAAGCTGCTACATTCTTGTTGATGATATACCATGCAGCACCAATTGCAAGGGCTACAGCAAGTACTGTTCCCATTACCGCGCTTAGTCCACCCATTGCCGCAACTGCTCCACCAATGGAAGTACGAACTGCTCCCATTGCTGTACGTCCTCTGGTTGCGATGCTGCCGAATACTGAAGAAGCTGCTGTTCCTAGGGCTGTGAGGGCAGGCATAGCAATTGTTCTAATAGCTCCAGCGAATCTTACTACCGGGCCAATAAGCATTGGTCCGAAGAGGGCTAGAGGAATCATCATCTGAGCGATGTTGTTTGCCATTGAGCCAGATTCAGTTGCCATGGTTCCAACGATTGCTGCACCTAGAGCAAGGTTCTGGAAACTGCTTCCCATTTGCTGCCAATTACGACGTGTTGCAGCAGAGTTATTGTTAATGCTTGCAGAGGCTGCCTGAGCTGCCTGCCAATTTCTTACTTCCTGCTGAGTAAGGGCACGTCCAGCGGCATCACGATATCCCGCACCGGTCATTGTAATTGGTCCGGTTATGGTTGGGGTTGGGGCTGTCTGAGGTGGAAGGGGAGCACCAGAAACTACACCAGGTCGAATTCCTGATGTCGCCTGTCCTGTCCTCTGTGCCTGAGTCAATCCTTGCTGTGCTGCGGTTGCTCTGCCTAGAGCTGCGGTAAGCTCATTTACCGTTGCGATAAGAGCCTGAGTCTGACCCTGCTGAGTCTGCATTGCCGCAGTCTGCTGCATTGAGGCAAGACGGGATGCAACCTGTTCTGGAAGGAGCGCACGGAATCGGAATACGAGTCCAAGAAGACCTGCGCCCATCTTTACTGCCTGTCCTGCCAGGTTGGCGAACAAACCAATAAGCATAATGACTGGACCAGCAATAGCACCAGCGATAATCACAATAGATGCGAATGACTTGACTGGTCCTGGAAGGTCGTTGAATGCCTTGACGATTGCACTAACACCTCTTACGATGTATCCGGCAATGTCAAGGAACGGCTTACCAGCTTCTGCCAGCTCAACCTTCAATGACTCAATAGCAATCTTCAAACGACCAGAAGCAGACTTCTGCAATGCGTCCATCTCTCGGTCAGCACTAGCAGCCCATTCAGAGCCCTCCTGCTTAGCAATTGCGTATGCCTTACCTACCTGAGTTGTTTCGTCGTTCAGGTTGGCCATTTCATCGGTGATTGCCTGTAGTCGGGTGTTCTGCTGGGTACCAAATAGCTTTGAAAAGATTCTCTGACGCTGAAGTGGCTCTAGGTTTGCTGTAGCCTTGTACAGCTCCATGAAGGTAGGAATTACCTCACCCTTTGTCTTCTGGATAAGGTCTTCAAGGGTCTGGTGAGTATAGACCTCGAACATCTTCTTTGCCGGGCCAGTTGCATTGAGGACTCGGGTGAATGAAGACTTAATTGCGTTAGCACCCTCAACAGCCTGAATACCACGTGAACGCATAGCTGTCAATAGGGTACCAACATCCTGGAGGGAGCCTCCAAGCTGGTTCATAGGTCCAGCTACCTTTGGAATAGCCAGAGCGAAGTCTTCAATTGAGAGTGAGGTTGCGTTCTCGACAGAGTTCATGTAGTTGAAGCTCTCAGAGAGTTCGTCAGCGCTCATCTTGTAAACAGACTGCAATGTAATGGTAGCGTCAAGAGCCTTCTGGTAATCGAATTCACCAAGAGTTGCGAGACGCATAACCTCTGTAGTCTTTGCGATGAGGTCGCTTCCTCGCTCACCTGTTGCAGCAAGATTTGCTTCTACCTTCAGGGTGTCTGTCATTGAGGCACCATACTGCTCCGCAGCAGTACGTGCAGCTCTTAGTGAATTTGCACGAAGTGATGCGGTTTCCTGAGCATGCTTTGCAGCATTCTCATCACGAGTAGCAGAGAAGTCGTAAACCTTGTTGATACGAGTCATTTCCTTTTCGACATCGTATGCAAGCTTACCCATTGCAGCACCGGCCGCAAGAACAGGCATAGTCAAACCAACCATGAGCTGACGACCAGCCCACTGAGTGTTCTTACCCCACTTAATCATGTTGGCACCGGCTGATGCCGCTACCTGGCTGACAAGACCCATCTTGATGGCCATTTCGCCCAGAGCAACATTCATAGAAATGGTCTGGGCACGAACGGCTGCCATCGTTTGACGCAAATTACCTAGGCGCGCTGGGGCGTCTCTAGGCACGATAAGGTCCATAGTAGAGCCACCTCGGTTGTTGGTACTCCACTGCATTGAGGCAGCTCTACTTAGCTGGTACTGTTCTCTAAGAACCTGATTGAATGTCTGTCGGTTCCTTAGAGCCTGACGAAGAGTAACATCCTCCTTTAGCAGCGCCTTAGTGTACATTTCAGACGCAGAAGCAACACGCATAGTCTCGGTAGTCATGCTACCGAGACTGCGAACCTGATTCCTGAATGCCGCCTGATTTGTAGCTAGTGCAGCAGGTGTCATTCCGCGTGCGAGATTAGCCTGCATTGCTGCAAGCTGTGCATTAATGGCCTCGATTTCACGAGCTGCCCCACGGAAGTCCGCTGTAGCTGTAAAGCGGATATTAATATTCTCTATTGTCAGTCATCTCCTTCTATACCAATTCCAATTTCAGCGAATTCCAGACTCTCTGCTGAAACTCCCTTGGCCTTGGCCTGTGCTCTGCGCTTGATGTCTTCGAAGGTTGGTGTTTCCTTATCGCCTGGCTCATCAAGGTCAATGCCCTTCAGTGCTGCCGCGAATTTCTTGTTTGCAAAATCCTGGTCTCGCTTTGCTTCGAGAAGTCTTTCCAGTTCTGCAATCGTGAGATTTTCTTCCATCTCTTCAAAGTTCTTCCAAATGCCTAGCATAAAAAGCTCTGCTTCAAGCTGAACTAGATTCAGCTCGTCCCAGCTTGCTGCTCCATCACTGCCGCCGCTGCGGCCATCAGTTCCGGGTCATTTAGCTTTACCCCTCCACAGATTTCAATAATCTTGTGGACTGTTGGCATGTCAACAGCATCCTCATACTTGTCTGTATCAGCATACTCTGGGTGTAGAGATGACAGACATAGCTGACCAACTTCAATAAGGAAGTCAACTACCTGGTCGTCATCCTTAAGATTCTCCAGTTCCTTGAACTTCTTCATGAACTTTCGAAGTCCCTTAATGTTTAGCGGCTTGAGTGTCACCTCATTACCGTCCTGTAGCACAATCTCCTCGATTGTGTATACGCTTGTTGCCACATTTCCTCCTATGTGTTTAACTCGATTATATCAACGGCTTATCATAATCCAAAATGCGAAAGCCCCCTTTCGGGGGCTAACGCTGAAAGTCATTGGATTAGGCGATGTTCCTGTCCTTAATCACACCGTATTCCTGACCAGAGAAGCTTGGGTCTGGAAGAAGTCGGAATGAGACTGGGAATACCGTTGCCTCGTTCCTTCTCAGTGAGTGAGAAGAAGACTCAATTGACAGAGCACGTCTTACGTGGTAAATACGCTCTCTCTTCGTACCGGCTGCTGCACGTGGTGCAGGACCGACAAATGCTACGGAACGCTCTGTTGGCTCGTCTCCAAGAGAACCGGCTGCAATGTCCAGGGTCTCTTCGGTTGCGGTGGAGTCGAACGTGCTGTTCTGCTGACCCCATACAATGAGAAGATTCTCAAGTGTTGCCTCGGAGAAGGTTGTGTTTACCATAACTCGCATAGACTGCTTGAATAGCTTCGCAGAGTCAAGGAGCTGGTCAACTTCTACCTCACCGTAGTCTGGCTCGTAAGAAACCTCGACACCTTCACTGGTGAATCCAGAGTGACGCCATGCAGCATCTGCATCGAGTGCAGGAACGTAGCTGGCTGTTCCGGAAACGGTTGGAAGGGCTGGTGCGCTAGTCCATTCAGTAGAGTCCTCTGCTGATAGGTAGACTGCGGCTGCACCAATAATAATGTTCTTAACCTGATATGCCATGTTTGCTTTTCACCTCTTTTCTTGAAAAAGTATCGCTTGGCTAGAGCACTTCCTCAAGATTATGTTAATGGCACACAGGTTATGAAGCAAACTAGACTCTCATTCCGTCCTGGTCAAGGTCGGATGTGTAGCAAAGACGGAGCACAACCATTGCTGAATGCCTGCCGCCCTCTTCTGTGGCTGGTTCAGTTGATGTCATATTGATTACTCTGATGTACTTGAAATTGAATGCCTTCTGTGCTGCCGAGCCATTTGCTCGAATCCAGTCGTTTACTTCATCAGCAGACCAATCATATCGCTTGAAAAGCTGATTGAGATAATGGATTGTCTTACGGATTAGTTCTTCATCGTCACAGTACATGACATAGGCAAGTTCTTCATGTTCGAGCCACCATTCCTCATATCCGCCTGTCTGCGCGTAATTGTAAACGAAGAATGGAATATGTGATGGTTCGTTAGTGAATTCCGGCTGCTGCTGTGCCGGAAGGAATGGAGAAAGGCCGTCGTAATTGGACAGGTTAAGAAGACCCTGCTCTATGAGCTTGGCCTGAGTAAATCTATTGACTGCGTGGCTTCCACTAATGTTATACGTCATCGGTTACCTTTCTTCGTGCCGCGTTCTTTCTGTTTCGTTCCTTGAGGAATTCTTCTGCCAGCTTTGCTCCATTGGCAAAGGCAGCGTTGTTGTCTGCGATGGTCAGCTTAGTGACCTTCTTGCGTGCTGGCTTAAATCTCCTCATGAATCTAGCCATTGCTTTTTCTGACAGGTCGTTTTCCAGTGTACGCTTGATTTCTGAATTGAATACCTGCTCTGCACCGGCTCCTGCCCACCAATTTGTCCATGCTGCTGTGAAGGCTCCAGTGGTTGCAGCACCACCAGGATTCTCTACGAATACCGGACCCTTTGTGAAAATGACTCGGTCGTCTACAGGGAAGGCAAGCATCTTTGCTCTCTTTGGCCTGATGGTAACACCAATGTTGTATTCCATAATCATAGCCTTGTAGACGAACCTGTGCTTCCTTCGGAAAGGCTTCTTTGCTCCTTCAGGAAATGGCACTGGACGAACTGATGCTCTGAATTCAAAAGAAGCGTATCGCTCATTGCCGCGCCCTCTCAATACATTCCTCCAGAGCTGGTACTGTGGAACACCAATTCTGTCCCAGTCATATACGTGATGGAATTGACCAGGAGCAGCAGGGGCAATGACAGACATATAGCTATCGAATCGCTCAGACATTCTCTCGTGAGCGAACTTCAATACAGGGGCTGTATTGACATCCATACCGACCTTGGCAGACAGATTGGTGATAAAACCAGACAATGCAGACACTTCAATTGTGTCTGCATTGATTGCCAGGTATGCCTTACCCTTGGCCACTTTGCACCTGCGCTCTTTGAATCAATGCAGTGTTCTCGATGTGATTTCCAAATGGGTCAATAACTGGAGTAACACCCATGACTATGAATACTGTCGCTGGTGCCCCTTCAATCTCCTCTTCCTTCCAGATGAGCTGCCCCTTTGAATTGGAGACATTAGTGATTCTGTCACGCTTGCTCAGAATGACATTGCGAGGGAATACAAGAGTTGCCCAGTCGATGTTCTCGTAAATTTCAGAATATCTCTGGGTTGTTCCTGCGACTCGGATACCTCCATTGGTCACACCTCTTACCATGCAATTGATGACAAGGGTCTGATTGCCTGGAGTATCACTGTCTTCGTCTGGTACCCATACTCTTTTAATTGCACCAGAATCAGGGTCCTGAACAGTCTCCCAATGACCACCGGGATTTTCCTGTGGATTGGTTCCAGACTGCCGAAGAACAGTTGCTCGCATATTGAATCGGGAAGAAAGAAGACAACTCATATTACCGCCAGATTAGTCAGCTTGTAGTCGTTAAGAAGTTGGTCAGCCTTCAGATTTCCAGTGCCATCATAGGCAGCCTGAGTAAACTGAATTCTCCAGTCAGCAGCCTTCATTGATTCAAGGTACCTGTCACGGTATGAACTGTCCTGGCATGCATAATCGGATAGAAGCATCTTTGCTGCCTGAACTACTGGATAAGGAACTGATTCGTATCCCCAGTCTCCAGTAATTACATAGGTATTGGTATAAGCAAAGTCTCGCTTCTTTACGGTGCCGGGCGCATAGATGACGTTGTTGAAATCATCTAGCACATCCTCTGGTGGAGCGTCCTTGATGGTCCAGTAAGCACCTGGAGCACCTGCTAGAAACCATCCCTGGCCCCTTGTGACAAATGAAGAAACCTCGTAGGTAAACTGGTTGTCCGAGACATCTGTAAAAGTCAGGAGAGGGTTTGGAAGGGCTAGCTGCGTGCCATCATTTCCATTGACCTCCTTGGTTCCTCGGAACTTGCCGAATGTCTGTCCTGTATAAGCTTCTACAATTCGTCGGACTACAGCCTCTGCGTCATAACGCTCCTGCTCAGTCACATCTTCAAGGAGTACAGCAAGGTCAGACAAAGGAATGATTGGCGTAACAACTTCTTCCCAGGTAACGCGTGAGAAGCCAGTCTTCTTCCACACAATCTTCAATGTGCCGTCATATTCTGTCAATGGCCAGTCAATTGTGGTGGTGTGAACAGTGCCTGTCGTGGTTACCGGCTGATTTGCGGAAATCAGAGTGTCACCGCGATAAACATCAGCGGTTAGTGGTCCTGTTACTGGATGTTCCAGCTTAACAGTTTCTGTAGTGTCTCGGTAGATTTCCATGACTGCATTATAGATTGTTTCGGGTTAAATAGCAAAGAGGCCCTTTCGGGCCTCTGTCAGCTATAGAACTCCTTGACTTCCCTTGGGGAAGCAATCCTGAATCCTTCATAATTCTCGATGATGTAGTCTGCGTCACGCTCTCTTACAATTGCGTAAGGATTAGCCTTGGTGAATCTAGCACCTCTTACTTCAAAGGTACCATTCTCACGAGTCATACGTAGAAGTATCTTGGCCTCTTCTTCTGCTTCAGCAGGTTCATCAAACTTTGGTGTAGGAGCAACAATTGGAGCCGGGTTTTCTTCTGCCTCGGCCTGGTCGCCTAGCTGCTTCTGGTAGTAATCCCATGTTACACCATTCTCAACTAGCTTGGCTACAACTGTGCTCTTGTTGTCCTTTGGGTCAATGTCGACGGCAAAGTCATCAGCAATCTGCCGAAGCTCGTCGACCTTCATTTTATCGAAACTCATTCATCCTCCATACAATGATTGTAGCACAATGCAGAAAGAGGGCCGAAGCCCTCTTTCGCTATTAAGTTGTGCCAGGTTGATTAGGCTGCAATCTTGACGTTCTTGACGACAACGAATGCGTCTGCGTTTTCAATCTGAGTACCTACACGGCAGTACATTGTGTACTCCGTGGTGTCCTTCTTAGGCTTGAACTCACGGAAGACCTGGATTTCACGCTTTACTCCCCACAGCATGTTGTTAGGGAAGGTGAGCCATACGTCTGCGTGGTCGCCTGAAGCACCAGAGTAGTCTCCATCAAGAGTCTCCTCGAATAGAGGAACTTCCTGTACAGGGATACCGAATGCATTACCAGTTGTGAAACCGGCTGGACCCTCAGTACGAACTCCACTGTTGATACCCGCAGCCGCTAGGGCTTCTGGAGTAACATAGTCAGCAGATGTGTTCTGTAGGCTGAATAGGTAGTCCTGAATTACATTGGAACCTGTGAAGAACTTAAGGCCGTTACGACGCTGCATGTACTTACGTGGCATTGCCTTAAGAGCCTTGTTGAAGACGCTACGGTCTACGCCTGCACCTCCGTGGTCAATTACGTGACCTCCAGCGAGTGCACGCTTGCGCCATCCATCGAATGCCTTTAGTAGAGGGTCGGTGGTAAGGGCCGTATTACCGTTAATAGCTACGTCCTCAAGGTCGTTACCGGCCTGAGTTGCCATTAGACGTGCAATGTGGTCCTCAAGTGCGTCACCCTCAATGTTGTCTTCAAGGGACTCGGTTGAGATTTCCCAGTCTAGACGAAGCTTCTTGGTGGTTAGAGAAATCTTAGAGAAGGTTGCTCCAGCGTTTACACCGTCGTCAACGGCCTCTGTAGCTACTCTCATTAGACGCTCACCAATTCCGAGCTTGTCAATATCAACTGTGTCGGCTCTCATACGAATGGTACGAACCTGGGTACCGAGAACAGTGGCTTCCCACATGTAATCGATAAAGCGGTTGGACTGTTCTGCGTTAAGCAGACCACCGCCACCAGATGCTACCTCAGTGGTACGAATGACCTTTTCAATTAGCTCATCGCTCATGTTGTTTGTTCACCTCTTTCCTTTTCTTAGATTACTTGATGTCGGATACACTGAGGAAGTGTCCGCCCCACTTTGAGCCCTTACCCTTGGTAATGGTCTCTTCCTTTGACGTGCCAACGTCGCCGGACTTCTTGATAGCAGTCGCACTTTCAACACTGTCAAGTCGCTTTGCGACCTCGTCGTGCTGCTCAGTTAGACTGTCAAACTTCTTGCTAAGCTCGCCGTGCTTTTCGACTAGCTCAGAAAACTTTGAATCGAATGCCTTGTTGATTTCGTCAACCTTGGACTCGATAGTCTTAATGTCCTCAGCAGTAGCTTCACGAGTCTGCTCCAGGCCCTTCTTAATTGTTTCCTGGACCTGCTCAAGCATCTTCTCGAAGTTAGGCTCCTCAGCGCCACCTTCGTCTACTTCTGCTGCTGTTTCTCCGGACTCAACAGTTCCATCGGCCTCAACCTCTGGAGCATTCTCAGTAGTTGATTCCTCAACTGGAGTCTCGGATTCGGCTCGACCCTGCTCTGCAACGTCGTCCTTACGCTCATCTGCCATTTGTTCTGCACCTCCCTTTTCAGTGTCCTGTGACTTAGTGAATTCCTGTACGAGATTCTTGACTGCTTCCTGTCGGTTGCTGTCAGTCTCGAACCAACCAATGTTCTGCATTTCCTTTTCGCATACGCGACAAGTAGCAGATTCGTCGGTTGTAGTCTTAGCGATTTCATCTGCTGGACACCAGAAGACATTCTCTACGGAGGTTTCTACTACCATACCCTTCATAACCCTCTCGCCACCGGCCATCTTTTCAATGCTGAAAATATTGGCTAGCTGATTGGCTGGGTTATCCACAAGGGAGAGTTCGATAAGTTCGTAGTCCTTGATGAATCGTACGTTTGTCTGGGCATCCTTGTTCCACTCAGTGTCAGAGTCTACGATGCTACCGCCGATACTAAAACCGCTTAGAGTACCGTCAAGTACCTTTTCCCATGTATCCTGAGCACCCTTTGAGACATACGCAGTTGCGAAAATGCCCCGGTAGAACTTCTGAGATGTTGAGTCGTAGAACTCTTCTTCCCTGAAGTCGACCAGCTTTCCCACTGCAATAGGCTGATGCATCTCACGAATATTTCCACGGAAGCGAGCAAAAGCCTTCTGTGAAGCCTCTGCTAGAACCACGTCACCGTGAGAGTCGAAGTTGTCAAGAGTGGCGAATCCACTTACCTGACGCTTCTCGACATCATACTTTGCAATCGGCATTGTAAGACGAACAGAATGTTCATCAGAATGCCAGGATGCCTTCTCAATCTTCATGGTCTTATCTTATTCACTTCTTTATTATCATGCAAACTAGAGTCAACAGTCTTTCGATTGACTCTTAGGTTGATACCTACAAAGGCGCAATAGATGGCTACCATGAACGCATTAATCCATGCTACTGAGTGCCAGCTTCCAATCATGTAGAAACCACTGACAACAAACCAGTAGTAAAAGCCTGCCAGTGCTCCTCGAAGCAATGCCTTGTAGGTTTGGTTCCATACTCCATAGAGGATTACTGCACCAATACACATTGCAGCAATTCCCCATACCAGTTCCGGCGCAAGATTTGTCATCATGTCGTATACTGGGCTCCTTGCAAATGTTGCCCACGGCAAAGCCAGCCACAATCCCCATATGAATGTGTAAGCACCCATGATGGAGATTGCAGCCGTATTGATTGGCTTTCTCAAGCCTCTAGCAACTTCGTCTGTCTTGTACCATATCTTAGCTGTCATGCTGTTGCTCTACCTTCGCCCTTTGGCTGCCGGGCCTCTCCTGAAGAATCCGGAGAATTGGCAGCACGGTTCTGGTCACGAGTCCTTGTTCCATTTGCCTGAGCGTTGGCCTCTGCCTTCTGCTGTGGCTTCTGCTCGACCACCTTGTCACCACCTGGAAGACCTGGCTTACCCTGACGAGCACGAATCTCGTTAGGGGTAGTCCACTGATTGCGAATTGCACGCTCATCAATCTTGCTCTGAGTGTCCTCGTCAGTAAGTGAAAGCTCATTGAGATGGATAAGGAATACGTCAGTGACCTCACGCATAATCTTGTTCAGCTTGTTTTCGAAAATGGTCTGCTCTGGACGACATACCTGCTCCTTGAAGGTCTTGTCTGCGTCACGTGCGACTGCTAGACTTGCACCTTCTGCAAGACCTACCTTGGTAATAGGAACTCGGTGAGCCATAAGGATATCGCTCAGATTGCCCTTTCGGTAATTGTTGAATGAGCTGTCCTGAGTACCGGCCTCCACAGGCTTCATTTCAAAGCTGGTCTTACGGTCCTGCTCATCAGGTGGAAGAGGAACGTAAAGAGTTCTGTGATTCTTTCCCTTTAGGGAAGTCTGGAAGAACTCAGTGATTCGTCGCTCTGCTGCTGGGCTGAGCTTTCCTCCCTTGATGACAATGACATACCTAGGAACAGCCTTGTTCTCGAAATAGTCCAAGTTGAATCGGGTGGCGAACTCATTACCTGCGACAGCAGCCTTAGCTGCCACGATGTCAGGGATTCCGTAATACCCATTGCTTGGAGCGTACTTCTTAATGTGGATGACTTCATTTGGTCTACTGTCATTTCCTACCGGGTCCGTTGTCTCACTGTCTCCGAAGTTTCGGAAGAACACAGCCTTATTGGAGATGATTTGAACAAATCCATCTCTTCGCTGTCTGATTCTCATTGTGGTGCTTGGTACGTGGCCAAGATATCCAATTTCGCCATTGGACTTTCTGCCGATTTCAAGGTAGCCATTTCCTGTTACCTCATAGTCAGTCCATACCTTGATAAGGGTCTCAAGGAAGTCGTCTTCTTCATTGCAGCTAGCAATCCATTCCTTGATTCTTTCCTTTTCTATTTCCAGCTTGTTCCGGGCCTTCTTGGTCTTCTCTTCGCCTTCAATCTGGTCAAGCTTACGCTTTGCTGCTGACGTTTCGACTAGGTCATAACCTAGACCAACAATGTTGGAAACCTTTGCCTTTACAGAGGCATAGTGTGGAGAGCTTACTTCGTAAAGCTTCGCCAGGTAATCGAGATTGTATGGAGGAAGCATTACCTGGAAGGCATTGTAACCTGTGACCTCCTGGCTTTCTTCCTTCTTTGAGGCAGCACCATCTACACCACGATAGAACTTCTGCAAAGACTTCGTGGTGCGAATCTTGAAGGAACGTGAAAGACCATCGAGACTCTTGTTCAGCTCATCTGCTGACTTTGCAAATGGGTCAGGGTCGTGAGAAATATCACGACTGTACTCATTGCCAAGAGAGACTTCGATTACTCTCTCTTCTTCTGGCTCTGCCTCTACAACTCGATTACTGGTCATTGTGCTCCTTGTAAATCTGCTCACTTACGAGAGCTGGGATGTCATGTTCGTCCGGAATGAGACCGAATGCCTGACGCTGCTTCTGATATTCGAATTCGTCATCGTCAATCTTACGATGACCGGAAAGAAATAGCGGCTGGCCAACCATGATTCCGTAATGACGAGCTGCCTGAGTGAGTTCATTGATGCGCTTGAGGTCACCCTTCATAGCTGCAATGGAAAGCCAGTTACCTTCGTCGTCTCCGACCCATCGGCCATCAGGCATTTCCCATACATAAACTCCGTATGCAGCTTCGTCTACTGTCTGCATTTTGGTCTTGTTCATAGTGATATATTAAGCACATTGGCATTATTAAGCAAAAAGACCCTCGACATGAGGGTCTTTTCGTTATCCTGCTGGAGTAATTCCCCAGACATGCGCGTACAAATTGGTTGGAGGCGCTGCTTCAGCAATTTCAACAACAGAACTGTCATTCACTGTGACTCCTGGCAAACCTAGATAGGCTGCATAGAGCTGCTGCAAACCTGCCAGTGTGAGGTCTGCACTAATAACAGAAAGCTGACTGACCAAACTGTTCGCTGCTCCTATTGTCAATGCGTGATTGCCTGGTGCAGAGAAGATTCCTGAGATATGGTACCAACTGTCTGATGTGAATACAGTTGCTCCACTGGTTACTGATACTCCATTGACGACAAGGGTACTGAGGCCAGAGAAGGTAATGGTGTTTCCAGAACGAGCCACACTAATGCCGGTCGCAGATAGAATGTTTCCAGCGACAGGCTTTATCCACATATCAAATCCAGTGATGTCGAGGTCTCCCGCTTCCTCTTCACCTTCATATGAATCATCTATTGTGGTATTGATTGCACCAGAGAGCAGACGAATTCCATTGAAGTCTGCATACTCAATGGGTTCAAAATATTCTTGACTTGCTAGGCCATTTCCTGACATTGATGCGTCTCGGTCAGCTCTGCTTCCGGCAAATGTCTTGTCTATATAAATAACAACACTGAGAGAGCTTACATAGCTAGGGTCATCGACAATGCCACCATCGAAGGATATTCTGACATCAATCACATCTGAATTGTCAAGAGATTCTGTTGGTGCCAGATTTGGATTCTTCCATGTCGTTCCATCGTCCAGTGAGTATTCGACTGTAAAGTCTCCCTCGCCAAGCCATTCAATCTTCATATCTGCCAGTGTTGTTTCTGGAGCCTCACCCAATGAAATGCTTGACTGCCAGATTCCTGGAAGAGAAGTGTTTGTGTAGACTGGGACAATCAGACCATCTTCTACAACTTCTGATTCTGACTGCGTATATGAGGGAACAATGGTGTCATTCGCTACCGCGATATCTGTCAATACGCCAGTCTTCCAATCAGCTTCCAGAGTCCATTCCCTGGCTGCCGCAATCTTGCGCTTCTCATCAGAGAAATTCCAGAAAGTGGCATCATGGAAACCAGCAATTCCTTCGCTGGAGTCAACATCAACACCATAAGAATAGTGCTTTGAAATGGCGTCTGCTGAAATGGATGATGAATAAATGGCCGGTGCGTCAAGGGCGATGGTGCTTGCTGTTGAGCTTTGTCCACCAATAAGGTCTGTTGTCAGGAATGAATAAGCGTCAACCTGCTGGTCATCTGTAAGGTCTGTCTCATCAACAAGAACTCCATCAACATATAGAGAGTTCTTTGCATTGGTGTGGACACCTACAACGTGGAATGACTTACCAGTCTCGTATTCATATGAGGTCTCACACGTTCCGGCCGTCAGATACTTTGTCCTGAAATAGATGTGAGTTGGCGTGATTGTAATGCCGTCATAAATGCCAGAATGGCTCATGACAGATACTTCACCAGAGACGTTGACTGGCTTCACCCATGCCTCTAGAGAGAACTGACGTAGCTCGTAGCCTTTGTTGAAAACAGGGTCGTCCATATCCAGGTGGTTCGTATTACTCAATACGAGAGCACTGCCTGAACCTGTTACAAGGGCAGGGTGACGTACGATGGTTCCCACTAGGTCAGCGGTCCTCATGCTTCCGGCCGAATCTGGGAAAGCTGGACCTGTCTCATCCAGCTTCCAATAGCTGAATGGATTATCTGCGAGAACTTGTAGTTGGTAAGACATATATTGATTTTACCACTGAAATGCCAAAAGCCCCAATCCGTAGACTGGGGCCTTGACAGTAATAGTATAACCACCCTAAGTAGCGCTGCACGCAGCGCCCTAGACAACCCGGACTCATTTCCATAGGCTGTACTTAGAGTATATCAGACACCGAGCTTCTTTTCAATTGCAGCTAGACGCTTCTGTACGTCGTCAAGCTTTTCGTAGATTCCACGAAGAATTGACATAGGAGCCCAAGTCTTATTGTCGGCAGTCTCATGACCCTTTGGTGGCGTTGCCACATCTAGGTCCCAGACTTCCTTATATCCAGCAGTCTTGGTTGCCACAGTTCCACCTCCTGTCGTTGGTGCCTTGACTCTTAGCTTCTGACCAATGGAAAGCTCCTCTGCGTCCTTTAGGTTATTCCAACGGACGAGATTTGCCACACTGGTCTTGTACTTTTCAGCAAGAGACCACAGGGTGTCACCCTTGACTACAGTGTGATACGTTGCTGCATCATCTGGCTTGGTTGGTGGTGGGTCGGCTGGAACAGGCTTTGAAGAACCACCAGCAAGGGTGGTCTTAATGTCTGCTCGAACCTCTGCCATGTTCATCATCTTTCCAGATGAAATACCTGGGTCCCACTTTCCTGGGCTTCCCCATTCACCGTGACCAATTACAGACTTTTCGCTCCAGTCATGGAAGTCACAGATAGCAGCAGCAAGCTTGCGTAGTGTTGCATACTGGGCAGAAGTCATTGCATGAGAACCTGAATACCAAATCTCGACTCCGTAGAATCGAGCATTTCCGTCAACAGAAGACTCATTGTCTACTGGAGGATTGGCTCCATAGCTTTCATTGATTACCGCCTCTAGAACGTCTGGGTCTCCTGCGCCAGCGTGATTTGCACGACCCCATCCAATTAGATGAACGGTTCCGTCCTGTGCTAGACCAAAGTGGCAGAGAGGGCCTGGAAGTCCAGAAATTCCATCGTAAAGAACGTCACGCTGGTCCTTTGAGTCAGAACCTGTGTGGTGGACCATGAATCCATGTACGGGACCCCACTTTCCTATATGATTACGATTGTGAGTTTCCCAGCTCTTGTATTCGGCATACTTGATTCCCCACTTCTTTAGCTGAGCCACAATCTGTGAGGATGTCATTGGTGTTGCCATTTTCGCATTCACCTCCTTCGATTAATAGTATAAGGAGGTATGGTATATGAAGCAAGAAAGCCCGGCATTGATTGCCGGGCTTTTCTCAGCCAATATCAACGACTTCGCAAGCGCCTGCTGAACACGCAAGTTCCTGAGAACCAGTCGTATTGTCGCCCTCCTCGTAAGTTGGAAGAAGGTCCCACTGAATCTCGTCAGGCATCTTCTCAAGCCATTCCTTGTATTCTGCTTCGGTAATGGTCTGATATGGAGCCTGCTTGTATGTGTGCTCTGAGAATGGAAGGAATGAAATTCCAGACACTTCATCGAAGTGCTTGTAAACCCAAGCTCCTACTTCCATCCACTCGTGGTCCTTGACAGAGACCGTGATAGATGGCTTGTGCTCACACCAGTGTCGCTGGTAAGCTAGCCAAATCTCAAGGTGCTCAATTGCCGTAAGGTCGTTTCGAGTGAGCGCGCCTTCTGCTGCCTTCTTAGGGAAGCTAAAGACTGTCGTGTCATTGGGCTTCATTACATCAGGCTCATTTGGAACTCCACTATCCTTGAGGAACTGAGTAAGAGGGTCCTTGTTGTCTCCTCGCACCGTTCGAATGTAGAAGTGGTCATGCTCTGTGTGCATTCCAGAAGGAACACCCACTAGCTGAGAAACAGTTCCAGAAGGCTTGACACAAGTGATTGCAGCAGAACGAGGAATACCAATTGCATCGGCAACCTGAGCATTTACTGCTACCGCCTTGTACTTGAGTGCTTCAAGGGCATCTGCAAGCTCCTTTGTGCCTTCCTGGCCTGACATCAGTCTGTTACCGAACTGGCCGGTAAGAGAGACGCCAAGTAGTCTCTCTTCCTCTGTGTTCTTCTTCCAGACCTTGCGAAGGTACTTGAAGTTAGTCAGAGTTGACTGCCATGTTCCCAGAACCGTAGCAGCTCCGACCTTAAGCATCAGAGTTTCAACAGTGTCTTCTGGTCGGACAACAACCTCAGTCAGGTTACAGAACTGGTTAGGTCGAAGGATAATTTCGCTACATGGATTAGTTCCGAAGTCGAAATCAGCATCTCGCCTTTGATTCTTAAGTACCTGAGCCTTTGCAGCCTGCCTATTGAAGATTCCACGTTCTCCAGACTTGGAATCGTAGAGGTTCTTCCATTCAGCCATAAAGGCTGTCATGTCAGGCTTGCTGGTGTAAGCTACTGAGTTGTTTGCAAGGGCACGCTGGCCATTGTTTTCCCACCAATTACCGGCCTTTGCTGTTGCCAGACGAAGGTCAGAAAGGTCGGAAAGTGAAATAAGCGCTGAGCGCCTTACTCCACCAACAACGACAACTTCTGCAATCTTACAAACAAGGTCATGAGCCTCAAGGGAAGTAAGCTGACGCCCGGCAGCCTTGGTAAAGATGTCAATGGTGAACTGAAATAGCTGCTCCAATGGACCAGGACCAGATGCCCTACCACCAAAAGTCTTTAGCCTAGCGCCTGCTGGGCGTACCTTAGAGGTATCCCAACGAGGAACACGACCACCCCATAGAAGGCTAAGTAGTTCACGATATGCTCGTGCCCAGCCTTCCTTACTATCAGCAACCTTGATTACTGTTTCTGTAGCCTCGAACTCTTCTGCAATAACAGGAAGCTTTCGAACGTACTTTTCCTCAACAGAGAAGCCGACACCAGTTCCATTCATGAGAATGTAAAGAGTCTCATCGAATGCTCGTGGGTCATCAATAGTTACATAAGAACAGTTATAAGCTGCTACATTGTCTCTATCAAGTGCCGGGCCTGCTGTCATCATGGCACGCATGGAAGGCATACTGGCCTGAGCAAGAATAAATTCCCGTACCAGCTTGAAGTCTGCTGCGGGAACATCGTATCCGTGATTCTTTTTAAGGCTGTTGACCATGTAATTCATGTATCTGTCAACAGTTTCCACATAAGTCTCACGTCGTCCAAGGTCATCACGGTACCTTGCGTATCGACTAGTGTGGATGAAGTTTCTGTAAGGGTCCTTGAGGAATCCCTTTTCATCAATTAGCAAAACAAAATCCCTTCGAGCCGTGCTTGTAAGACACGGCTATCATCGCGTAGTTCTACTATGCTACAGCAAACGCCCACCTAAATCAAGTGGGCGAAAGCCTGTTCAGTGAGTTTTTCCCAGTTGTACTCTTCGTGCAACTTGGGTGCCTGAGCGTAGAATTGATTGCTCAAGCTGTCGAAATTCTCGTATGCGTAACGATACTTATCCACAAGGTCATCGAAGCTTGGTTCCAGCATCTTTCCTGGATGAACGCCGGGCCATGGTGACTCTGTGAGCTTTGAGTTAATTCCCAGTGGTCCCAGATAGCTCTTGTATTGTGCCCATTTCTCAGTGCAGATTGTAGGCATTCCTGTGGCTATCGCCTGGAACGGAATGAGACCGAAGCCTTCTCCCCAACTTGGATAGACCATGACGTGATATGACTTCACAAAGCTTACCAGGTGGTCTTCTGGAAGTTCTTGTGTAACCAGTTTGACATTGCTGTAGTCTGTAATAGGTCCAAGGATGCGTCCATCGAACATACGTCTAGTGTTGTTCAGTCTGTGAGCCTTGACAGTCAGTTCTACATCAGATTTGTCTCCAAATGCCGCCCGGAATGCATCGACTGCCATCTGTCCACCCTTTCGAGGTGCAGGCTCTCCCATGTGAAGAAAACGCATCTTCTCGTAGACATTTCGCTTCTTTGGAGTCCACTGAGGGTCAATTCCATGTGGATAGACCTTTACATTCTTCACACCGGCTGCCGTGTACCATCTCCGAATGAGTTCTGATGTAGTCCACACCTCATCAGCAAGATTCATCTGTTCCAGCCAGCCTGCTGGCAGTGCTGTTGACTCCCATGGAGTGTATCCGATATGATAGGTGAACTGGTTGCTCCATTCCCAGTATTCTGGTTGAGCAAAGAAGATTTCAATCGGACAGTTCTTATCTGCAAAAGGGACTCTATGTCCTAGCTTCTGTAGACTGCGAACCATGTTGAATCCGGCCACGCCATATCCAATGGTCGTGTTCAAATTGCCCGGAATCGTTGAAAAGCTGATATCCATAGCTTTCCCTTCTGTTGACATGCCCTACGGGCTATGCTACGATTATATCAGTGGTTGAGTCATGGCTCAATTGTGACAGATTTGCACACGCTGCGACCGTGTGGTATGGTGTTGATAACAACACATGCTGCTCGCCCCAGCGTGGGATACTAGACGTAAGTCTAGACAGGACCCTGGAGGGGGCGAGCCTCCGGGGTCCTTTTTATTTGCCCCAGAGTGCTCCTTCCTTGAAATAACAGGACCCTAGCCACATGGACGACAAGGGGCAGGCGGCAGAGGCTAACTGCGTCACACATAGCTGTGGTATAGACAAATTCTACGAATGTCACTGTCTTCGTAGTCTAATGGCCTTCTTGACCCGTTCTTCCGCCAAGTCTATACTGAGCCTGGAAATATAAAGTGAAGAAGCTAGCAAAGGCTAGCACCAGAGGACAAGGCGCGTGTGACTGTGAGGCCCTTGTCGTGGCAGTGACGTAGACTCAACAGCGAGTGATAATCACTCTAGGCACGCTGGGGGGGGGATTTAATCATTTCTAGAATAAAAGGAATAAGAATGGATACATCTAACTCTCTGTATTACCTTAAGTACATTATGGACGGTAAGCAGAAAGAGACTAATGAACTAGTGTCTCTTGATACAGCTAGGCTTGAGAAGCGTGAATTTGAAGCAGATGGTGCTAAGAACGTTCAAATTGTTCCATATCGCCATGTAATCCTTTGATTACACATCTGTTACAGAGTTGACACAGAACTCAGACACCTGTAGAGTCTTACCTCATGACCGGGTGGCAGTCATCCAACTGCCGCTCACTACTTGGAGGTTAATACTTATGGATAACAGTGCTAAGGGCAACATAGCCGCAGCGAGTCTGATTCTCGGTGTTGCAACAGCAGTATTTGTCAGCGCAGCATCTGAGACAGGCAACTTCCCCCTTGATTCAATTGAGAAGCCTGCGACTAGCACTTCAGCATCACCAGAAGCAACACCAAGCGAGAGTGAGGCACCGAAGGCTGTATATTCACCACAGCCAAGTCTGACATCTTCACCTTCTGTTAAGCCTACGCCGAAGGTTACGACAATACGCATCAGTCCTGTTGCTTACTCGAAGTCAATTTCGAGCACGAAGGACTACGCAAAGGGTAAGCTCAAGAAGAAGTATCCTAAGTCATGGAAGAAGCAGTGGAACTGTCTGAATCCTCTTTGGAAGCATGAGTCTTCTTGGAACTATAAGGCTAAGAATCCTTATTCTGGAGCTTATGGAATTCCTCAGTCACTACCGGCCTCAAAGATGAAGGCGGCTGGAAAGGACTGGAAGACCAATCCTCGAACGCAGGTACGATGGGGTCTTGACCACTACATCTACAAGCGTTACGGTACTCCTTGCAAGGCTTGGGGTCACTTCAAGAACAAGGGTTGGTACTGAACTTGACAAATGTGCTACGCTTCTTGTATGAAAACTGATGAGGAGCGTTGCATAGAGTATGGCGTTCCATATGACCCCAGCATTACCAGGCCGGTCGTGTACGCGCAGTCAAATTGGAAATGTCACCTGTGTGGCAAGAGGGTACGACGTAATCTGAAATACCCACACCCCAAATCTGCGTCTCTAGACCACATTGTGCCACTATCGTGGCGTAGTCAGTCTCCTGGTCATGTCTGGGGAAATGTGGCTCTAGCTCATTTGAGATGCAATCAATCAAAGGGAGCTAGATTCGCTGGCTCAACACGCCCGGCACCAAGACGACCAAGTATGATTTCTGCTTTGTGGAAGCTACGAATAGCACTATTCGGTTTTACTGGAGTTCTGTTCTACTTTGGAGCATCATCCACAGTATTGACTATTGCGGTTGCTCTGTGTATACTGAGTATCGTAAAGGTAAAGAAATCCCGTCGTCGCCGTAGACGAGCCTGGTGGAAGCTCTGATTTCACCACTGCCCCGCTAGTGATATTGGTAGCACACTTCTCTCGTAAAGAAGAAGACTCGGTTCGATTCCGAGGCGGGGCTCTTTGTCGTTTATAGGGAGTAAAAATGCCTGACAGCCTTGGAAGAGACAAGAAGTCAGAAAACACTCGGAACGAAAAGGGCAGGTGCTTCGTGAAGCAATGTCCTAACAAGCCTGCGGTCGATATCACGCATTTCGGCCGGAAGGTAAAGGTTTGCAAAGGCCATAAGTATCTGGATGGTGTCAAGTGAATCCAGAAACCGCAATCCTAGAATGTATGATTGCCTGCGGCTGGGGTGTTGAAGAAGCCAAGGGTGTCATTGCAGACCTCAAGCAAGAAGCTGTAGAAGCCGACAGTGCCTTTGAGATTGAAGTATCGAATCTCCGAAATGCTGTAAACGAAGCAAAGGGCGAACTGCAACGCGTACTCTACAATCTCGGAAATGCGTGATACACTTAGTGCATGTGGAGAGACTTCCATACGTACAATAGACTAGTTGCGGAGCAAAACGTTCCGCCATTGGCATGCCCGGATTGTGGCAATAATTTAATAACGAGATTGAAGCCTGGTGCATCTCCCGACCTTAGACTATGGTGTTCGGTATGTGACTCATATATCCTTCCTGGTCTAGAGATGCATCACAAAGTGATAACGGCGATTAAGGAGGTGGAGCGTGCTAGAAGCAAAGCTGGAGGAATCTCTGGAATGGCTTCTGATTCTCTCCTTGGTCGTCAAGGAGAGTCATTGGAATCTCAGAGGTAAGGAATTCTTCTACCTACACGAGAAGCTTGACGAGATTCACTCCGATATAACTGAATATGCTGATGTCATCGCAGAGCGAGCCAGAGCAATTGGTGTCTACCTTGCACCCAAGGTAAGTTATGAATTCTCTGGGGAATCAATAAGTTTCTTGCAGACTATCGAAGGTCTTGTCAGTTCCTTCAGGGGATTGACCAACGTTCTTCAAAATGCTATACTGAACATTACTGATGACCTTGCTACACAAGATGTTCTCATTGAAGTGAAGCGAGGAGTCGACAAATGGCTCTGGATGCTTATCGAGTCAGCAAAATAATTTCATAGCAGGCGGTCCAAACGGGCCGCCTGCGCTTTTGTCTAAGGAGAATGATGAAATCGCCAAACGTCAAGAAGATTCTTGACTGGCGAGGTTCAGTGTCATTCGGAATCGTCCTCATTGTCGCGCTGGCACTGAGTTGGTGGAGTCTCTATTCGCTCGCAATAACGTTCTATGGCGTGCCCAAGATTCTGGCAATTGGTGTAAGCGCGGCATTTGATGGTGCGGCACTGTTTGTAGCCGACCTTGCCAGTAAGTACGCCAGAACAGAAGACTCTGGCCTAGCAACAAAACTAGCGACGTATCTGTTTGTTGGAGCGTCTGTATACCTCAACGTAGAACACGCCATCCTGCTGTCCTACGGGGTCCCTGGAATGGTTCTTTTTGGGGCACCACCAGTTATTGCCGGAATCCTTTTCGAGCTTTATTTGCGTTTCGTCCACAGGACAGAGATGCGAGCAAATGGACTCGTTCCCAAGCGTATGCCAGTGTTTGGCAAGATTAGCTGGCTTATCTTCCCAGGCAAGACTTTCCGTGGCTTCAAGGACGTGGTATTCTTCAGGCTGAATGAGGTTGTCACGAGTGTCACGAATGAACCTCTTCAGAGGACAAAACCACGTGACAAGGTGACAACCAAGAAGGACAAGCGTGACAAGCCAAATGACATGTCACGGGACATGTCCCAGGACAAAGTGACAAAAGAATTTGCTGTCACCACACCTGATGTCCCTGTCACGGACAATGTCACTAAGAAGGTGACAAAAAGTGTCACCAGGACAAGTGACATAAGCAAGGACAAATCAGTGTCCGCACTGGTCAGAGACCTATGGGCCAAGGGTGTCACGGACAGGACAGAACTTCATAAGCAAATTTGTGACATCAAGGGGACAGATGTCCCAGTGAATACGGTGAACAAGGCAGTGTCACGTCTTGACAATGTCCCCGGCGCGTGACAAACTGAGGACATGAACAGAGGACAACTAGAAGACCTCGTGGACAAGTGGCATGACAGTGACACAAAAATGTCACTCCACGAGTTTCTAGGAATGACAGAGGAGGAGTACTCAGTATGGGTTGAATTTGATATCTTGCCCAATGAAGAGATTCCTCGTGATAAGTTCCTAGCACTTCGCAAAGATGCCTACCGGTGGGCCAACGATGCTGACAACTATCTGACAGAAAATCGCCGGTACAAGGAAGCAGTCTCAGAGTTGCGATTGCTGTCAAACTACGACGATATAGATGCCGATTGTGTTCACGGTGTCTTGGATAGGAATAACGTATGAGCACTCCAAAGAACATGAACGAAGCGGAAAAGAGACTCGGTAAGCTCAAGGAAGAGTACTTGAAGCATCGGGGAACTCCGCGAGGCAAGCAAATAGCAACTGAAATATACGCTCTACAGGAATGGGTAGTTTCGCATGAGCGACGTAAGTAAGGCTCTTAATTCATTGCGTGAGAAGCGTCGTAATGCTGCTCGTGGCTACGACAGAGCCAAGGCTGCTGGTGATAGAATCGGTATGCAGCGCTGCAAGCGCGAAATTGTCCGGCTCGATGGCGAAATTGAGAATCTGGAGAACTGATGGACGTTGTTCGTGTAGGAATCGGTATTCTTGTATACCGAGAAGGTGGAGACATTCTTCTCGGTAGGCGTAAGGGTGCTCATGGTGAAGGTATGTGGGCATTTCCGGGCGGTAAGCAGGAGTTTGGCGAATCGCTTTTTCATGGCGCTCAGCGAGAACTCATTGAAGAATGTGGCCCGGAACTGAAGGTGTCTGAATGGAACCTTCTTTGTGTAGGAGACCTACGAGGATTCAAGGGTAGGCACTTCCTGGATATTGGCGTAAGCTGCCAGTACGAAGAAGGAATTCCATTTATCATGGAGCCAGACAAGTGCTTTGGATGGCATTGGTTCAACATGTATGACCTGCCTTCAAACCTTTTCCCTTCGGTCAAGGAGTACATTGAAGCCTGGAATGGTGGCCCTATGTACTGGAAGGATACTTATGGTGACCCTCAACTAGAGCCAGGAACTCTGACTCCTTCAGGAGTCCGGAATGAAGGCGAATGCCCCCGGTCGCATGCAGATGGCGAAAATTACCCTTGCCATGTATGTAAGGCAGATGTATGACGACAAGAGAAGGCGCAGAGCAAATTCTGAATCTCTTTCTGCTTGAAGATGTCTGCAATAACAGAAATCACTACGAGGGAACGCATGAGATTACCTATGTGGGTAACCATTTTGCGGTCCTGGATATCAGAAGTGGTGAAATCCACACTTTCAAAGTGGAATTGGTACCATCAGACCTGCCTGCAAATGAGTGGATTGATGCATTCAATGGCCAGGAATGGCTAGAAGAATGACTAATCCAGAACTGATTAACCTCAACGAGTTGAAGAGGTTGCTCGTTGAAGTCGTCTCTGATATTCTGGATACCAGAGATACCGCCATGAGCCCAGAAGAAAAGGCCCGGCAAAAGAGGCGACTGACGCGCCATATAGAAGGCGCTATATTGAACGGAGACGACAGTTGACAAAGATTGATGTTCTGGACGAAGGATATGTTCGATACGTCGACCATATGGGTTCAGACCTATCAGTTGTCAACGCAGCACGAGTAAGTTACGCAAAGGAGAGTGCCGAGTTCTCTGACAAGGATGAGAGACTGATTAATTTCCTAGTCAGAAACAAGGAATACTCTCCTTTTCGTCATGCTGCATTGACATTTGAGATTTATGCGCCACTATTTGTGGCCCGGCAGTGGTGGAAGTACACTGTTGCAAGTACCCATCTTGACGACCAAATAGGCTGGAATGAGTCTTCAAGACGATATGTAACCGAGGACCCCGTATATCACATTCCAACGGAATGGAGATTGGCCCCGGAAAACAAGAAGCAAGGCAGTGGAGAAAATGCTGACCCTGCTACAAGCATGCAATACACAGAAATGCTGAAGGACTTCCTTGCAAGAGGTGAAGACCTGTACAATCTCGCATTGGACAGCAATCTAGCGCCGGAACAAGCGAGACTATTCCTCCCAGCATACGGTATGTATGTAAGATGGCGTTGGACAACAAGCCTGGCAGCAGTAATTCATTTCCTTAATGAAAGACTGGAGCACAGAGCCCAACTGGAAATACAGCAATACGCAGAGGCCGTTCGAGACCTTTCTGTGCCTCTATTCCCAGTAGCATTGCGTCCCTTCGGAGACATCAATGAGAGCTAAGGAACTTATTGAAATTCTCTCAAAGCATCCTGATTACCTTGTACAAATCGGCACAAGCGAGATAATCGGCCCGGTACGAGATGTATACACAGACTGCTTTGACGAAGAAGAAGGACATACATTCGTCATAGAGGTGGACGAAGATGACTGACAAGACAGAGAATGAAGAAACGGCCGGTGTTTTCGATGAAGACACCTCCATAGTAGTACATACAATACTGCTTATGCGTATATACGATATGCTTACCTGCATTGCAAGAGGAGTAAATCCAAGCGAAGCAGACGTAATCTATCAGGGACACGCAATGGGCAAAATATTCGGACCTGCTCCGTCATTCGATATGAGCGATGAAGCAGTCAGCGAAGCTGACATTACTAACGAGTAACATAAAAGTACACCAAATGTTAGTAATTTTTGGTGATGTATGATACATGCTCCGCATAGCTTTGTAACAATTTGGATAGTGCGCCCATAACCCTTGACAAACTCTCCGGGGAAGGTTCCACGAGGGCAGGCAGGCCATCTGAAAAGCATTGTCAAAAGCTCTGTACGCCCGTCTACGGGCATGAGTTAGCCCCCTAGGACAACTACCCTAGGGGGCACTCTCAAAGGCTCTCAGGCGCTCACAGGGACGTTCCAGCGGGCACGTCCCCGGTTGCTCTCAGGCTTGGCAGCCACGGTGCCAGGGTCGGCCATGAACTTACCGTTCCAGCATTCGCGATTGTCGTAAACCGGAATGAGTACGTCAGTAAGGGTTTCCTTACCCATGTCAGCGTTGCACTGCCTGCACAGGGGAAGCAAGTTGCAAGGGCAGTACATGCCACCCTCAGCATCTGCCAGCACGTGTCCCAGGTTGAACGTGTCCATAGCCCTAGGCGTACCCCCCACGTGTGCACGCTCCCCACACCCTACGCACGTAGCCCACGTGACCCCGTCACTGTGGCCCGTAAGGCTAGCAAGGTAGAGAACAGTAGAGAGAATCTGCCTACGGATGCGGGAACTAACGGCAGTCTCGTTCTGGTAGCGGCACTGGTGGGTGGTGGTGGCGTTCATCGTGTCTCCCTGGTCTGTAGTGGCTATGCCTACATCCTACCCATGCCCGGCCCGGATACAACCCTAATCAGGCAAGAATCTAGGTAACGTTTAGGTAAAGTCTGTCCGGGGCGGACATCGGGCATATGGGGCAAAACGGACATTGGGTACATACCCATACATAGGGGTACATATAGGGCATAGTAGTACATACCATACCCAACCCTGCCAAAACGGACATATGGTACATAGGGAATATAGGCCCTTTTACGGGGCATTACGTAGATTCCCCACATTTCCCCCGCGCGTGTACGAAGCGCCCCTAAAAATTCCCACGATTTTGGGTACTTGCATCCACACCCCTACCTGTGTAGACTGGTACTACACCAAGCGAGAGGAAGTACACACCATGGACCTTCGTGACCTTCTTGAGCAGGCCCGTGATGCGGGTGTCTTCACCACCATGTCCCTCCCTGTGAGTGACGTGCAGGATGCGGACCGTGTGGACGGCTTCGACTGGGACGCCTACCCGCACATGGCCGAACTGGCGTAACCAAAAGGGGCAAAAATGCTTCGTAGGAAGAAAGCCCCTAGATTCACGCATTCCGGCTCTTTGATTCTGGAAAGGGCCGGTCTGCGTACCGAATCGGGCGTGATTTCGACTTCTCAGTTCCCGGACATGATTGTTCGGTTCGAAAAGTCCGGAATGACCCCGATTGGGGCTCGACACTCGAAACATTGCCTTTGTGGCGATGGAAACAACGAAATCGTGCCCTTCTGACCTTCGAAAAACAATTGCAGAAAAAATTCACCCCTATTTTCAAGGATTTTCGCCTAGATTTCCTTAGAAAATAGGGGTGAATTTCTGTCTGAATTTTTGTCCGGGGCGGACATGACTGCCAATCCTGTTAGACATGTTGAATCTGTCCTAGGCTTCTGTTAGACTTAGGTCATCGACAAGGAGGCGGAAATGGCCAAGGGTCTGCGTATGGGTCAGCGTCGTCGGAACAAGCACTGGGTCAACATCTATGAGCTGGACCGTGCCTATGGTGGTGCGGAGGAGGGTGACTGGTGGTACAACTACGCTGTCTGTGTGGAGGCGTGGCCCTGTCGTTCGCGTAAGCAGGCTGAGAAGCTGGTAGCATGGGCCAAGACTCAGCGCAAGTACCAGTCTCACCCCTACCGGTCGCTGTACAGCGTGAATCACCATCTGGGTGACACGGTGGAAATCCTCATCGAAAGCCGTGAGGGTGCGGACTGGTCTGACTGGAAGCCCTGGGAGTGATGGGGGACGCCTTCGGGCGTCCGGCCCGGACTAAAAATCGGGCATTTGGGATTCTGACTAAAAAATCGGTCTGAGGGGTTGCGACTCAAAAATTCGTCCTGTAGACTGGTCTTACCGAAAACGAGGAGGCATCATGACTGACCTTTCGAAGCCCAAGCGCGTTTCGCTGGACAGCCTGACCTACGTCGACTCCTTCGATTGGGACCATGAGTCCTGGCAGTTCAACATCACGATGGTGTGGAAGGAAACCCGAGGCCGGTACTACGTGGCAAGCGACTCCGGTTGTTCCTGCCCGTCGCCCTTCGAGAAAATCAACTACACCGACGACAAGGGTGTGTACGGACCCTACAACAAGACCGAGCTGCGTGCCTACTTCGAGCGTCAGTTGAAGGAGGAGCGTGGCATGCGTTCCGAGGCTGAGTTGAGGCATGACATCAGTGCCCTTCTGGCCAAGCTGACCTAACCGGCAGGGCCTTCGGGCCCTGTCCGGGTCGGACATTTTCAAAAAGGCCCGGTAGGTGTTGTGCAGAGCCCTTGTACTGTGTTAGACTCTACTTACACCAAGCGAGAGGAACACAACATGCGTGACGTTCTGTTTTCCATCGAAGACGCCAAGGCCATCGCTCAGGAGCAGGGTAACCACTTCTTCAGCGGTTCGACCATGCGTTGGTGGAACTCGCGCATTTCGGACATCTGCTACAGCACTCTTCAGGGAAAGGAAATGTTCTTCGTTACCTCTGAGCGTAACGACGACTACGCCCGACGCTACACCGTTCGTGTGGCCAAGCTGGACGAAAACGGACACTTCACCATCGACACGGTGAGTGAGTTTCAGGAATACAGCAGTCGTTCCGGTGCGCATGACCGTGCACAGCGTGAGCGTCTGGCTGCAATCCTCGCTGATTAGCTGGGAGGCCCTTCGGGGCTGCCCGGCCCGGACAACGGGCAATTTGGACATATTGAGGGCTTGTACTTGTCCCTGGAGTCGTGTAGACTTTAGCTATCAGCAAGGGGGAAGGAACCCCAAGCTAAGACTCTAAGGAGCCTTTCATGGTCACTCTCGCCAAGGCCACCGACGTCGAGTTCAAGAACATCGTTTCCTCCGTCGCCATCTCCGAGGGCTTCAAGGTCAAGGGCTCCAAGTCCACCTACAGCATCCGTCTGGAGACCTGGAAGACCACTCCGGGCAGCGACAACACCGAGGTTCGCATCGTCATCCGTGACCAGGACGGCAAGTTCCACGGAGCGACCAACTTCAAGCAGAACATCATGCTGGACTTCACCGCTCTCATGAACGGTAACCACAGCAACAAGCGTGCCAAGGTGAAGAAGTAACCTTCCCTGCCGGGCCCTTCGGGGCCCGGTGACCGGCCCGGACACCTTGCGCATGTCAGCATAGTCGTGTAGAGTTAGAGCATCGAAAGGGAGAAAAACTCCCGGAAGAGAGGATGTGTCATGGGCGTCAGGGTCAAGCTCTACTTCAAGGGCCGTGACAACAGTCTGGACGCGTACATTCTGGACACGACTCCCGATGCCATCAACACGGCATGGAACGATGCCGTGTACAGCGAGCAGGAAGTGTTCAACCTGACCGACAAGAACGGTACGCGACTGGCCATCATGGTCAACAACGTGGACATGTTCGTGGCTGTCAAGTGGGACGGAGTCTGACATGCAGTGCATGGAATGCAAGGCGAACGTCGGCGAGATGCACACTGGCATCTGCAACCCCGAAGAAAAGTTCGGGCTGGCATGGCTGGTCATCTTCGAAGACACCTTCCAGGAATTCGAGCCTGACGAGCGTCTGGAAGACGACGACTTCGACGAGTTCGACGACTCCCACTTGGACGACATGGGAGACTGACGGTGCGCCCCTTCGGGGGCGTGTCCGCCCCGGACACTTAGCAAGGCTAACAATGTTGGGTGTTGTGTCTGTCGCATCCTTCGTGTAGACTTAGAACATCGAGAGGGAGGGAAACCTTCCAACGAGAGGAGACCATCATGGGCGTCCGACTTGGCAAGAACGTCGAAAAGGTCGAGGACGAGCCGACCGGCGTCATCCGTAGCGGATGGCTGGCGGACATCTGGACCGTTCCGGATGAGGACGACGAGCCTGAGTACCTGGTTGACTGCAACTAGGTCAGCCTGATAGAGTGAGTAGCACAAGGGGACAGGCCAACGGGCCTCGCAAAACGAGGTTTTTCCCTTCCTGCCAAAGTCTCTGATAACTGAATACCCCAGCTTACTTCGACTCTCAGGAGTTCACATGATTGCCGGTATCGTTCCCGTCCGTGACGCCCTCTCCCTCCGCGTGGCCATGATTGTCCAGGGGGTGGACATCGAGTTCGGCCCCATCGCCACCCGTGCCCCCTTCCAGCGGTTCGACATCCTGGAGGCGGACGAGACCCGTGCGCGTGCCATCATCGCTCGATTCCCCCGTGTGCGAGTCGGCAAGCCGGTCAAGAAGTGGAAGGAGGCCGACGCATCTCTGCTCGGCCGTGCGAAGCTGGTGAGCCAGAAGGACACCAGCGAAGACTGACCCAATGGGGCCCTCCGGGGCCCCATTTGGCCGCCCCGGACAATTTGGCCCGGCACTAGACACAGCCCTTGTAGGCATGTAGACTAGACCTATCAAGCCAAGGAGGGCGACATGGCCAAGGTATCTGTTGCGAAGCTGATTGAGTCGGCTATCTTCAATGATGCTGAGGCCAAGGGTCACACCACCTGGCAGATGTTCGAAGAGAAGTTCAACGACCTCTTTGAGGGAAACCCTGAGTTTGTTGAATCTTGCTCCAAGGGCATCCTTGACCCCATCATCTACATGGTGGAGTCGAACACCGTTTTCAACGGACACCACCGAGTTCTTATCGCGTGGTTGTTGAACGTCGAGTTCATCGAGTATACTGAGGACTGGACGGAAGACAGCGAGTCCGGACCCGAACTCTTCTAGGAGTGTCATGTACTTCGTGGAATGGCTTCACTTCTATCTCTACACGCACTATGCTTGGTATCGGGAGGCGAGTGAGAATGCCTGATAGGTACGTCTGGCTCATTGTAGCCCTGTTCGTTCTGCTCATTCTTTTCTGACTACCGGCCCCTTCGGGGGCCTCAGTCATGTCCGGGCCGGACACTTTTTGAAAAAGGCTTGTGCCTGTCTGTCTGGTCTGTTAGACTACAGACATGAAGACGCTGAGCATTGACGCAATCGTGGCCCGTGCTGACTTTGCCGACCGTGAGGATGGCGAGTCGACCATGGACCTTTTTGCTCGTCTTCTGGACGAAATGAGCCCGGCATTCATTGAGTCCGTACAGCGTGAGGGTATTCACATGCCTATCAATTTCCAGAATGGCTGTGTGTACAATGGTCAGCACCGAGTTGTAGCCGCTTGGCTCCTTGGAATCAAGACCATTCAAGCCGTCTCTCTCGCTACCATCGTTCGTAACAAGGAACTTCCCTACAGTCGTTCGGAGGAGCGCAATGCTGCGTAAGCCCTTTTCGGAAATCGGCGTCCACGAGCGTATCCGTTTCGATAACGGATACTACATGACTGGTCACATCACTCGCAACATTGGCACTCACAACGGAAAGCGAATGGTGCATTTCTTCAACGAGGCAACGCAGCGAGAGAATGTAATCTCATACGCTTCGCATCGCTCGGTAATTATCATGGACTGTATGTGCTGTGATTTCGGAGCGCATGACATGCCCTGTGACTGCGACGGAAAGAATTGCTGTCACCCGGAAAATCATTAACCGACTGGCCTTCGGGCCTGTCCGGGACGGACATCGGGCATATCGGACATTTCAAAGGGTTGTTTACGTCCTCCAAGTCTGCTAGACTCGTCTTACGTCAAGCGAAGGGAACGTCATGGCTGCACTCAAGAGGACTAAGGACCGTAAGACTGCCAACCTGTCCAACAAGGCTGGCACCAATCCGCTTATCGCCAATGCCTTTTCCCTTCCGAGCGGAACGGAGTATTCCTGCCCTGGCGCGACAAAGGTCTGTGAGACCGTCTGCTATGCCGGTAAGCTGGAAAGGCAATACCCTGCCTACCGCGCCCTTGTTCTGCACAATTGGGAGCTGTTGAAAGACGCTTCCTATGCCGACATGGTTTCCCTCTTGGGAGAGATGGTTGGCGAATTCGTGGACGAATGTGAAAAGCGAGATGTCGAAAAGCTTTTCCGCTGGCACGCAGATGGGGATATCTTTTCTGCGGATTATGCGATGGCAATCAACATCACCGCCTTTGCATTCCCTGACGTGCAATTCTGGATTTACACGCGTTCTTTCGAGTACGTGTCCTATATCAATGGCATTCCCAATCTCGCAGTCTATCTCAGCGTAGACAGTGAAAATGAGGATGCTGCACTGTACACACGAGACACGTACAGGGATGTGCATCTGGCCTATCTGGCAGAGACACATGAAAAGGGTAAGGAATTCATGCTTACCGAAACTGGTAAGCCTGGCGCTATCTGCCCTGAGAATGCCAAGCGCATTCCCCTCATTACCGAAAAGGGTGGTGCGTGTGTAACATGTGGCCTTTGCGTCTTTGGCAAGGCTGACATTCGTTTCGCGTCCAAGGTTCCTAAGCGTCGAAAGGCTTGACGCTAGGGCCTTCGGGCCGGGGCGGACAACCGGCAAATCGGACATTGCGGACATTTTTACGTGTTGACGCTGCCCCCTTCAATGCCGTAGACTAGAGACATCACCGAGGGAAGGAACCCCAAATGTCTGCCAACATGACCCGTCGCGCGTACGCTGTTTCGCTGGGCCTCGCAAAGGACGCCCGTGGGCGTATGTCCAAGGCTGCGTATGACGCCATCGCTGAGGCTGAGGGTAAGGGCATGGTCTTCTCTGACGCTGCGGCACCGGTCAAGCGTGCTGCCGTCAAGGCCGCTCCGAAGGCTGGCCAGTTCGATGCGAAGGCGGTCCGTGCGTGGGCCGCATCCAAGGGCATGACCGTTTCGGCCCGTGGGCGTCTCTCCGCTGAGGTTCTGGCCGCTTACAAGGCTGACAACCCGGAAGTCAAGCCCGCTGCGCCCGGTGTTCACGTCAAGGTGACCGGTAAGGACGTTCGTCCGCACGCTGCCCCCACCCGTTCGCACCGTACCGAGTACATCGCTTGGTACCGTGGCAAGCGTCTCATTCTCTCGGAGCGTGAGGCGTGCAAGTGCGGTTACAGCCTGTCCCACTGCTCGTGCGGCTCGCCCGTGGTGCTGGGGATGGACGTAGAGATTCACGCGCGATAGGATAGAGGCATGGTCATCATCGAAATCGACACGCCCGATGATGACGCTCACGACAGTGCCTGGCCCTTTGCCACAGCTACGGCTGAGTTCATGGCAAAGGTGCTAGGTCTGTCTGTCAGCGTCTCAGACGGCTACGGCACCACAAAGGACTTTGGGGGAGAGGGTGACGCGTAGTCCCTTCCATCGCACAAGCCTAATCGTACCTGACATGTATGAGGGTGCGAGGCTCGTAAATCCACGACCGACTTCCTATGAGCGTCTGGCGAATAAGCTGGTCAATGAATTCGATAAGCGTTCATTCGACTTTCACGCATTCGCCTATCTCGTCTCTACCTACCCTGAGCCTGTACAGGAGGCTTTCTGGCAATTCGCAATCTCTCTGTTCAACGCATGGGCAGGCAGAAAGGAAAGCCGTTCGGATGCTGAGTACAATCGAGTGATGGATGCAAAGTTCGTCATCGACCAAATCATACTGAAAAGGGGGAATACAAACCCCTGAGACTACCGGGCCCTTGACAAAAGGGCCCGGCGTCCGGGCCGGACACTTTAGCTTTGGGCTTGTATCTGCCTCACTGTTCCTGTAGACTTGAGCTATCGAAAGGGGGAAACGCCCCCTAGAGACACTGGAGGATTCCATGGGCATCTTCGACTTCGACACGGACCGTCTCGTGCGCATCTTCCACAACAACGGCATCAAGATGAGCCTGAAGAAGGCGTTCGAGGTGGCCAGCATCATCTACGAGGCCCACCTGAACCGGCTCAACGAGGTGGAGAACAACATCTGGGACGTGGCCCGCAAGGAGGCCGACAAGCGCGTGGAAGCCGCATTCGAGGACGGCTACAAGCAGGGCAAGGCTCACGGTGAGCGACTGCACTTCTTCGAGGCGGACAACGCGCACACGGAACTGGTGACGCGTGCGACCATCTGGGCCAACGCGGAGTTCAGCCACTACGACCTGGAGCGCAAGATTCAGTGCATCAAGCACCTGCGACAGAACTTCCCGACCATCGACCTGCGCACTGCAAAGCACATCGTTCAGTGTTTGGACGGTTCGGGTGTTGGTGCTCGGTTCTGACCTTCAGGGGCCTTCGGGCCCCTGTCCGGGCCGGACAAATTTCGACCGGTAGACAACGACCCCTTGATACTGCTAGACTAGAGACATCGAAGGGCAGGGAAACCGGCCCTTACACCAATCTGCCTAGGAGGCAAAAATGCACGGTCTTGAGATTGGTTCCAAGGGTCAGGTCGCGTTCGCCACTCGCAGCGAGCCCGCGTGGCACCAGCTCGGAACCGTCTTCGATGGTGAGCTGACCACCGACGAGATGCTGACGCTGGCCCACCTGAAGGGCTGGAACGTCCGCCTGGAGTCCGTGAAGGACGTCGTGGGCATGCTCTCCGACTCGTACAACTTCGTCACGGAGCCGTTCATGGTCGTTCGTGACAACCCCTTCACCACCGGTCAGAACGACGTTCTGGCCACCGTGGGCGAGCGTTACAAGGTCGTCCAGAACGAAGAGCTGTTCGGCTTCGGTGACGGCATCCTCGCAGGTGGTGGCACGTGGGAGACTGCGGGCAGCATCCGTGACGGTCGCGTGGTCTTCGGTTCTCTGTCCATCTCTCGTGACATCGTCATCGGTGACGACGACGTGACCAAGCTGTATCTGCTGGTCAACACCTCTCACGACGGAAGCGTGGCAGTTCAGGCAAGCATCACGCCCGTGCGTGTCGTCTGTCAGAACACGCTGAACTTCGCTCTGCGTGGCAACGTAAAGCAGACGTTCAAGATGCGTCACACTCAGACCATCGAGGGTCGCATGGCTGCGGCTCGTGAGGCGCTGAACATCACGTTCGCCTACGCGGATGAGTTCGAGCGCGTCATGACCGAACTGGCCAACGTTCCGGTTTCGAAGGACGACTTCGACACCCTGTTCAACACGCTGTACCCCAAGCCTGAGAAGGACGTCAAGGGCAGCATGGTCAAGTGGGAGTCGAAGCGTGACATCCACATGGGCATTTTCACCGACACGGGTGATGGTCCGAAGACGACTCAGTCTCTCCAGGGTACCGCTGCCGGTGCACTGAACGCCTTCACTGAGGTTCAGGACTGGTACCGGATGCCCCGTGGTGGCAACGTCGACAACCTGTTCATTGCGGCTTCGGGCTTCGACCCGGTCATCAACGCCAAGAAGAACGCAATCCTGAAGACGGTTCAGGAGTTCGCTCAGGCCGCGTAAGCGGCACGCCAATCCCCCTAGCCCGAAAGGGTTTAGGGGGATTTTGGCCGGGGCGGACAATCGCCCGGCAGGGTAGACAGGTGTCCTCGTAGTCTGCTAGACTCGTATCAACGAAAGGGGAAAGACATGGCGATGGTCATGGCCTTCGGTCCGGAAGAGAACGAAGACTGCGAAGGTTGCTTCGCTCGCAGGGCCATCGGCACCTTCAACCTGAACGAAGTTGAGACACCTCTCTGTGGTCACTGCTCGGTTTACCGAAACGCTGACAACACCGAGGTAATCATTCCGAACGAGCCGGTGTAAGGGGAAGCAATGACTCACAGGGTAACCGTAATCGTTCTGGAAGAGGGAGTCCGAAGGGAACTCATCTTCGATAACATTCAGGGAGGCGGAAAGGGAATCGAGTTCGATTCCAAGACTGCAACTCTGACTCTGTGGACGGAGAGGGGTCATCTTCTCAATACCCGATGGGTCGTTCCGTTCGTGTCCCACTACTGCGTGGAAGACGAGCTGGAATGGTGACCTAAAGTGATGTTGACAAGGTAACACTGCCTTGCTAACATAGAAGAGTAGTACAAAGTGTGTCCCCAGGGGCCCTATCAGTCATTCTGGCAAGGGCTTAATTAGAGGAAGGTCGGCCTCTCCCTGGGGACCTTTCAATGTCCGGGGCGGACACCTTAGCTAGGCTAACTAACATAATGACTATCCATCTGGACGTTGATTTGTCCCCTATGTCCGAATTTTTCCCGTTTACGATGAGCCTCAAATTTTCCAGGGATTTTGCCCTTTAAGTCAAGGCTGAAATTCTGGGGAGTTTGAAGATTTTTGCAGAGATTTTGAGTTCATAAAAATAGGCACCCTTCGGGGTGCCTTTCTGCTATATACATGACTGACAAATTATTGGCCCGGCAGTCGTAGGTGCCCTTGTCCCCTATATACAATACACTGATACCCTCCCTATAATATATGGATACCTACCTAGTTCATTTACGAAGGCTTCTTCAGATTGCCGGGTTTTTCAATATCATTCTATGGTTGTGTATATAGGGAGAATCGACACCCTTCCTTAGATTCGTAAGAACGCATCTGCGATTCATAGGCTTCTGAGCCTGATTAACCTTCGAATGTTGGGGCCATTTACGAAGAATGCCTAATTTTCGGGGGATATGATGGCTAGATTTGATGGATTGCCGCCCGATTCCCCTTGAATCCAGGTCTCTTTACGAATGCTTGTCAAAATTGCAGGATTTTGGGCCATTTTAAGGGCAAAATGTCCGTTTTGAGGGTGAAATATCGTGATTTTTCCTGTTTTTGAGGCATTTTGGGGGCAGAATTTCGATGCTTCTGAGGTCTATTTGCCTTCGAATTGGGGGCCAGATGCCTGCTAGACCTTAGAATGTGGGGGATAATGCTTACGAAACCTTCGATATATCCCCCAC